CCAGTTACATATAACGGAACTCACTATCGTTCTAAAGCAGAATGTATGGCTTGTGAGGATATCTCATCCTTCCAACTAGAGAGATACCTAAAGAATATTGACACGAAGAAATAATATGGAAATAACATTAGACGAATTACTAAGAGGTAAGGCAACTAGAATTAAAGACAGAGATTACTTTCCAACTGAGGCTTATGCAGAGCCATTCTTGGAAACTATGTCCAAATTTACTTCTGATTTCAGGGTGCAAGTTAAACTCCCTGACCAAATCACCAGAACTATTACTGGTGAGTATAACACAGATGATGTAACCTATAATAGAGTTCTCATTGAGGCAGTATTGCCAGATGAATATGCGTGGGATAACCATGATGAAGTAATTGGCTTCTTATATGGACTAGATGTTCGTAAGCCAATATGTAAGATGTATAGAGGTGGTCTTAATAGAGCGTGTACCAATTTATGTGTATTTGACCCTTCGTTCATCAATATACAGGAATTAGAGCCTGAGAAGGCTATAAACTATAAACCAGTTAAGAATCTGATGGAACAAACATCTGATTTGAAACTATGGTTGAAAACTCTCCACGATACAGAATGGGAGAGAACAGTTCCAACTATCGAGTCTAATTTAGGTAAGTGGATGCGTAATGCAATTTCACAATCTTGTGACTTAGGCTATGGTAAGGTTAAGTTAGGAACTAAAGAAGTCATTGACGCTTATAAATCGTTGTTCGTGGACACTAAGTCCAAGTATTATGTTAAGGAGGATGAGGATGTCAATATGTTTAAGGTTTATAATGCATTTACTGAGTTAATCAGCAATGATGGTGGTAAAGATATCATCAATAAGGCAGAAAAGACCTTATTACTACGTACAATCTTAGACTTTTAATTAATTAATGCTAGTAGAAGAGATATTCGTACCTATAGTAGGCTATGAAGGTCTGTATGAAATCAGCAATACAGGTAAGGTGAAATCCTGTAAGAAGAATCTCCTTTTAAAACAACATGATGATGGTCGTGGATATCTGTTCGTGAATCTTAGTAAAAATGGGAAGGCTGTTTCTACTAAGATTCACCGATTAGTAGCAACACACTTTTTGGAGAATCCAAATGGATTAAGAGATGTTAATCACAAGGATGAAGACAAACATAATAATATGTCTTCAAATCTCGAATGGGCGTCCCACCAGGATAATATAAATCATGGAACTAGAAATCTTAGAGCTAATGATACCAAGTCTAAAGAGGTGTACCAACTCACTAAAGAAGATGTATTAGTAGCCAAGTTCAAAAATGGATATGAGGCTCAAGAAGTAACTAAGATTAAAGAATCTAGTATCAGTGCCTGCTGTAATGGTAGACGTAAAACAGCAGGTGGATTTAAATGGAGTTTTACATATGTTGGTAGTAAAAAGGAATAAGACAGTACAGCCCTTTGACTGGGGTAAGATTGACTTAGCAATCACTAAAGCATTCCATGCTGTTAATGAACCTATTGACATGGATATTCTTAGTGATGTAAAAGATGAATTATACTTTAACAACATTATCTCTGTAGAAGAGATTCAAGACCAAATAGAGAAGGCTCTTATGGCTTGTGACTATTACAATGTTGCTAAAGCATTTATCTTGTATAGGCAGAAACAAGCTGAACTTAGAACTTTAACGAGTAAGAAACAATTCATTAAAGACTATGCTAAGGCTAGTAATGCCGCCACAGGTAGTAAATATGATTCTAATGCTAATGTTACTGAAAAGAACATTGTAACTCTTAATGGTGAACTCTTCAAGGGTGATATTATTAAGGTTAATCGTACCATACTTACCGATAAGATTAGAGAAATGTATGGCGAGGATTTAGCTAAGGAGTATATCCAAATGCTAGAATCACACGTATTATATAAACATGATGAGACTAGTATTATGCCATATTGTGTGGCTATTACTATGTACCCATTTCTGTTGGAAGGTTTGCAGCCTATTGGAGGTTTGTCTGCTAAACCTAAGAACTTAGACTCATTCTGTGGAATGTTTGTAAATCTAGTATTTGCAATTAGTTCACAGTTTGCAGGTGCAGTAGCTACTGGTGAGTTCCTAATGTATTTCGATTACTTTGCTCGTAAAGAGTGGGGTGATGATTACTGGAAACGCCCAGAAGAGATGGTTGATAAGCACAGAAACATTGATAAGACGTTAGAGCAGAAGTTCCAGCAGATTGTATATTCAATCAATCAGCCAGCAGCAGCTCGTAACTTCCAATCAGTATTCTGGAATATCAGCTACTTTGATAAGTATTACTTTGAAGGCTTATTCGGAGAATTTGTATTCCCCGATGGAACTAAGCCAATATGGGATTCATTAAACTGGTTACAGAAGAAATTCATGAGTTGGTTTAATGATGAGCGTACTAAATGTATCTTAACATTTCCTGTTGAAACTGTAGCTCTATTAACTGATGGTGAGGATATTCGTGATAAGGAATGGGCCGACTTTACAGCAGAAATGTATAGTAAAGGTCATTCATTCTTCACTTATACTTCCGATAGTGCTGACTCATTATCTTCTTGTTGTAGATTGCGCAATGAAGTTAGTGATAATCAATTCTCCTATTCATTAGGTGCTGGAGGTATTGCTACTGGTAGTAAGTCAGTAATGACTTTAAACATCAACAGGCTAGTGCAGGATGCAGTTAATAAGGGATATGATATGATTGATTATCTACGCTCTCAGGTTCAGAAAGTTCATAAATTCCAAACAGCATATAATGAATTGCTAAAGGATTATCTGAAAGATGGTCTACTAACAGTTTATACTGCTGGATTTATTAATCTGAAGAAGCAATACCTAACTGTAGGTGTTAATGGTGTTATTGAAGCTGCCGAGTTCTTAGGAATTGAGGTGAGTGACAATGATACCTACAGAGAGTTTATGCAATCCATTCTAAAGACCATCAGTGATGAGAATAGGAAGGCTAAGACCAAAGAACTTATGTTTAATACTGAGTTCGTTCCTGCTGAGAATCTAGGAGTTAAGCACGCTAACTGGGATAGGAAAGATGGTTACTTTGTACCTAGAGATTGCTATAATAGCTATTTCTATGCAGTAGAAGATACATCACTAACTATCTTTGATAAGTTCAAACTTCATGGTAAAGAGTATGTAAAGTATTTGGATGGAGGAAGTGCATTGCACATGAATCTTGAAGAGCATCTTACTAAAGACCAATATAGAAACCTATTAAAGGTTGCAGCTACTAATGGTACTAATTACTTTACCTTTAATATCCCAAATACTATCTGTAATGATTGCGGACACATAGATAAGAGATACTTGCATGAGTGTCCTAAGTGTGGAAGCAAGAATATAGACTATGCTACTAGGATTATTGGGTATCTAAAGAGAATTAGTAACTTTAGTGAAGCTAGACAGAAAGAAGCTAGTAAACGTTATTACTATAAACAATAAGAATCATGGTTCTATTTCAAATCATATTTATTACTATCCTGCTTCTAGAAATAGGGGTAGGACTAGCAGTAAAGTACAACTACAATGGTCTCCAAGATAAGTTAGTATCTATGTTCATACGTATGAACATTGAACATTACATTAGGTATCAGTTCCCAGATAAGTGGGTATTGCAGATGGTATTCTTACTAATCTTGTTCTTACTATGCATCTGATGCTGAAGTATGTTAATTATGATATAGTCTTCCAGGAGATGCCAAATGAAACTACACTTGCTATTAACATCTCAAACTGCCCTTGTCATTGTAAGGGCTGTCATAGTTCTTACTTGGCAGAGGATATTGGAGAACTTTTAACCGAAAGGGAGTTGGAGAAACTCATTAGAGAGAATAAAGGAATCACTTGCATCTCTTTCATGGGTGGAGATTCAGACCCAGAAGAAATAAATAGACTAGCACAGCATGTGCCATATTGCTATGGTGGAGAGGAACTCCTAATAGCCTGGTATAGTGGTAGACAGGAGTTATCTAAGGATATTGATATTAAGAACTTTAACTTTATAAAGTTAGGCCCTTATATTGAAGAATTAGGTGGCTTAAAGAGTCCTACAACTAACCAAAGAATGTATGAGGTTAAAATGAGTAGAGAGTTAGATGAAGATGGTAATCCTGTTTATGGTCTGGAAGATATTACAAACTTATTCTGGAAATGAACATTAAACTACCCTTTAATGGGTATTCGTCAAGGAGGATAGGAGAACCTAAAAGACCTCGCATTACTCTGGCGGAGGAGCAGATAAAGGCTTTAGAGAGAATGAAAGACTTTCTAAATACAGAGGAGCCAGTACTAGTATTACAAGGTTATGCTGGTACTGGTAAAACCTCTATCCTTAATGAGTATATTCAATTCTTAAGGTCTAATAGAGAAGATTTCATATTATGTGCTCCTACACATAAAGCTAAGTTAGTAGTGGAGGAGGTTACTGGTGAAGAGGCAATGACTGTTCATAAGCTGTTATCCCTTGCTCCTAACATAGAGATATTTGAATTAGACTACAAAGATTTAAAATTCCAATGTAATGGCTTTGGTGAAATACCTGATAACGGTATTGTGATTATAGATGAAGCATCTATGATTAATGATGAAATATACAAGTTACTACTTGATATGTGTAATCAATATGGAACTAAGTTACTATTCATTGGAGATAAGGCTCAAATACAGCCTGTGTGTAGTAAGAGTACAAGTTTAGTATTTAATTGCCCAAACATTATTACACTAACTCAAATTCATAGACAAGCTGATACTAATGGACTATTGCCGTTATTATCAAGACTAAGAGAGAGACCCATGCGGAGATTTGAACCTATCAAAGCCCCCGAAGGGTCTTTAATTATATGTGACCAAGCCAAAGATTTTATGGTCAGGAGTGCTGGCTTCTTTAAGCAAGCTATTAAGAAGCAGGACGTTAACGAAGTAAAGCTTATAGCATATACTAATGCTAGAGTACAAGGATTCAATCAATGTATGAGGAAGCTGCTTTGGGAGGATAATGTAACCAATGAGTATAATCAGTTCGAGTTCTTGACTGGTTATGAGAACTTTGAGTATAATGGTACTCAGTTTTACAATTCCTTGGACTATATAATAGTGGATACTCCTAAGAGGGTAGAAAGGCATATTCCACATTTTATGAGGATGCCTGGGTATGAGCTTGAACTATATGATACAGTGTATAAGAAGTTATTAACTGTATTTATATTAGAAAGAGACATCAACAAAGACTATATAGACAGCCTTGCTGCTACAATAGAGAATTTTAGAATATCTGCTATTGAGGCTAAGAGAAATGGTAACCGTACCAGGTCTACATTCTTATGGAAGAAGTACTTTGAAATGATTAAGAGCTTCGCTACTCCTAGAGATATAATGTGGGATAATAGGGTTATTAAAAAGAAGACATTCGACTATGGGTATGCATCAACTATTCATAAGATTCAAGGAAGCTCTCTTGGAACAGTGTTCATTGATATGGCAAACGTTCTTGTTTGTAAGAATGTTGACGAGATTAGGCAGATGCAATATGTATCATTGTCAAGAACTAAAACAGATGCTTATATATTAGTATAATCCGACTAAACATGACTGTAAAAATAATCTATAGTGAGGCTTGTATGCCCTTTAAGAATAAAATAGTGGCATATATCTGGGAGAAATTTCCTAAGATAGAAGTTGAAACTTACGATGAATTACATTACAAGGATAAGAAGAAGGCTATTATGATTAAAGCATCATGTGGTACTAGGTTAGTTCCTTTCGTTGCTGTCTATGATAACAACAAGGAACTAATCAAAGCTTTTTATTCCGAAGTGGGAGATTGTACAGCGGATAACATTATTAAATATTTGAATGAAGTTCAGTGAAGCAATAATGTGGGGAGATAGTCTTATACAGACTACTCTTAAACACAGAGAAGCAAGCCTTAAAGACTTTGTGAGAATAGGGGGAAACCCTAAACTCCATAGAGCTTTGAAAGACTCTAAAGTCGGCTATATTAAGATTACTAAAGTCTCTAGTAATGGAGGGTACTTATCCACAGGTGAATCTGAGAAAGGCATTACCGCTGCATTTGGAGAAGGTCTTAGTCTTTACATAGCTGACGTAGAACAGTGGTATAGAACATCTGTAATCCAGAAGATTTACTGGGATAAAGGTGAGTTTACCACACTAAATTCAAGATACAAATTCGAATTTGAAGAGATTGATTATCACCCTATTCTTGAAGAAATAAAGAATGAAAGTACAAGTAATAAATAAATCTCAATGGGAACTCCCAAAGTATGAAACCTTATTCTCTGCTGGCATGGATGTCAGAGGAGATTTCAGTAGGATTAAACTAGTAGATAGTAAACCAGAGAAGTTCTTCTTTGATGCTGATGCTGTTGGTATATTAGAAGGCAAGGTTAAGACTATTGAAATTAAACCTGGAGGTAGATGTCTAATCCCTACTGGTCTATTTGTAGCTATTCCACAAGGATATGAGTTGCAATGTAGAATGAGAAGTGGATTAGCATTAAAGATGGGACTTACTCTTACTAATGGAATTGGCACTATTGATGCTGATTACAGAGGTGAGATAGGTATCATCTTAACTAATACATCTAATACTCCTGTTCGCATTAATGATGGTGAGAGACTAATGCAATTAGTTCTTGCTAAACATGAAGTAGCTGAATGGGAAGAAGTAGAAGTACTTCCAGAAACAGATAGAGGTGAAGGTGGATTTGGTCATACTGGTAAATAATGGATATTCTAGTTAGTAAAGACAACAAGGGTAAAATCAGAGTTGTTGAGATTGACTATGAATGGGATGATTCGAGAAGAGGCTTCGTAATAAGAAGACGTACTTATCAATATGCTGGTAAAGTATCAGTTCAGCCAGAAATCTGGATATTTACAGGTAAGGCTAAGCGAACTGTTACTGAGCAAGTTAAATTGGAGTATGCTTCCCATTTGAAGAAGTATCAAGATAAAGGATATAAGCTATTACCATCTAATATCAATATTGATGATAGTAAGGCAGTAGCTGATTTCGTCCAAGAACAGATGGGCGAAGGTGTTTCTGACTCTAATGGGTTTAAGAAGCATATGTTGGCTAAACAAGCTGACAAAGTTGCAACCAGTGTATTCGATAAGATTAAGTACTGGTGGGGAAGTAGGAAGATAGATGGGGTTAGATGCTCCTTCTACTGGAAGGACGGAGAAGTAAGAACTGCCTCTAGAGGGGGTGGTGATTATGATGCTTCTACTTCCTTTATGCGCCACAATCCAAAACTTATCCAATTCTTTAAGGACCATCCTGATATTGTATTAGATGGTGAGCTATATGAACATGGCAAATCCCTACAACAAATCAGTGGTGCAGCTAGATTGGAGAAAGATACAGCTGGAATGGATTGGCTTGAATATTATATCTATGATGTAATGGACAGTACCAAGACATTTGAAGAGCGGTTAGACATTCTCCATGATATTGCTAATGAGTTGGGCTTAGGCTTTAACCCAGAAAGGCAATGGGCTGAAGGGGACTTAAAGTTCCAAATGGTTCCACAAGAGAAGGTTGTTGGTTGGGCAAACATACAGAAGCTACATGATAAGTACGTGGGCGAAGGCTTTGAGGGAATAGTTATTCGTGACCCATCTAAGGTGTATAACTTTGGTGGTAGAACTAATGCTATGATTAAGGTAAAGATGTATAAAGATGCTGAGTTTGAGATTGTTGGTTATGAGGATGGCTTAAGACCGGAGGACATGGTATTTGTATGCCAAACTGAACTTGGCGCTAAGTTTGAAGCTAAACCTATGGGTCCAAGAGAGCTGAAATATGAATATCTAGATAGGATGGATGAGATTATAGGTAAAATGGCTACAGTTAAGTATTTCTATTTGAGTGATGAGGGAGTACCTTTACAGCCTGTACTTAAAGCTATTAGGGACTATGAATGAACCATGCTGTTGTGATTATTATCAGCTGTATAACATACCTCACACCTTTATAATAGCACGTCATCAATATGATGTTGAGATTTGCGAATTTGTAAGGGATGATGACGGTAGTTATCTCTATGGAGACCACTCAGATGTAGAACTTACTATCAGAGTTGCCTTAAGAATGAAGTGCGGAGAGAATATTGTTTCTCTCACGAGAGAGCAGATTAAGAACTCTTTCTGGCATGAAGTATTCCATGCATTTAACTTTTACTATAACAATAGGCAAGATGAATCGTTAGCACAAACATTCGCCAACTTTATGTGTGAATTTGAACTTACACGAGAATGAATTATATTGTAGTTTTTAGAAGGGGAGGGATTTTAATGTCCCTCTTCTTTGCTTACAGGGACGAGTCTAATGTTGCCTATAAGGAAGGTACATTGATTCGTAATGTAGATGATGTTATAGAAGTAATGGATGAATATTTCTCTCCTGACAATAGTGAGTATGTAATAAGGGAAACCTTTTTAGATTCAAACACATTTAGGGAGGATAATAAGGACATTACTGAGAATTTAAGGAGGTTTTTACGTTGAAGAAAGTAACATTCCTTAAATTACTGAGCCTTATATCGAATGTAGGTAAGGACACAGAGAAGTTAGAAGAACTTGGCATTGATGTATGTGAGAGTACATTAGTTAACGGTATGTGTGAATTATTTGACACGGTTATGGAAGATGCTTATGGTCAGGGAGGTCTTGAGTGGGTTCAATGGTGGGTCTATGAGAAGTCACGTAACCCAGAACTCAAAGCATTTGAGACTGATGAGTATGGCAACGATGTTGAAATAATTCATAATGTTGACGAACTGTATGAATATCTTGAAGAACATTATAGCTGAGACTACATTCAGCAAAACCTAATAAAGTTTCACTTATAAAACTTAAAGCAACAATGGAATTAACACAATTTGATTTTGGAAAGGCATTGTCCTTTCTAAAGAGTGGTCTAAAAGTGACTAATCCGAGAGGTAATATCCTCTTTATGGAGGATGGTAAGGTATATTGTATTCCTAAATCTCAATATCCTAAAGGTAAGAGAGAGGAAGTGAAACTTTACTGGGATGCTATTCTTCGTGAAGATTGGAGGCTATTTCAAGAATAGTCCTGCCATTCTCACATACTATTAGGGGATACTATATGAAGACTGATAATGACGAGTATCTTATGTTATACTGGAATGATTATGAAATTCCTAATGTTGTAACTGCGCTCTTTACTTACCTATTTGAGTACTTTCCAACCGTTAAGTGGATTGGTCTTGGTTGTCATAAAGGTAAAGTAGGAGAGATTTGGAAACCCAAATTAATTATAACTAAACCCGATTATTATGGCTAAATTTAAGCTCTGCGAGGACTTAAAGATTATCACTTGGAGGAGATACCACTATACAGTTGAGGCAGACACTCTTGAGGATGCGTTAGAGCAAATCAAGGATGGTGAGGTTGATTGTGACGACTTCGAGGAGCTATATGATTGTGATTTCTACCTAGACCCAGAGGATAACGATGGAGAGGTTACTAGGGAGATTTACAATGAGGAAGATGATAAGTTATTATACGATAATGTAAGAGGAGATGTATAAATTGAACAATGGAAATGGTGCTGTGGTTTGTGATAGCTGCAGCACCATCATAGAGCAAAACCTATCCTTTAAGGAGTATGTAAATACTCATAGTGGATGGGATTTATGTGAGAGGTGTAAGAGTGGGATAACCATAGTTGATAATTTTGATAGAATAGCATCAATGCTTGAATTTAATGACAAGGATGAGTTCTATTTCTTACAAATTATTCAGCGTAAAAAGGATGGTAATGTTACCCAAATCGGAAACAATGGTTATAGAACTATCAAAACTTATTACATCTATAGTGTAGAGCAACTTAGAACTAAGGAGGAGAAAATTAAGGAATTATGCTTGAAGAATAATGCTAGAGCATATATCAGTCCTAATAGAAGAAATGCTGAACAAATAGCACTAGCTGCTATTCAGCAATATGCCCAATTAGTATCTGAAGGAAATGCTTATCAAGGGTATAGGGTTTATGATAGTGCTTGTGGTTCTACTAGAGCTAGAGGATATAAACCATTATGGGTAGTAGATGTCGACTCCAAAGACCCTGAATATTTAAAGACAGTTATTACACTAGTCAATGAATGTAGAGGTGCTGAGGAGAATAAGGTAAGGTATCAAATTCCTACACTACATGGTTATCATCTAATAACTATTGGATTTGATGTTCAACAGTTCAGCCAAAAGCTGGCTATTAAGAACATGGATTCTATTGATATACAGAAGGATAATCCAACTCTACTGTATTATGCAGCTGTTTAAGGCTTAGAAATAAGTACTGTATTAGATTACTCGTTAGGATTTATAAAAGCAAAACACAATGAGTAATTTACCGTTAGGGGCTGAGAATGACCCTCATGCTCCTTATAACGTTAAGGAAGAAACGTTTAAATTTGATTTAGGTGTTAAAGGTATTGCATGGTATGAATACTATGGATTCCTAGACACAGATGAAGCTAGGGAAGATATTAAACAACGTCTTGTTGCAGCTTTATCACAGCTTGGAGATATTGATATTAGTGATGTAGACATATCTATATATTAATGATATATTTAGTAACCAAGCAACAGTCTCTTTGGGCATCTGATAGGTACAAAGTCATCAGTGCAGAAGAGGCTTTAGAATTATTAGCACCTCTCAATGTAGTAGAGCTGGATACTGAAACTATGGGTTTAGACCCGTATACTAAGGAACTATTAACTGTTCAACTTGGTTGTGCAGACTTCCAAGTAGTTATTGATTGTACATCTGTTGATATACATCTATTTAAAGAGTATATTGAAAATCCACAAAGGATGTTCTTAGGTTGGAATATTAAGTTTGACTTGAAATTCCTATATCATCAGAGAATCATTCCCATGAGGGTTTATGATGGTTATTTAGCCGAGAAATTACTTTGGTTAGGTTATCCAGCAGGTATACATGAGATGAGCTTGAAGGCTGCTAGTATCAATTATCTAGGAGTAGATATGGATAAGTCTGTACGAGGTAAGATTATACAGACTGGATTAACGGAAGATGTTATTGTATATGCTGCTGGTGATGTCTCTTATCTGGGTAAGATTAGAGATAAGCAACTTGAACAACTCGAAGCTAAAGGCTTATTAAAGGCTATTGACTTTGAGAATGAGTTTGTTAAGTGTTTAGCATATATAGAATATTGTGGGGCTAAGTTAGACGTAGGTAAGTGGAGAATTAAAATGACTACCGACCTTAATAACCTTGAGAGATATGAAGCAGAGCTAAATGATTGGGTAGAGCGTTATTGCCATGAATATGGTGATAAGGGTTATACTATCAATCAAGTTATCCACATTGATAAATGGTATAAGACAGAGGATGCACTCAAAGAAGAGAGAGCTAAATTACCTCTTAATGCTGTTAGAGCACCAGAGTTTGATTCTACTGGAGCGAGTCATGACAGTGAAGCTTATGTCATTAAGCAAACTGGTAACTATTGTTCTGTGAATATGCAAGGTGATTTGTTCAGTGGGTTTGACACTAAACCAAGATGTCATATAAACTGGACTAGTTCCCAACAAGTAATCCCATTGTTTGAAGAATTGGGATTGAATCTAAGAGTATTGGATAAGAAGACCAAACATTATAAAAAGTCTGTGGATATTAAAGTGGTAGAACCACAGGCATCTAAGAGTCCTCTAATTCCAATCTATATAAAGTACAAGAAAGCTGCTATCATTGTTAATACCTTTGGTCAGAAGTTCTTGAACTTGATAAACCCCGTTACTGGTAGAATACATGCCAATTTCAATCAGTTAGGAACGGATACTGGTAGGTTGAGTTCAACAGAACCTAATCTACAGAATCTACCACATGATGCTCAGACTAGAGCTTGCTTTGTATCTGATAAGGGGAGTAGATGGATTTCCGCTGACTATAGTGGCCAAGAATCTTATCTAATGGCATCTATGGCTAATGACGAAGCTATGTTGGATGAACTTACTAATGGTAGTGGTGACTTGCATAGTCTAACCGCCAAGATGGTATTCCAACAAATCCCAAGAGATATGCCCCTAAAGGATATTAAGAAGAATTTTAAAGACCTAAGACAAGAAGCTAAAGGATATGAGTTCTGTTTCAATTATGGTGGACAGGACAGTACCTTGATAAGAAACTATGGTCTTGATGCTAAAAGGGCTAAAGAAATCTATGAGAATTATATGTCTGGTTTTGCTGGATTGAAGAGGTATCAAGATTTCAGAAGAGTAGATGTAATGCGTAAAGGTTATATCTTATTAAGTAAGATTACTGGACATAAGGCATATATCTATGATTATGACGAGCTTAAAATGCAAATGGAAAAGCAAGATGACCCTGATTTCTGGGCATATTATAGAGAAATGAAGCAGGAAGACCCTGACTGTGACACTGTACAAGGTGTTAGACGTTTAGCAAGACGTAAGGCAGAGTCTGAGAAGCAATCTATTAATTATCCAATTCAGGCTGCTGGTGCATTGTGTTTTAAGTTAGCATCTATAAAGCTATTCAACTGGTTATTGAAGAATGGCTTATTATTTAAGGTTAAATATTGTATTCCAGTACATGATGAAATTAACCTTGAAGCTCCAGATGAAATTTCAGAAGAAGTTGCAGATATATTAGTTAAGTGCATGGTAAGTGCAGGCAAACCGTTCTGTACAAGAGCACATTTAGGTGCTGATGTAGAGATTGGGGACCATTGGATTCATTAATATGAGTAAATATTTAGACCTAAGTTCAGTAATTGATGTAGAACCTGAGGTATCTCATGTATTAAATCTTGTCGATGATGCAGACCTCCAGGACGAGTTCTGGCAAAGATTAGATGTAGAGTTCTTTAAGGAATTTGTTGAAGATTATTGTAGACCTGATGAGGTTGAGATGATGAAGAGGATAATCGATAACAAGTATCTAGGAATATCTGAGGATTGATGCATACTGAAATAGAGAGGAAGTTCATAGTTACTGACAGTACCTTTAAGGAGAGTGCTGTCAGAATTATGGACATACGTCAAGGATACATAGGAACTCCTAGTGGTGGAGAAGCTAGAGTATCTATAAGAGATGAGAAAGCATGGGTTATCATAAAGTCCTGTGGATATTTAGCAAGGTTAGAGTATGAAATTCCAATTCCTAAGAAGGATGCAGAAGAACTACTCTCATTTACCTGTGGTAGAATAATCCATAAAACTCGTTACATTATACCATGTGAGGATAGTATGCTCAAATGGGAAGTTGATGAGTTTCATGATGAGGATGAAGGATTAATCATTGCTGAGATAGAGTTACCGCGCAAGGATATGCCATTTGGAAAACCTCAATGGCTTGGTAAAGAAGTAACAGAAGATTCTACTTATTATAACTCTACACTCTCTAAAGCACCTTGGAAGGATATACAAAGCAGTCGTGCTGAAGCTAAAGCCTGGGATGATTGGAGAGACTCATTAGTTAAGAAATGAAATATAGGAAGAAACCAGTTATCATTGAAGCTATACAGTTTGAAGATAATTCAGACCGTATTATAGAAATTCATGAGTTTATGGGAGGTGATACTATAAGAGTAAACTATGAAGATAAGAATAATCCTTATCTAAAGATTGAGACTCTTGAAGGTATAATGAAAGCCTCTGTCGGAGATTATATCATTAAAGGAGTGAATGGAGAGTTCTACCCTTGCAAGCCAGATATATTTGAGAAAACTTATGAAAGGGTGACTGATGAGGCTGATTAAACCATCATTTGAAATAATTGAACAAAAGCCTGGAATAGATGGGCTGTTACAACATATAGAAAGATGTGGTAGAACTTGTTATAAGTCAGAAGATAAAATAACAGAAGATAGTGCAGAGAAGTTTGTCAATATGCTTGTAAATCGCGGACATACTGCAATGGTTGAACATGGTACAGTATATTTGAAGTATGATATTATCGAGCATGGTTCTATGAACCTTCCCAATAAATATCATTTCAATAAGTATTCTGATGGATATGAGACTCCAGAATATAAAGAGAAGTTCGATGGACATACATATGCCTACATAACCACTAACTATAGAGTACTACTTCAAAACGATTGGCTTGATGACCTTAAATATCAGTGTGAACCTACAGAACACCACGTTAAACGTGTTACTGTTAAGTTTGTATGTGATAGAGGTGTATCCCATGAGTTTGTAAGGCATAGAGTATTCTCGTTTGCTCAGGAAAGTACGAGGTATTGTAACTACTCTAAGGATAAGTTTGGTAAGGAGTGTACGTTTATCATTCCCTCTTGGTTAGACATTCCAGAAGGTGAGGCATACTTCCATGATGGTATAAACTTTAGAGTTGGTGCTAATGAGGGAGACATATTTGGAGAATCTGTAAATCCAAGAGCCTGGGCTAGAAACAACGATTGGAAAGAGGTTGATTCATTCTTGCATGCTCTAGAAATCGCTGAAAATCAATATTTTGATTTACTGAACTTGGGTTGGATTGCCCAACAAGCAAGAGCGGTACTTCCTAATAGTTTAAAGACTGAGTTAATTATGACTGGTACTATTGAACAATGGGAGGGATTCTTTAAGCTGAGATGTGCAAAGGATGCCCACCCTCAAGCTAGAGAGTTAGCAGTGCCTCTGTATGAAGAGTTTGTCAAACGAGGGTATATTACTGCGCGAATATCTAAGTAGATATTATGCTAACAATAGAAGTATTAATAGAGTATCCAGACCCAATGGATAACTGTCTACCTCCTCAAATCTATATCAGAGAGTGGCGAGAGGTAGAACTTACTCCAAAGGAATGGTATAGGGTACTTGCTAGTCCTGTTGGATGTTGTTTTTATAAAATTAAATACTGGCATGAGTGATAAAATATGTTTGATAGATAAGTATCTAAAAGAGCTAGGATTCAAGGAGGTAGAAATGTCCTTCATTGATTCCATTGCTCCTTATTTAGCAACTTCTCTATATGCCCATAGATATGATGCTATCATAGGGATGATTACTTCGTATTCTTTTTAGACAATAAACTTGACTGCAAGTATCATTCTGTGAGGATGATTAAATTCACCAAAGGTGGATATTGTGCTTACGACCCCACTATAGATATAGAAAAGCTAGAGTATTATATTAATTTACTAAGACTTCATGAAGATTAATTACACATCTGGATGTATCTGCGATAGTTTAACTATTGACGGTAAAGAATCCGCTGATTTATCTCCGAAAGTTATTAAAGATGCTATAGCAAAGGCATTGGAGAAGATTGACGATATGGCAACTCTTCAAGACATTTTGACGACTGTAGCTGAGACTGGAGAATATGAAGATTTAGGACATTGTGAACAATGTGGAGATTGGATAACCTCCTATACTCTTGAAATTTAATATGAAGGCTGAGGAGTACTTTGGTGACTGGATTGATGTTATTGATAAAGAGGAACTACGTAAGGTAGTAACTTGGGTTAATAAGGTCAATTCAGCTGACCTATGTCCATCTCCTAAGAATATCTTTAGGGCATTTAGGGCTTGCTCATTTAAGGACTGCAAGGTAGTCTTTCTTGGGCAAGACCCTTATCCTCAAAGGGGAGTAGCTACTGGGATACTATTTGGTAATTCCGAAGATACTCAAGAGGATTATCTATCTCCTTCACTTAAGATAGTTAAAGAAGCTGCTATTAATTATGAAATTCCCCATAACCTTATAGAGTTTGACAATACGTTAGAGTCTTGGGCTGAGCAGGGAATATTAATGATTAATACAGCCCTTACTTGTGAGGTAGGCAGAGTTGGAGCACACTTTGATATATGGAAACCATTTGTATCTAAGTTGATTCACAACATGAGCTATAAAGATGGAGGTATGATTTATGTTTTATTTGGCAGCCAAGCTGGGTTATTTAAGAATGATATAGTGAATAGCTTAAAGACAATCGAAGTATATCATCCAGCATATTATGCTAGGACTGGTAAGAAGATGCCTAGTAGTGTATTTACTGACATCAATCAGGCGTTGAAGCAACAGTATAACTATCAAATAGAATTTTATAAGGAGACGGAATATGGAACGTGCTAATAGAAAATCAGTAAACGATAATTTACGCAAGTATGACCATTTAGCTAAGAAAGATGGCTTTATTGAAGTTACTGAATGGACTAATGGTGAAGGTTGGGATATTACTATAAATGATAGGGTAATCCCACTAACTCGTGGTGAATTAGATGCTATTGATTATCTAACCAAAGGTTTAGATTATGATAACGATTAATAATTGTAAAAGATGAAAGAACAGAAGTTTGAATTTAGTGCTAAGAACACTTTCTTTACCTCTGACACCCACTTTGGTCATGCTAACATTATAAAGTTATGCAATAGACCATTTAAGGATGTTGAGGAGATGAATGAAAAGTTGATTGAGAACTGGAATAAAGTAGTCTCAGAGGACGGTACAGTCTTCCACTTGGGAGATTTTGCCTTCGGTGGTAGTGGACTATGGAACAGTGTTATCCCTCGTCTGAATGGACAAATCTACTTGATTATAGGTAATCATGATAGAAAGAATCTAAGGCAAGGTTACATGGGTAAGTTTGCAGATGTATTACCACAGATGCAGATTCAAATAGAGAAGAGAAGTATCTATTTGAATCATTACCCATTCCTGTGCTATGGTGGTTCATATCGTAACGATGCTGATGCTGTATGGCAGTTATTCGGTCATGTTCACTCTGGTCCGACTAGTTCTGGATTGGATTGTGATAGGTTAGTTCATCTATTCCCATATCAGTATGATGTAGGTGTAGACAACAATAGCTATACTCCAATCTCTTGGGAAGAAGTAAAGAAAAAGATTCAGCACCAAATAGATGGAAGAGGAACTATTTCTTATAAAGTATATAAACTAAATGACTAAAATATCTTTAGAAATCGACGGCAGGGTACTATCTATGGAGTTACCTTATAATGATGCAACAGCAGAAGAACTTATTAAGGGCTTTTGTACACTGATGCATGGTCAAACATTCCTTATCTGTACTATTAAGGACTCACTAAGAGAAGCTGCCCAGGATTATAAGGAGGATATAGAATTAGGAGCTAGAGATGAAAATATGTGTAACGTCTGACTTACATGGTATTCTTCCTAAGATAGAAGAACCTTGTGAAGTAGTGCTGATATGTGGAGACATTATGCCACTGCGTATGCAGAGGAACATTCCTCAAAGTGAAAAGTGGTTAAAGACTACATTCGCTGAGTGGGTTAATAATCTCCCATGTGAATCAGTAATCATGGTAGGAGGTAATCATGACTTTGCCTTAGCTAATATGTATAGGCAACCTCTAAAGATTAACTCAATATTGAGTAATCCTACTAATGGTAAACTTGAGTTATTAGATAATGAAGCAACATCTGTTGTTAGTAAGGATGGTAAGGTATATGATGTATGGGGAACACCATATTGTAAAATCTTTGGCAACTGGGCATACATGTATGACCCAGAGATATTGATTAAAGCATATGAGTCTATGCCTGAACATTGTGATATTGTTATATCTCATGATGCACCTAAACTATGTGGTCTTGGTGTTATTCGCCAGAGATTTGACAGGGAAGATGCTGGTAATCCTTGGTTAGCTGATGAAATGCTCCGTAAACATCCTAGATATACATTCTGTGGACATATTCATAGTGGTGAACATGAACTGCAAACCCTTGACGATATGAAGATGGCTAATGTATCTTTAGTAGATGAAACTTACACTGAAACTTTTAAACCTTTATATCTCGATGTCAAATAATAAAGTTGTAGTACAAGGAGGAGTTGGATTCCCTGGATTGTTGTTTATAGTACTGTTAGTTTGTAAACTATTTGGTGCTAACATAACATGGTTCTGGGTATTCGCACCATTATGGATTCCTCTTGCATTAATAGCAGGATTCTTTATTGTATCAATTCTAATTGCAATACTTGTAGCATGGAAAAGAAAACTACTTTAGTAGTTGTGGACTTCCAGTATGACTTCTGTCTACTGGGAGCACCACTCTACGTTCCTGGGTCTGATAAGGCTCTGTGGAACATTTCTCATTTAATTGAGAACAAGAAAATTGGTGAAGTGATATTCACTGCCGATTGGCATCCAGCTAACCACTGTTCCTTTAAAAGGAATGGTGGTGAATGGAATGACCATTGTGTGCAGTTCTCTAAAGGTGCAGCTATACATGACTTACTGTTATATGGTTGCATTAGTTCTGGAGTACCCTATAGAGTGCTTATTAAGGGTGAACTACCTAGTTCAGAAGAATATGGAGTTAAGGTTGCTCCTGCTACTGTTAGGGTTAAATATAATACTATTTATAGTAATTCTATAGGTATAGATGTCGACCCAGAGAATCAGATAGTAGTATGCGGATTGGCAGGTGATTACTGTGTTCTTGAAACTCTAAAGAACCTGGAACCAATCAAACCTATGGTATATCTTGATGGTATAGCATCTCTGGATGGAGGTATAAAACTAAACAACTATATTGAAAGTAATAATACAAGATTATTTGAACTATGATTGTAAAATCAATCCTTGATACGGACTTGTATAAGTTTACAACTTCGTATGCTTACATGAAACTATTCCCTCATGCAATAGGGACGTTTGAGTTCTTTGATAGGGACAACACAGAGTACACAGAAGAGTTTGTTCAACAATTATGGATAGAAATATCTAACTTCTGTTCTCTAAAATTAACTCACGATGAACAAGACTATATGACGACACATTGTCGTTTCATTCCTCCCATGTATTGGGAATGGTTAAGTGGAATTAGACTCAGTGCTGGTAAGGTGCAGATATGGTTGGATGAAGATAAGCATCTCCATATTAAAGCTACTGATTACCTTTACAGAGTTACTCTGTATGAAGTACCAATCTTAGCAATAGTATCTGAGCTTCGTAATAGAATGCTTAATCATACTATCAATATGACAGATGTTCTTATTAGACTAGAACCTAAGATAGTTCTCTCTAATCAGAATCAAATGTTCTTCTCTGAGTTTGGTACTCGTAGACGCTATTCATACAATGTTCAAGAAGCTATAGTAAAGAGCTTGAAAGATAGTGCAACATATTGTACTGGTACTTCTAACTGCTATCTAGCTATGAAATATGATATGCCTATGATGGGAACACACCCTCATGAGTGGTTTATGTTCCACGGTGCTATGTATGGCTATAAACAAGCCAATTATATGGCATTGGAAGACTGGGTAAGTGTATATGATGGTGACTTGGGTATTGCATTAAGTGATACTTCTGCTGTGTTCTTTAAGAATCTGTCTCGTAAGCAAGCAAAGCTGTTTGATGGTGTACGTCAAGATAGTGGAGATGAATTTAAGTTTGTAACAAGTGCTATTGCACGTTATAAAGAACTTGGAATTGACCCTACTACTAAGACAATTATCTTTAGTAATGCCCTTACATTTGAGAAGGCTCTTGAAATCCGAGAATATTGTAGAGGACGTATCCGTTGTGCATTTGGTATTGGAACTAATCTTACTAATGATACTGGGCATAAACCCTCCAATATTGTTATGAAATTGACCTCTTGCCAAATGAATAAAAATCAACCTGTATTTAACTGTGTGAAACTGTCTGATGATTTGGGTAAGCACACTGGTCTGGAACAAGAAGTGGAACATTGTATGAATGAACTAGGATTATGAAAGAGTTAAATTATGAAAGAGTATTCAATATTCTCGTCAAAGAGACATCGAATTATATTACTAGGAATCGTCTTAATGCTATGGTTCTTGGGATTAGTGGTGGTATTGATTCAACTGTAGTGACAGCTATCTGCCATGAAGTGAGTAAACAAACTGGTATTCCTCTAATAGGAAGAAGTCTTCCCATTAAGAATAAGGAAGATGAGTTTGACGTATCTAAGTTGGTTGGGGAAGCTTTCTGTAATGATTTCAAGGTTGTTAATCTAACTGATGGATATTTGGCTGTGTACAATTCAATAATAGGGGGAGAGGAGAATCTCATAAGTTGTGGTGACGATGCTGAGAGTAAGTATCAAACCCCTATCGCAAATGGTAATATTCAGGCTCGTCTTAGAATGATATATCTATACAATCTTGCTTCAATCCATAAAGGGTTAGTAATGAGTACAGATAATCAAACTGAGTATCAGCTTGGATTCTGGACTATTCATGGTGATGTAGGTGACTTTGACCCAATTCAAGGTCTATGGAAGACTGAAGTGTATGAATTAGCTAAGTGGCTAATAGGGTATTACTATGAGTGTGGGATAAAGAAAGAAGTGGATGCAGATGGCGCTAGGAAGATTTGTGATATGTGTGAGGCTATTAAAAAGTCAATGTCTCTTACTCCTACTGATGGTCTTGGTATTAGTAATAGTGACTTAGACCAAATAGGAGCTAAGAGTTATTATGACGTTGATAGAGTATTACAGACTCTTACTTGTAAGGCTTCTCCAGAGAATGATAAACTACAAGACGAATTAACCGCTGAACTTGGTCCAGATGTTGTAGGTAAGATTACTGAACGGCGCTTCAAATCTAGGTTCAAGAGATTAGTTAGTCCTATCATAGTGCCAAGGGAAATGTATGATTGACTTCTTAGAGCTAATTCTAGAATTAGTAAATGTTAAATCACGTAATGAGCTAGTAGCTCTGCTTGTTATAGGCGGAGTATTAGCCATTATCTATTATTTGTTTCTTGTATGAAATTATATTATTTACTTTTGTTAGTAATGTTCCTTCTAATGGGTTGTACCAATTCATCTAACATTAGTGGTCCAGATGTTATAGGGGCATCTAAGATGTATGGAGATGTGTATAGATACACCATTGATGAGCATGAGTATATAAAAATGGGTAATGGCTTTACACACTCTGGTACTTGTAAGAAATGCAAGAAGGAGTTGGAAAGCACCATCCGTAAAGTAGTTAAGGAGGAACATTCACAATGGTAGGAGTATTCTTTGGGTCTTTTGACCCACCCCATATTGGTCATGTTAACATTGTCACAGCTGCACTTAATTCCGGTATTGTTGACAAGGTTATAGTAGTTCCAGCATATAAGAGTGTATGGAAGAATACTGAAACTAAGTGGGAGTATAGACTCACTATGGCTAAGGAAACCTTTGACAACATTCCTGGAGTAGTTGTGGATGGTATTGAATATCGTATCGCTAATGGAGAACCATTGCCTACTTATAAGACTATTGAAGCAATAAAAGAGATTTATGGTGAGTTTATCATTGTAACATCTGCTGAGACTTATAAGGAGATTCCAAGGTGGCAGCATGGTGAAGAGATACTAAAGGACAATAAGTTCTTAGTAGTAGATGTAGCACACTTTAATAGTGAGGATATTCCACATGATGAAGTGAAAGTTATCTATGCTCCTGATATTACAATATGCTCTACAGCTATCAGAAAGTGGGTTGATGATGGTAGAATTATATTGCCATTTGTAACAGATGAAGTAAATTCAATAATTAGAAAGCTTGGATTATACAAATGAGTCAAATCTATGTTTCAGGTCCTTGGTCTTTTGCTTCTGGAGTACAGCAAGTAGTTAAGAGTATAAAGACTAAATCTAAGGGAGATAAGGTAGTTTATAGTGAGAAGGGAACTGAATATCAATTCTCTAAACTAGAACAATCCGACTATGTCGTATTCGTGTTAGATGGATTTGCATGGCAACAGAGGTTAGAAAGTATTTCTAAGGGAATGCTCTCAGAACTTATATGGTGTATTAATCATAGAGTTCCAATGTTCCTAGCTTACAAATCAGCTAACGGATTAGGCATATATACAGCTGAAATAGATGATAATTTAACCTTCAAGGGGATTGCTGGCACTGCTGACAACTTCTACCAGATTATAAACAATCAGTTTGGGACTATTGTAGCTCCAAATGATACTCCTGGGTTTGCTCTGAGTCACCAAGACACAGTATTAGGGAGTGATTGTGTATATTTGAAGGGGGAGTGGATAGCTGACCCATTAGATTTCCTTAATGTTGAACAACCAAAGAGTTACTTTTATTAATATGAAGAATTTTCCTTTATTAGACGAGAATGGTAAGGAATGGTGGATTAGCCGTTCTATTGCTGTAACAGGGTGTATATTTACATTCCTAAATGGTAAGTGGTGTGTATTAGCCAATAAGAGAGGTGAAGGCACTCCCGACTTCCAGGGAATGTGGAATATGCCATGTGGTTACTTAGACTTTGATGAAACTACAGCACAAGCTGTAATCAGAGAAGTCTATGAAGAGACTGGTATTAAAGTGAACCCAGACCACTTGCACTTCTGGAAGTTTAATGATTCCCCAACTCAGAATAGACAGAATGTGTCATTTAGATACTATGCTCTAGTTGACGCACAGCCAGGTAATATCAGTGTAGGCACTGGTAATGACAGGGGAGGTGAAGAGGATGAAGTGGAAGCTATAGGATGGATTCCAGTAGACTCTATTGATAAATATCAGTGGGCATTTGGTCACGATGAAATCATTAAGGAGTTTACTGAGTGGATGCACCTAGAAGATGGAGATTTGGATATGCAAGACATAGACTTAGACCCAGTATGACATACTTTATAAGTGGACATAGAGACTTAACGTGGGGTTTGAGTGATGCGGATGTTGAACAAGCAATACATATTCTAAATGATGCCAATACAGCCACTAAGGCACATCTATAATGACCCTTCGTTAGATAGAGAACTTCTATTGAGGAAGCTAGCATCTCTTAGACTAAAGAGTATGATTAGTATTGAAGAATATGAGTATTTAAGACATTTAATAAGAAAGGAGAACGAGAATGCTCAGAGAGCAAATGGATGCACTTATTAAGCAGTCTATGCTTGATAAGAATGTAAAGAGGACAGAGGTACTAAGAGCTATTAAGAATGAGTTCTTAGTGTATCAAACTGCTAAAGGTGCTAAGCCTTTAGATGATGCAGCCGAGTTTACTATTCTTCGTAAGATGGTAAAACAGAGATTGGATAGTAGAGACCAATACATTGCAGCCGGAAGGAAAGACTTAGCCGATAATGAATCCAAAGAGATTCTTGTGCTTGAGTCTTTCCTTCCGAGTGAAGCCTCACCTGAGGAAATTACTAAAGCAATCTATGAGGTTATCTCAGAGAAGGGTTGGGGTGACGGAGAGACAGGTCCCCAAATCCCGAAGAAGTGCATGGGAGAGGCTATTAAGCTGGTCAAGGCAAAGCTTACTAATGTAGATGGTAAATTGTTAGCTGACACAGTTAAAACCTATCTCGTATGACACTAAAAGAAATAGTAACTCTTCCTGCTGAAGCAAAGTTTACTCATGCAATAGCTGGAACTCTCTATTATAGAATCACAACTGATAATATAGTAGTAGAGTTTCCTATTGACATGAATGATAAGGATGATGTAGGTACAACTACATTTGTAGCTTCTTATAAGCCTATTACATTGATGAGGTATATAAGAAAGGCTATGGAGAATGAAACTTTGATTACAATTGATAAGTCTAAGTTGAAGTAATTGTACTGTGTGATAATTAACTAATATGTCTTACTCTACTTGAATTTCATAAAATACTTGGTTTAATTTGGTAATACTGCTTATAATGCTTATATTTGTAGAAATTAAGTGGTTAAACTGTTTAAACGTATTAATTTATGAAAATCGAAGAGAAATTTAGAAAATTCCAACAAGGTGGTGCTGCACCTCAGCCAGGAGCTGAACAAGCAGGAGGAGCACCAGCTGAGGGAGCACCGGCAGAAGGTGGTGCACCTGCTGAGGGTGGACAAGACCCAATGGCACAGATTTTACAAGTAGCTGCTCAGGCAGTTCAGACACAGAATTGTGAAGCTGCGATGGCTGTGTGTCAAGCCCTAATGCAAATCGCTCAAGGTGGTGCTGCTCAGGAACAAGCTCCTCAAGAGGAACCAACTTTTGCAAGGAAAGGTGCTAGACTAGTAAGAGTAAGATAATTAGTCAACAAGGTAAGAAGGGGCGTATATTAATTATATGCTCCTTTTTTATTATACATAGTATATGTCACAAGTAATAAGGAAATATAACTCTGGAGGTCAAACTGATAAGCCTAAGCTTCTAAGTGTGAAGGGCTTAGGAGATTTCAATCAGGATGATTTAATAAAAAGAGGATACAGAGATGTAGATGAATATGCTTCATCTAAAGGGTTGGGAAATACTGCCGCAGCTGATTTTAGAAACGCTGTACAATATATGCTTGAGGGGATTAGTAATGGCACTATGACTATGGATGCTATGGGTAACTTTCAAGATGCAACGGGTCAAAAGTCAAGTACAGGTGAGCTAGATAGAAAGAAGTTTCTAGGAATAAAGACAGGGGTTAAGAATACTGAGAACAATGCTTACGGTCTAGCTGCTGATTACCTATATAACATCATTAAAGGTTCCCCTCAGTATAAACAACCAGAAGTAAAGAAGGAAAGATTTAATGCTAATAAACTCATGGAAGATGCCATTTCAAGAGAATGGTATGGAGGTAACGCCATAGATTATAATAATTGGTTCCGTAATAGAACAGAACAAGACCGCAACGCTCTAATGGGTAGAATTTGGGATAGTGCTGATTATAACCAAATATTTCAATCCCATGACTGGTCTGGAACTAATATAAGGAGTGCAGAAGATTTAGCTGCTCTTGGTAGAGCATATGGTGCGGCTATTACTAATAACAAACTAGACAATGACGATTATAATACCTTTGCTGCGTTAGGCGGTACTGGTTTAGACAAATTCATAAGACCTACTCAACAAGCAACTACCCCACAATCATCTACAGTTGAAGGACAGCAAGGTAAAGTTGATACAAGCTGGACTAACTCAGAATATGATAGGACAGTTGATGATAAAGGTAAATATCACACATACAAGAAAGGAACCAATGAAGAGGTAAGTGGAATACTTCCTGGTAATGTATTCAAAGGTGTTGGAAATAGATATGCTTTTGATGGTAATATCTACGACGATTCCAACCTACCAGAGCAATATAGACAGGATATTACTAGAGCAAGACAAGCCCAACTCGGTGAATATACAAGTCTTACAGATAATAATCCCTTTACTAAGATGCTAAAGGGTCAGGGTTATAATTATATCACTAATTTATCTCAGTTTGCGTCTGGTGTAGGTAATAATGTCTTATACGGAGCATATTCCAATCCTTCTGACGTGAATGGTAAGATGGGTTTCTACCTAAAGAATCCTACTACTGGTAAGACAACTAGAGGTTCAGTGGAACTTAACAAATCACTAGGTGAATACCAATTTATCGGAGAGGATGGTAATGTTATAAATCTAGGAGCATATAACCCTAACGGAGCAAGAGAAAGACAGGGAGTTAAGTTCGTAGACTATACTGATACTTCTAAGGCTAATTGGGAGAATCTATTCAATACATGGATGCAGGACCCAGACTTGTTGAATCCAGCTAGTGAGGCATACCGAATGGTACAAAACACTTTGAGTAAGTGGATTGACTCAAAACAATCCCCATTTGTAAAATATGGTAAGAATTATAAGTGGGCTGTTGGGGACAATGACATGAATGTTGCAAGAAATAACGATGGTACACTATCATGGTATTTCAATAATAAAGTTGAAAGTGAGGATGAATCTAGCAATGAGCTACGGAGGCTGTTAAGTATCCCAACCGCTGAGAGAAGTAGAGAAATAAATGACAGAATATTAAAGTTACAAGGATACAAAAAAGGTGGTGTAATAAGTGCCCAACTAGGTACTAAGTTTATAGAAGACACTACCCCACTAAAAGTAAGTGCAGTACAACCTGATGCTGAACAGATTGAAAGGAATACTAAAGCTAGACAATCATTTACTGGTAGGTCCAATGTATCACTAGGTAACAATAAGGATATAACTGATGCAGGTGGTGTTATAAAAACATCCGATAAAGTTAGGCTTGGTGCGGCTATGGCAGACCTAGCTAGTATTGGTTTAGGATTCGTTCCTGGAGCTAATTTAGCCTCTGCAGGAGTGGGAGTTGGTGCTTCTCTCGCCGAGTTTGGGGCTGATTTAGCTAGTGATGGACCTCAATGGGGTGACCTTGGTAGACTTGGAGTGAATTTAGGAATGGATGCCCTATCCTTGATTCCTGTTGGGAAGACATTAAAGGCTACTAAAGCTTTAGGTAAAATAAAGAAGTCAATTCCAGTACTTATGACTCTTATTAATACTACTCCTTATCTTGACCCAGCAATAAGGTCAGAGTATAGTAAGACACTATCAAAGCTTACTAAAGGCGATATAAAGAGCCTGAATACTGGAGACTTTAAGAACCTCTCTGCTATTGCTAGTACTGTATTAATGGGTAAGAATTTAGCCCAATCTCACAGAGGTTGGTGGAACTCTTCAACTACTCCTTCGGGTAAAAGACGGGTTACAGCTATGATTGATGGTAAGCAACAAACACTAGAGGTAGACGATGCATTCTTCCAGAATACCAAAGGTAAGAATCAAGTAGCAGAACTTAAGACTAAGTTTGCTGAACAATATAACAAAGCTAATAAACTTGAGGGAGATAAGGCTATAAAGCCCGAAAGTGTATCTGTAGACACTAAATACTTTGGAAGAAGGCCTCAGTCTGAAGAGGTTGAGGGAACAAAAACTGATGGTAATTGGTTCTCTAACAGCTTAATTGGTAAGCACATAGCTGGTTATAGAGACCCGTCTGTAGTAAGAGGTAGTGAGAATATTCCATTCTCCGATGCTTGGTTCTTAAAGAGGAGAGGTTCAGCTGTTCCAAATGCCTCCACAACGCAACTCAAAGGAAAGGATAGGGACAAAGACAAGAACACTCCTCCTTTACTAATGCTTCCAGCCCCAGGTCAAACCAATAGGGTATTTCACATGGGCGCAAGTAAGCCCAGAGTACCCCAAGATGTAACTAACCCATCTAAACTTAAGAAACCAGGAAGCTATACCGATAGGGCTGTTCCAGTAGGAGGTACTCCAGTACAATCCCCGAATGCTAAGGCAGTTAGAACAATTAATAGTGTTAGTTCTATATTAGAACCATTTGTTCCTAAACCTAAGAACTTACCTGCTATTATTCCTGTGTCAAGAAACGCTAATAAAGTGGTTGCTTCTCAAACTATACAGCCTAGTCAAAGATTGGACCAGTTCATTGAGGGACAAATCCCAGGCGGAAGGCAATTTGGTAGACAGAGAGCTAAGATTGAGGGGGAATATAGAGATGTATTCCATCCTGCAGCTGAACGAGAGTATAACCAAGTTTGGGATGAGGCTATTAAAAACAGAAAGGACTTTGGGTATGAAGAAGTATCTCCTAAGAGAAGTCCATATACCCCACCAACCCCTACTGAAGTATATGTAGAACCTAAAGGAGCTATAAAAGACCCTAATGCAAGGTATCTATGGGAACTTATCAATAAGAAGTCTAGTACTTCACATATTAAGAGAGATAACCTACCCCACAAAGGCAAATCAAAAAAGAAGAAAACTTCAAAGGATGATAGGGTTACTAAGAAGGCTGAAGGAGGATTAATACAATTCTTACAAGGTGGTAACACTGTAGGTAGAATTAAAGCTAAAGATATGTCTAGTTGGAATAGGTCTAAAGCTCTATCTGGGTATGACTTTGGGGCAGATGTTGATAGATGGAAATCTCAGTACACAGGCTCAGACGATTGGAGGCAAGCTTATGCAGCAGCATTTAATGGTGGCGAAGATATTTATGACCAACTAACATCTATGACTGGTAATTATTTCGGAGGCAACTATAATTACTCAGTGCAAGACCCATTAGCTAAACACAGACAGGTTACTTTTAGGGGTACTAATCAAGGTTTTGATGATTTAATCAGAAAGGGTATCGTAGGTTATGGTACTACAGAAGGTAATTCTGGGTTTGATGTGTATGCTGGAGATAGAACTGGCAATAGAACTCTTGGAAGGGGTATGTCAGCTGAGGATGTTTCCCGCTTTAATGAACAGTTAAGGACAAGAGGTTTAGAGCTTTATGACAAAGGTGATGGTGGATACAGACTAAGGTTACTTCAAGACCCTACTAATGAGCTTGGGGAAGTTGTAGTTACAGCTCCTAGAGTTTCAAATACATCTAACCCATCTAACATTAAACGTACACCAGGTAATACCAAAAAGGGTCTAAAACTTAATGTAGCACCGGAGGAAGTATTAGCTTTAGGTAGAATGGTAGGAGGTTTAGCCGCGAATAATAGAGCTGCTAGAATCTATAAAGAAGGGTTAAAGCCTACTCTATTAGACACATTTGAGAATACTGTTCCACTGCAAGGTAATTTCCAAGCAGTGACTAATGCTGAACAACAAGCAAGTAATTTAGAATCTGTAGCTGCAAGACCTAGAACTTCTGATGCTTCATTGCAATTAGCTGGAGAATTAGAGGCTAGTGGTAGAGCAGGTCAGGCTAGATTCCAAGGTGGTCTACAAGATGCAGAAATGTTCTATAAGACTAGGATGTTAGGGCAGCAAGAATCCGATGCAGCTAAAGCAAGAAGGGTAGAAGTTGCCAATAGAAATAGGGCTTCAATGAATGCTATAGATGCAGCTAAAAAGCAAATTGATGCTGGAAGAGTAACTGCAAACTATCAGCAGGTTATTGCTCCTTACCTAGCTGGCGTAGAGAATAGATTTAGACAAACTAAAGCTATGAGAGACCAACTAGCATTAGAATCTTATTTGAATGAAGCTAATTCAAATTATAATACTAGTGCCGCTAAGATTATGGAAGACTATAAAGACGACCCAATAGGTGCTCAGAGAGAACTATCTAAGCTACAGAAAGGATTACAGTCTGATATGTTAAAGAAGAGAAGTTCACTAATAAGTACCCCTTGGTTAGTTCAGTTTAGTGGAAAAGGTTCTAAATTATCCTATGCTGAGAGGGCTATGCTTCAAAGAGCTAAGGACTTTAATAAAAGATTATCTGATGATAATAAACAGTTTCACAAAGATGTAATGGAATCTAAGAGGGAACATAATAAGATGATAACAAATATGTCAGCCCTCACTGCTGCACTTATAAAGAAAGGAATGCAACTATGAAATTAACCTATAAGCTACAACAAGGCGGGGGAATGCCCGCCTTCGTTAGCTACACCAATGTACCTCAACCACAAGTAGCTGCTCCTTATTCATCCACATCCTCCAGCCAAGGTGAGCCAGACGGTTCTGTTGGATTATTGGATAAGAATATGGTAAAGTTTTTGTATGAGAATGGCATACCGAGTGATGTGGAAGCATTCGTAGAAACTTCTGGTATATTCTCAGATAGTATATACAAGAATCCGTTTAGTAATAATGCTACTGTACAATATAAGACTATATTAAAGATGCTCCCAAGAATAAAGGCGGAGAATGAAAGATTTAAGAATGCTATGACCCAGGCTGACAAAAATGGAGGGCTTGGCGAGATTGCTGTAACTGACGGAGGTCATGTAATTACCGTTGATGCTGAGGGTAAACTACAGAAGAAATCACTAAATGATGTTGACCTTAATTCAGAACAGATTTTGACTAATTCAGAGCTGGCTAATTATCGTGCTAATAGTATAAATGCCGCTTTTAATACTGACCTTACAAGTATTATAGGTAATGCAGTAGGTATCCCTAAGATAACCGAATATATACAATCTGTAGTTAATAAGTTAGGAACTACTTCAATGTCAAGGGAGGGATATGTAGGTCAGCAATCTGGCAGAATATTAAAAGGAATGGAGTATTTAGCTGCCTTACAGCCTAGTAGAGAAGACCTATCTGGAATGTCTGTAGATGGACTTTATAAAATGTCCAGCATGGATAAATCCCAGCAAGCTCAGGCTAATCAGGCATTAGGCTATCTATTAACCTCTCTACCTAAGAATATGAGAACTGTTCTTCAAGCTAAGGCAGCTATGTATTTAGGAGATAACTCTGCGGAAGGTGTTAAAAAATTATTAATGTCTCTAACCCAATCGGCATTAAGTGGAGAACATACCTTAAAACTTGATTTACAAGAGAAGATGGATGCTAGCGGGAAGGCTAAAACATCAGGTAGTGGTAGGGATAATAACATTACAGACCCTGCCAAAGCATTCCTACTTGGGCTAGGAGAGGTTAAAAACCATAAAATTAATAATGGAAATTCGTATAGTTTAAATCTACCAGGCAATAGTGCACCATTAGTTGATACTTCTGGTAAAACTATAGGAAGTGCTACATTAGAGGATGCTGCAAGGAGTACATTCTCTGGAGTTCTAGACTTTAAGAATGCTACGATGGGGGGTCAGTTATTAAACTCATCTCAGAGAAGTAGAGTTGCTATAGATGGCTCTAATGTAGTTGCAGTTGACCTTCCTGTTGACACACAAGCATTACAATCTGGGGTGCTTAAGCCCGATATTGATTCATTAAAGAGATTAGAGTTGGCTGAGAATGAGATTAGAGAAGGAGATATAAAGGATGAAGCTCAGAAAAATGAAATCTATGCTAAGTATAAATTGCCATATAAGTACATTAATGGACAAATAAATACCAATGCCTATGGAAGATTCGCCGTATTAGATGCCTCAGCAGATGAGTCTGCATTCGTAGAAGACCCAACAATGGATGATACTCTTAGTGAAGTAACTGACATTAATGAAAGGGAAAGTATAGAGAGAATATTAAAGGCTGCTGATGCATCATTTAAGATGAGTCAGCCTGGCATATTCTCCAGTGGTAATAATGTATACTCTGGTTCTGTGTATATACCAGTAAGACAGAATCTTATTAATGCTTCACTTGGCTCTGGGCACTATCCTACGATACAAGGTAATGATGCTATGGATATAGAAGCTAAAGAACAACAGAAGCAACGACTGCAAACTTACGTGCCAAGTCCCTCACTATCTACACTATAAAATCTAGTAATATGACAAATACAAAGGAAAATGATTGGCTGTTAAATAGAGTGTCTAATCCTACCTTTTCTATCTCTGATTTTAAGGCAATAGGATTAGATGCCACTAACACTTCATTAGCAGATGCAAGTGTTTATAAGAACATTCCCCAAATTCAAGATAATCCTGCATTTCAAACTGATGGTAAATTTGATGAAGCTAAGTTTGATAATGTATATAAATACATGGCTGAGACTTATAATCAATTGGCTGATGAATCCTACCAAGAAGATATTTTAAGTCAGGCTACATTCCATAGAGATAATATATTCGCTGAACCTGAGCAAAGAAGGAAGGGTCCAGATATTTATCTGTCCAGAGAAGTTAACCCATTAAGGCAGACAAGGGGTATTAGAAGATTAAATCTATTAGACGCTCCTACTATGTCAGCTGATGAGGCTGCCCAAACTCAGAAAGTATTAGCTAACCCTATGAGTGTAGCTAATGGAGCTAATCCAGTATGGCATGATTCCCCTAATGATTCATTCTGGACTGACTTCTGGGATACTAGAGTTATGGCTCAATGGGATGAAGATGGGGAGCATATTGACCCAGTAACCAAAGAGAGGGTTCAACATAAGAAGGGGGAATTGAAACTAAACGAGAATGGTACATATTATTATGAGAACCTAGACGGTAGAGATGTGTATGGAAGACGAGTTCTTTCAAAGTTAAATACTCTAACCACAGATGGTTCTGCAATCAATAAATATGACTTCTTTGACTCAGACGGACTCGATAAAAGTGTTGTTGGCTCCTTAGCCCGTAACGCTGTCTCAATCCTTCCTATGTTCATTCCTGGGATAAGTCCTTGGTATATAGGTGCTGGTATTGCCTTAGAAACCACTAAGATTTTAGCTACTCTGGGTAAAGTATTCTCTGGCAGTGATAATAAGTTTCTATCGGCTGTAGAAGGATTTACTAAGTCCTTAGAACCTACAACTTCTGAGTATGGTCAGAATAACGCATGGTCTATGGAGAACTTCATTAATCTGGCTGGTGATGTATTCAAGCAAATGTATGAGCAGAGGTGGATATTTAAATACGCACCTGCCCTATTTAAGGGGGAGAATATGGCTACCGAGGCTGCCCAAATGAAAAAGCTAGAAGAGTTTCAAGCTAAATATGTAAACCTTGATAGCTATCTAAAAGCTAAAGTAGCAACTCCAAAGGCTGGAGATTTAAGATACTTTGAAGAATTAAAAGCAGTCAATACATTTAAAGCTCAGAATGACCTAGAGAACTACATGAAGGGCTACAACAAGATAGGAGAACTTCTATCTAAGGCTTACATGACTAGTATTACAGTTCAGGATGCTTATGGTGAAGCTAAGGAACAGGGTGCTAACGACCTAGAAGCTGCATTACTTACATTAGGATATGCTGCAGGAGAATATGCTATTATTAATAGTAGGTTAGGAGAATGGATACTTCCTGAACTTAGGATGGATAAGGAGCAGATGAAGCAGGTAGTCAAAACTTTGACAGAAGGTTCAAGAAAGACTATTGATAACGGCTCTAAAGTCCAAAAAGTTGAGTGGATGAAAAAGATATTCAAGCTCGGAAAGGATGTTGCTCAAGCTAACTACTCTGTGGGTAAAAGTGGACTTAAAGCTACTGCCGCCAATGCTCTTGGGGAAGGTATAGAGGAAGTATCTGAAGAGGTTATGTATGACTTCGCTAAATCAGTTATTAATCTAGGAATGTGGTTAGCTGGTAGTGATACACAGCCACTACAAGCATGGGACAATATGTTCGACAGATATGGTATGTCATTTGTAGGAGGTATGCTAGGTGGTGCTATGTTTGATGCTTTACCTAACCTTAGAGAAGCTAGGCAGCTTGGTCAGATGAATAATGAGCAAGCTATGCAACAACTAGTATATATGGCTAGAAATGGCAAGATGGGTGATTTCCTAAAGATGGTAGACAAGATGGAATTAGGTAATAAGTACTTATCTGCCACTAAACTTGTAGATGGAGTAGGCGGAAGAAAGGTATGGGCACAAGGTACTGATACTGACAACCAAGACCTAGCTGCTAAATCCGAGGTCAGGAGAATAGCCAAGTTTATTACTAATACTTTATCTGCACAAGGCGCAACCATTAGTGATGATGCATTTCTAGACACACAAACTCTTAATGATTTAAGATTCTCTGCTCTTAAGAATAGTAGAGTGGCTGCAAGCTACTTACAAGACTACAACAGTGTTTGTGAGAAGATTGTAACTTTAACCAATCAACTTAACGGACTGGGTGGAACCCAAGAGCGTATGGATAATGGTGGACCTACCGACGCTCAGGTAAAGGAGAATGGAGATGAATCTACTAAGACTGAGAGAAGTAGAATAGAAGGTGAATTAAAGGCAGCAATAGAGAGAAAGGAGGCATATATGAAAGGAGATTTAGCTCCCCAGCTCATCTATGATGCTCTATTTGAGATGTCAACTGCTGTTAGTAGTGCCTACTTAGCCCCAACTCTTATACAGTATGCTGAGAACAAAACTGGTAAAAAGGTAACTGACATTCCTAAGAATGAATTAGAGGAAATATCAAAAGAGTATGATGGATGGAAGAATTCAGGATTCAAAGATGCAGTACGTACTGCTGCCTCAATTCATAAATCAATAGCTAAGGTTGTTGCACCTTTATTCCAAAACCACAGTCTAAAGTACTACGAGAGTCTTGATGAAAACTTACACTCTACTTTAAGTATCTTACAGACCGGACTAAATAGGTATGTCAAGCATCTTAATGAGAACAAGGACTCTGAATCCTTTGTAGAAGATATGGCTGAGTTCAATATACACTCATCAATGGGTATTATTGGTCCTCTGCTAACCACTTTAGGTTCTGAATCAGAGAAGGCAACATTTACTGACATAATAAATACTCCAATAACTGAAGATTATACGATGGAGGTTCAATCTGAGCAATATAACAAGTTTGTTAGTAAATTCTTAACATCACATATAGATGCTATTGTTAAGCCTATTGTGAACCAAGGTTATATTAATCCAGAATTGAAAAGAGTATTAAACGGCACTTTAGATTCTGCATACTGGTATTTTATTAACCAAGCAGAAACGTATGGAGATGATGCAAGCTATATAGAGGCAACCAAGATAGAAGATGCTAAAGCTCAAATTGATAAGTTGCAGCATTCTAATATCATTGAACTTTTAGACCAATTCTCATTAAGTACTACTGATTCTGACGTAAAGGTATCTAATATTCTTAAAGAAACTGATGCTTCGTTAAGGGAGCATATGGATGATTTGTCCAACTTTAACCTAAATAATGAGAGACTTGACCAGATTACTGAAGCTCTTTCAGTGATTAATATATTTAAGGCTCAATTACTTAGTGCTAGGGTAGACAACGCTGATTTATCTAATCTTTATGGTATGAATACTACTATAAACGAATTAGATTCAGAGGCTAATCTAGCAGAATTACAGTCTAATGTGGCTGATGCAATGATGCAGGACCTAGAAGGTATTGAGTTACGTCTTAAAACCTTCCAAAAGATAATAGCTGCAAATAATGCTCAGAAGTTAGGAGAACAAACAAGAACCGCAAATAATAAGAATATACTTATCTATGACAGAATAAAGAGCTTTATTCTTAACATTCCTAATGATTGGGCAGGTAAAGCTGAGTTTGAGGGGACAGTAAGCAGTCTAAGTAAACTCGAAGAAATATCAGCTGCCAAGAAGATAAGCCTTAATAGGGAGGAAAGGTTTCAGGTAGAATCAGAGATGGTAAAACTTGATGATGCTATATATAACTTCTTTGAAGCTAATAGTGATAAGGTTAATGACCCAGAAGCACTGTCTAAGCTTATTAGCGTAGACAACTTTGGCTTAATTACTATAAGTGATGATGTAGAATCATTAAGTTCCAAGTCAACTAATATAGACGATAATGCAGTGGTTTGGTATATTGCCTCTAGAGCTGCTGTTAAGGCATCTGACTTCTATGGAGAATATAGGTCTATTATTAGTGATAAGATTGCTCCTATACCTACTCAAGAGTTAGCTACTTATTTGGGATATGCTTCAATTCTTAACGGAGGTATGATTGATAAGTTCTGTGATGCTGTAAATACCTCACTAAAGAACTATGCAGCGTCTATGACTGATTCTAAGTGGAAATATGCCCCAATTATTAGGGAGTTAGTACTTGACTCTCAGGTTGCTCCAAGATTCTCTAGAGTAACCTTTATTGAGGGTATTCCTGGAAGTGGTAAGACTACTGGCGTATTTAATAACCTTATAGTACTTCTAAAGAAATACCATCCAGAGGTTTTGAAGAGTGTTTGGATTGGTCATGCTACTGAAGACAGTGCTAAGGGCTTAAAAGCTGATTTAAATCTTGATTCTGCTACCACTTTGGATAGAGAACATCTTATGAAGAGGGTAACCCAGGAATGGAAAGACTTCAAAGATTATCCTCAGAAATCATCTAAAGAAGTAGACCCATCTTCCGAGGAAGATATTCCAGTGTCTATAATTGATGATGGAGATATATATTTTGACGATAACTTTATTACTAGGTCAAACTTCAAGATAAATGAAATCTCGGAAGCTCCATCTCTAATCCTTATTGATGAGGTGTCAAGATACACTGTAGTTGATATGGATTTAGTTAATAGATTTGCACAGAAGTATGGAATTCCAGTTATTGTGGCTGGGGACTTTGACCAAAGTAAAGCTATTGGAAGGCATCTTATCGACTATAAAGGGAAGAATGTTAGAAATACAATACAGTTAGCTCGCCGTAACTTTATAAGGTGTCCTAAACTGGGAGTATCTATGAGGTCTAACAACCAGCAAGTAACAATTAATATCAATAACCTTAAGAGTATCCTACCAAAACTAAGGAGTAATAACTACGATTCAGATGTGTCAATGCATTACTATCAGGATGATTCTGGGTTGTTTGGAACTAAGGTTTATAATATAAATGACCTGAGAAATTCTGCACCGTATAGTATAGAGCTGGTAAAGAAAGACATTGACCTAATGATTAATAGTATGAATCCAGATGAAAAGATTGGATTTATCTATTATGATACTGATACTGAGATATATAAATTACTTTCTAGTGCTACTTATAAGGATAGAGTAGACTTTAAACAAGGTAACTCTTCACAAGGACTTGAAGGTAAGTATTATATAATTGACGATTCAGCTGGTTTAGAGAACGAGGAATATTGGGACGACCTTTATACTGGAATCTCTAGAGCAATACAGGGTAGCATTGTTCTTCACACTAAGGATAGCTATAAGACTAACAATTCGAATCTATTAAATTCTATCCAAGACCCTTCTACTAGTGTTAGTGAACTGTCCAAAGATGGAATCAAGACATTCTCTTCTGAAAGGAGGGATATGTTAGATAAACTTCCCTTAGATAATAAACCTACTAAATTGGTTAAGAGGGAAAAGGATGCCACTATTCCTTCTGTAACCGTAGTACCTGAAGCTGGACTGACTTCTGAGGTAGTAACGACTGTAACGGATGATGGAACTAAGAAGCAGGTCATTATTACTAACAATGGACTTCCCACTGAGGCTGATATAAAGGATAAGACCCTTGCTTCTAGCGAAGATACAACCCCACCTCCAGTACCTACAACTGGAACTAATCACGTTTCCAGCACTAAAACTGAATCTGTTCTTGACTTATTAATGTACACATTCCCCACATTTGAGTCAGGAACTTCATTTGATAAGGATGGAAACCTGATAGTAACCCCAGAGAATAGTAAAAGGTTAGATAGCTACTTCGGTTTGAATAAGTTACCTGGAGTAAAAAACAAAGAAACATTTGATAAGACCATAGGTAACTTAAGGAGTGTTATATTCAATACAGCTGATAAGGGAGAGCTTACCAGGAAGATAAAGGCAATTCTAGGTCTCGGAGATGATGTGTATTGTACATTTGCATTTAAGAGTTCTGCAAGTACGTTCAATAACGCAGAATGGGGAAGATTTAGAAAGGATACAGGTTCAGAATCTTTAAGCTACATATTCTCTGAGGATGAAGAAAGTAAGAATATTAAGCTAAAGACACTATCTATCATTATAGGGGAAGGCACTAATGATATGTTAGAGCTACCTTTAGCTATATTACCTAACCCTCTAACTGTATTTAAGAATGACAAATTCAAGGCAATAAAAGAGGAATATAATGAGATTTCTAGAAGGAATCCTAGTGCTCCTATGTTTGATAAGTTTAATGAACTTATTAAATTTATTCAAGCTAATCCGTCTATTGAAGGGGGAAATGCCTTAGTTAACTTCTTAAAGGTGTATACCTTTAACTCTAATGGTGTATTTTACGTGGAGGATGCAAATTGGACATTGGCTAATAATCTTAAATCTCAAGGACCGACAATTACTAATGCTCTTAAGGGTTCTGATTATGAATACAATGACCATTTGAAATATGATGGTAAATGGATAACCCTTGATGAATTATCAAAGGTTCCTGGCACTTCTATTTCTAAGGTAAAATTATCTCCTAAGGGAGTTTACTCATTTGGAAATAAAACCGTAAACTTTGCCAAGCCTGGACACCCATTTGTACTTGTTAGTAATGATATAATGCTTAGTGGTGCAGAATTGGAGAATTACTACTATAGACAATTAGAGGATAGTTCTTTGGAGAAGAAGGTGAAGTTAGTTTATGTTGTTCCTCCTAAAGCATCAGTTAAGGAGTATTTTGATAATCTACTAAGCATTGTTTCTGGAGATAAGAACTCTATTAAGAGGATAGGTAATGACTTTACTGCCTACAGGATTATAAAGATATTATCAGCTCAACCTGGCTATGAGACAAGTGACCTAAACTACAATACTACTGCATACGATGGTATAATGAAGTTGGTAGGTAAACTTGATAGCGCAGAGGGAGATGTTAAAGCCCAAATGGAAATCCTTAATGGTCCTGCTGATATTAAAGGGCTAAATAGAAACATTACTGCTAGACAAGCCCTTCAAAACTATCTATTAGGTTCGGTATATCCTCCAAACGCAGATAATACTAGTAGAATATTTAAGGAACTTAATTTACGTTCTATAGAACATATATTAGGTCAAAATAAGATTGATGGAATATTCTACAATATACAATATAGTAAGTCTTCTACAGACACTATTGCTCTAGATGCAGTTTATGATACAGGTAACTACTCTATTGATAATAATCCATTTATGGTTAATGGTAAGATAGATAGCCCTTCGTTCTATGGTAACGTAAACCCATTACTAGAAACAATAGTCAACAAGATGACTAACAATGGTAACTTTAAAGGTAGTAGAGACAATAGTAGGTATTTAGCTGGAAACTCTCGTATAGGAGTAACCCCTAAGCCTACAGCTGATACTATCTTTAGGTCAATGAACATCAAGGCATCTGCTTCAGTTATGTCAGAAATGGATGTAGATACTCTACAAACACTGTCTAAGGAGCAGGTTTTAGATGCATATAGAAAGACAAATCATCTAGTAATACCTATTGGTTCTGACGTCTATATAAGTACTAAACCATCTAACCTTGATGTGTCTAACTCTGTCATTTCAGATATTTCCCAATTAAGTTTAAATATTCACAAATTTACCTTAACTTTGGGGAATGAAATCTTTAATGCAGAGCTAAACCTGAATAACAATGAGATTACTCTAATAAAACAGACAAGTGCTCCTACTGGGACTCAACTTGCTGTATTCTCGGTAAGCTCATTACAGGAAGTAGCCGAATATAAGAACATCCTTAGCGTATTTAACTTTGCTACACTTGGTAAGGTGCAATCTGCGAAGGGTGTGGAGGCATTTAATAAGGAAGTTAATGCTATGAGAGCAACTTCTAAAATGATAAAAAGGATGAGTGAGGAGATTGACCAATTCGAAGGTTCTCAGAAGGATATGCTTCAGAATTTGGTAAATTTCTTACAATCTAAGCAAGATGAAAAGGCTCGTCTAAACACTACTGACAATTCATGTCCAATAACTATAAAAATTAAATTATAATCATGGGTAAATGTAAATTTAACAAGAATGACTCTAACTTAGACTTACAGGATGTATTACAAGACACACTGGAAGAAATCTGGGAGGAGAAAGACGAATTTAGTAGAAAGGCGATGTTTATTAATAGTCTGAAAGAGATAGGAGAGGGGTACGATATTACGTCCCTCTCCGACCTTGCAGATTTTATTGATGCATTCGTTATGGAGGTTGCTCCAGTATTGCATGATATAGTTCCAACCAACATGACCACCTATCTTTCCGGTCAAAGTAGTAACATTGATGATACTGCTGAAGAGAATCCTACCAAGTTGGATGCTCTGGATGACCCTGAAGGTAATGCTGATGCAAAACAAAGGATTAGGGGATTTATAGTAACCAATTATGGTACTGCAACTGAAATTGCCTCAGCAATGGAAGCTAGTGTTACTGATAATATAGTTAAGTGTTTTCTTGTAGATAGAGAAGCTGGTAAGGTGATTAAGACTGAGCATGAAATTAATGAAGCCTTAAGGAATTATCAAGAAACTCTATTGCAAGATGTAGTTGGTTATCTAAAGGATGCATATTCTAAACTTCCATCAGAAGATGTTCAGGACACTCTAGAGAAGCTGTCTAATCTTACTATGTGGAAGGATGGAGTATATCTAAATGCTGTAGGAGAGTTAAATGCTGTAGGAGAAAGATTCCTCCATCATTCACACTTTACTGCTGATGAACTCAGAAAGATATATTCTAGGAATAGGATTATTGATAAGAAGTTCATTAAGGCATATAATAGTTTAGTTATTCTAAATCACTTTGATGATTTACTTAGTTCTAAACTAGGGAAAGTCTTGAAGATTAATGAGAACTATCCTAAGTATAGTGCAGAAGATAGATATTCTCTTATAAGTACAGGAGCCAACAATAGTAGGAATTGGGGAGATAAGGAGAAAGATGTAAATATGAATGACCATGTGTCGGACATAACTAAGCTATTAGTTGAGACTTCTCCTATATACACTTGGGGAAATAGTACTCCGATTGCAGATAAGAAGGTTAAACTAGACGCATTTAACTATATTATATCTAAAATCAAGAGTTTAACTAACTCTCCTGATATTCACAATTCTTCTCTTACATTTGATGGGATGTTCTTCCTTAAATATCCTCAGTTTGAACATTTGCGTTCTTCTATTGAAGGTAAATCTTTCTATACATTATTATCCTCAGCTAGCACAGGTAACGTGCTTGAGAACTATCATGCACTATTTGAATTGTTGTGTGATGACTCATTCTTTAACAGCAACTATGAGCTACTTAGAGGGTTTAGAAGTATAGAAAAGAACTTAGTTTATTCATTGAGGCAAGGAATCTTTAGTAGTGATGCACACTCCTTATTTGGAATTTATAAGAATAATGTTCTTGATACTAACTACTATTCCTTTATCTGCCAATTAGTGGCAACTGCTAGTCCTCTTGATTTTGTGCAATATAGAGTTAATGAGGATGGGGATATAGTTAGAGCAACTTTGAGGGATAATCTTAACAGGCAATTAAGGAATCAACTTGAAAGAAGTATTTCATCTGCGTTGAGCGTTACAGCTCCTACTAAGTATGAATCAATGATTGCTAAGTATAATCCTAGATATGAGGAAGATAAGGTTACAGACCCCAAGGAAGGTGTGAAGACTATTTCTGTATTTAGATTCCATATACCAGACTTGAATGTGTCTATTCAATTCAATCCAAAAGCGAAGAGGTCTAATGCCTTCTCTATATCAAGAGACGGTAAAGCATTAGTTTCATTTAACGGTGAGGAAGATTGGAATAAGGCTCTTCAATTCTTCAAGGAATTCTTATATTTAGACTTTGTTTCTGATGGACCATTAGTTGAAAGCTATCTTGCATTAAAGACGAAGAATGGTAACATTCAATATGATGCAGCAATTAGTGACCTACTTCAACTTAGTACTAGCATATTCTTTAACTCTTACTTCTCTCATAACTTGGTTCCTAAAGAAACAAGTACACAGGAGTTTAGAAGAAAGCAAGAGGAGGTATTTGGAACTGAGAACCTAACCTCTATAAAAAGAGGGGCTAAGGATATTGGTGTTCTACTTCCTAGCTATGTACCAGTAATGGAGGATTTAGCTGCTGCCTATGCTATGACTACAGATGCTTATGTTAGTGGTATAAACAGGGACGGAGAAGGTCGTGCATTATCTGGAGTTGCTATGTCAATGCTTGGTACTAACTACAGAAGTCAGTGGACAAATCAGTGTATGAATATGAATTCCGCTACTAATGGATTATCCCTTCTGAATAATACATTCTTGCATAGAGGAATGGTGGTATCGAGAGAGTATAAAGGTAGGACTGATAGTAAGAAGCATATTGATTTTAATATGTCAGAATCCTTCTATACTGCATTTGTAAGTAATTATTTATGTAATATTGCTGGAAATACAGATGCTGCCTTCTTACCTTCTGTTATCTCAGATAAGTCTACTTTGTTCCACATGGTTGAAAATCTGAACGCCCTCAGCCCTCTAGGTAAACCCTTCAATAAATTAACTAAAGATGAGACCATAGCTATTATTAATAAAGAGCTTGGGGATTGTTATGCAAAGATAATAAACTCCATAACCTTTGAATGGGAGAGATTAAACTCTGCCCTTAAGAGCATAGACAGTTCTTTAGTGTTCAACAACCCGACTCAATATCCCTTATTAGCAAGTAAGGGAATAATTCCTGTATTTAATCCTATGACTAATTTCGCAGAAGTGAATACCGTTTATGGAAATGATTCTAGGAAGGTACTTGAAGAAGTATTAAGGGTTTATCAGAATGTGGTTAGAGGTCCAGAATTGGAGATTAAAGACGAGGTATCATTCCAGGGAGGTAAAACTCTTTCATTTAACAGAACACTAATATCCCTTACTAATAGGTTTAATCCTGAGTATTTTACCAGGGCTGGACTTAATGTGGAAGAGGTATTTGGCAAGTTAACCAATAGTGACGACTTCTGGAGAATTAAGGAGGTAGAACTATTAACTGACTTACTTGATAATGATTTTACAATTGAAACTACTGATGAGAGAGGTAATGCACTTACCACTCCCGAAGTAGCCTACCTAGCTAAGAATAAAGATTGGATAAAATTCTCTACTAAGCGGGTAATATTAGCTAAGTATACCAACTTTGGTAAAACTTTTGATATTACTAAATGGTCTGACCTATATTCTATTGGAGGTTACACTGAGAATGGAATATCTTATAATTGGGGAAGTCCCGGATTTAGTTTCTCTAAGTTCTTAGAAATGAGAGGTGGTGAGTTACAACTTCATCCTGACTTAGCTAGATTTAATGTAATAGATTATCTTCTTAGTCAAGAGTATGTTCTAACTACTGTAGGTACTCATGCTAATCATCCCGCGAAGAAAGCCACAGCTAGTCCTAATGATTTAGTTGAGGAGGCTGCAAGGTATATTGCTCAGCATAAGAGAAATGTATCAGACACAGCTGCTAAGCAGGTTATGAGCCAAGGCTTAATAAATGGAATATTACCTGAATATACTATTGCCGTTATCGAGGATGATACTGCTCCTACCTATAATCCTATGGGGGACCATGATGAGCATGGGGTTAAACAATATGATGGTAGTACATTTGCATCTCCTGAAACAATGTATTTGGAGAATAACTCTCTTGGTGGGGCTAAAGTAGGTGCTGATAAGAAACCTTTTGTGCATTTTTATAAAGAAGGAAGTGCTACTGGAGGTATTATCAAAACTGCCACATTCGCCCTTACTAACTATACCATGAGTAACAGCAAATTCCTACAAAGGATGGTTAAGAAGATGTGGAGTAAGAATTGGGAATTCGAAGGAGTATTATTTAATGATAATGTGCTTGTAGATTTCCAAGGCAATCCTATATCTTACGAAGACGTTTACTATAAGGGAACAGATGGTAAATTCTACATGATTAATAGTATCACCTATATGCCAGAGGATGGTACATATATGATAATTAAGTCAGAAGTAGAGCCTGATGGTACTATAGTGAAACAACTCCCTGCTGAGATTACCCCCAAACCATGGGAAGCTCCTAGGGTTACGAACAGTGGAACTACACTCTATCCTGTTACAAACAACTTTGGTTTATTCCAAATGTTTGGAGGATGGAAGTCTTATTCACAATCTGAAGATGGGTTAATTCCGTCTGAGGTTTCAGTAAGAAATGTAGTCAAAGCTGTTAACGGTGTGGGGATTAAACTGAAGGACTCAGTTGTCTCTCAATCAGATGTGTACCAACCTCTAAAATGGTCTTCTATTCAGTATGTAGTAACCGCTGGTGCTATTAAGCAAGGGGCAGCCAACGTAAACCTGAAACATGCTTATTTTGATGATAACCCATACTTGACAATGAAGTTTAGAACTGATGATATTGGTATTCAGTTAGATGCAGAGCATACTGCTGATGAATCTACTTTATCAATTATGACTCAAGTAATCAATGCTTTGGCTTCGAGGGGTTATACTACAGAACAAGCTGGAGAAGTTTATGAGGCTATGTTTGCACTATCAGAAGCCGGAATCAATGACTATGTTGAAGGATTTGAACAGTATGTAGACACTAAAGATGCATCCAAGTTCAAGGATGCAATCATATCTACTATAGTTAAATCTATCCAGAATAGTACAAGTAGGGACGGCAATCTAATGCAAGCTGTTATGGATACTCTAATAGAAGATTCTAGGGCGGGTAAGTTAATAACCTATAAGAATGTAGAAGGTACAATTCCATATAGTAATCCTAGTGTTTTTAATGGAATCTTCTCTTCTATTTCTGCCACACTTACTAAGGCGGCTATTAGACTTAAATTTAATGGTAGCCTTGCAGTGTTAAATCCCTCTCATAAGATTTGGAAGTTATATGGAGATAGAATGTATGACTCTTTTAATAATGATGAAGAAATTCAAAAGTTACAAGAATTATACAATTCTAAACCTATAACTAACTTATCTGAACTGAAGCTTGGTAGGTACTATACAATTACGGTAGATGGGATTACCAGTACTGAGTTTATAGAAACGCCTCAACAATATTGGGATTTGGAAAGCAGGCTAGCTGACAAAGACTTCCGTATAGTTGAAAACATTACTGCTGGTAGAGATTTAGCCTCATATAATTTCACATTTAGAGATGTTCAGGGCAATCTTTATAATATGTGGGATTTAGATGTAGTTAAATCACTATACGCTACTGTTGACCCTCAAGAGAAGATACTGCTAAGAAGAGAACTCCAAAATGCCCTTGGAGCAGTAAGTAACGGTAAACTAGATACTGTAGTCATTAACGGAGTGACAGTACAAGTTGACAAGTCTTCTCTTCAAACTCAACCATTTGAGTTAATAATGCCTAAAATCTATGCAAGTAGATTTGGATTGAAGAGGGGGGATAGTCTATCTACTATCAAGAATGATGATACGTTCTTCCTAAAGAGAATGTTATCTAACTGGGAAAGTAAGGTTAGTGATGCTGATTTTGATATTGAATTGAAGAGGTTAAACGGCAAACACGTATACTTAGTTGATAAGAGAGTTTATAAGAACACTCGTCTAACTCCTATAGAAATTGAGACTAGATGGGATGGGGCTAAACTTTACAGAGTTAATAGCTCTGGAGAGAAGCTACACAGACTATCTGATGAATCTGATAGGGTATATGTAGATGCTAATGGTAATGAGATAATTGTTACCAACAATACCCAATTCTATATTGATTCTTTCAACTATCATACTATCAGAGTATCTAATAGTGCTGCCACAAGTGAAGAAGTTAGTAAGATTATTCAACCTATACTGGATTCTAAATCCAAAGTAGCTAGCAGGTTTGCTAAATATATAGGTAAGAGTAACCCTACTGACATTATAACTTATGTAAACAGGCTATATTCTGAGAGTATTGATAAATTGAGAACTAATCCTAGAGCTAAAATTGAAGACTCAAACATTGATGCTATAAGAGATGCTGCTGCAGAACTGCATACGTCTTTTATTAAATCTTTGGACGTCTTAGCTGCTCGTATTCCTGCCCAGTCTATGCAATCGTTCATGCCAATGAGAGTAGTAGGATTTGATGAAACAGACACAAACTCCGCCTATGTAAATTATTTCCAGTTCTGGTTACAAGGTTCTGACTTGGATATTGACAAGGTTTCCTTATTAGGTCATTCATTTGACAGAACAGGTAAATATGTTGGATGGAGTCCTTACTTTAATTTAAGTTCTCAGAATGCTCTAGCCGAATCTGAGAAACTTCCATTCCCTACAAATAAAGAGCTAGAATTAGTTGAAGCTGATGATACATCATTAACTAATTGGGCGCATGATTTTGTAGGTTCAGGTAAATTGTTTAACTTTAACGGTTCAGAAGTAGTATTTCTACCAGAATATGACTTGGACAATTCTTTAGGTTCGGTACAATCTCTATCGAATTTCTTAAGAATGGTTAAGAGGAATGGTGGTAAGCTATATATTCCTAAAGGTTCTAATCTTCCATTTGATAAAATCAAGGAACTGATTGACCGACATAACTTATATGTAAGGAACTCTAGCAATCCCGAAGATATGATTAAGAATTTCATATCCTCTTATATGTTTAAGATTAGTGATAATCCTATTAACTTAATGCAGTCACAATCATCTATTGATGATGCTGTAGCCCTGCTAAAGGATATAGCTAAAGGGTCAACAGAAGGTCAGAGAACTCTACAATTTACTCCAGGTAATGTAGTAAATAAGTATGAGTCCATGTATGACTTTCAATCTGGTAAGAAGAATGTTGGTATAGTTGCATCTGCCATTAAGGTATTTGATGGTCTAACTTACTACAATAATGCCACATTAAATAGTAATAACCCAATGAAACAATATGGTCTACTATTTAATAGAGTTATTTGTGGTAGTAGATTCAGATTGCTAGCTAATTCGTATACTGATAGTCCCGAATCCATAAGTAATCTTGAAGTATTAGATGCATTACAAAGTGTAGACAATGATACAGATGCTAAGCTAGTATTCTCAGCATTGATGTCAGCTGCAACTGATAATGCTAAAGACCCGATATTGGCTAAAATCAATGCCGGACCTAATATGATGGGATTATATACTTACGGTACAGCGATTGGAATTCCTCTTAAGGATTTAGCTGGAGCTATGATGTCCAGAACTGCTCGTATACTCTCTAAGCTCATGGATTCTAATGTATTTAATAGAAAGGCTGGTATGTCAATTACTAGTGCTATTAGATATATTGAGAATGGTCCAAGTATTGGGGAATTAGACCCAGAATTTATTTCTATACTAAAGAGTGAGTTTGGGTCTGGGACAGATGCATCTGATTTTGTAATAGGTAAAATGCTACAATATAGGCTCTCCGACCTATCTAAAGGTCATGAATTGATTGATAGTTTAAGAAAGAGAATCAAGTCTATGGATGTATCTATGAACAAAGTCTCAATGTATAAATTCTTAGAAGAGTTATCTGATTATATCAGGTTTGTTAATACGATAAACAATGACATTATCACTAACTCAGAAGGGGTTCAATACAGAGTTATTGATTCAATCAAACAGCTAGTCCAAGGTGCATCTGAAATGGGCAGATTGAGAGGTATCTATGCCCTCAATCAAGGTCTCTCTAATAGTGTTGAAGACTCCCTTAAATTTATTGATAAGTTCGAAGGAATCTTTGAAGATAGAATTAAGGAAATATCAGCTGAAGAGAAAGAGGGTACTGTAATGGTTGACGGAATGATTATGAAGGTTTCTGATGTTATAGCAAAGCTAAGAAATCTAACTAATAATACTGACAATCCATATAGAATCTCCTTTAGTAAATTTATGTCTGATGAGGAATATAGAAGCACTTTAATCTCTCTGTATGGAGGATTAAAGCACTCCTTCAACGTATTGGATGCAGCATGGTCTGTACCTCACTATAGAGGGTATTTGAAAGCCTTCCATATGGATGTAGAAAGCAAGTATATGGTTATGTCCAAGTATAGAATGATGAGGGATTTAGGTCCTAGAATTATTAAGGGCGGTGGATTCTACAGTAGTAAAGAAAGGTCTAATGTTTATAAGAAGTTACAGTCATTCTGTGACATGACTCTTAGGAACACTTGGATGAAAACTTCTGAGAAGGTAATTACAATCCCAGCTGGTGTTACTATTATGAATAGTATTGGTAACACATTTACTACTCAAGGTAATACTCCTATTATGTTAGGAACAAGATGGGGTAATGAGTCATTTAAAATGTGGATGGATTCTGTGGTAATTCCTGAATTAAAGGATATAGAACCTAATGAATTTATTCAATCTTTAAGTCCAACTAGATTAGATAGAACCCTTAGTGGTAACGCTGCATTCGTATATTCTTTGCCAACTAATATGTTACCAAAGACTGGTTCGGAGGTAGAGCGTTTTAATAGGTATAAGAGAGCCTTTAACCAATTACAAGGTGCTCCAACATATCAAGGGTATCCATTGGCAGACCTGTTCTTCTATTATAATCTAATAAACTTTAATAACACTGTATCTCAAAGTTCTTTAACTACTATCTTTGAGGATATTATCAGAACAAAATCCTCTCCATTAATAGAGGAGTTTCATAAGTTTACGTCTGTACTTGATTCTAACTCAATGTTAGTTGAGGGGGTAGACTTCACTTATGACGAAGCTCTAAAATGGTGTGCTCCTATTGAAGATACTAACTATTCATCTAAGTATTATGTTAGAAGTTATGATGATTCTAATATGAAATATCACTTATTTGTTAGGAAGTCTAATTCAATGGATAATCCGGAGGTAGATGGGGATTTTGAATATGATTCTGATTATATGGATTTTGTATCTGATGATTATGACAGTGGGGATATGGGAGGTTATCAATATGGACCAAACCTAGAGGATTATACAAGAGTTATTGAGAATACTAACTACACTAATCCTTGGGATGTTGCGGATATATATAATGACCATAACATAAGAATTGACTCAAACTCTGTGATTAATCTTGATGTTGATAGGAATCTAAAATCTATAAGCTATAGGGGTAAAACTTATAGTAGAGAGACTTTAGTTAAACTGGCTGAATCCTTAGGTGGTTCTGAATCAGACTTAGATGTACCTTATGTAACTAGAGTTGTTGATGGTATGAATGTTAAAACTGTTGATAGTCTACAATATTCTGCAATCATAGCTCAATTATTAGACAATCCTTGTTAATTTTATGGCAGTATGTCTTAATAAAAATTCAGTAGAGTACCAGACATTGTTAAAGATGTCTGGGCTCTCTGGATTTAAATTTAATGCTTTTGTATCTACATTTGTAGATAAATTTGGTAGGTATCCAGAGCTTGATGAGATACCTGGAGCTGACTCTAGACCTTACTTAAATAGTTCTTTGTCAGTAAAAACAGTAGATGATACAAGCTTTGTAAAGAATGATAAGATATTCTCTCAAACAGGAACAACAGATGTTAAAGAAGCTAATATTAGAATAAACAATACGTATAGGGACTTAGAAGTGGAACTAACTCCCTCTAATGAAGTTTCAACTATACAAGTTAAAAAGCGTCCTAATAAGTGGGACAATGTATATGAAGGGGGAATAATCATAGATGATTCTACATCTCCTTCTAGAAATGTTGGGGTTTTTAATAGCATATTAGAGAAGCTAGCAAATTTATATGGAATTAACTTCATTGGTATCACTAATGGAGAATTGTCTTCAGAACAATGGAATGGAATAGTAGACGATGCTAAGACAACTAATGCTTTCATCTATAATGGAGATATATACATCAATATGGATAATTCTAGTATTGATGCTCCGCTACATGAAATGCTACATCTATTCTTAGGCTCAATTAGGTATAGCGACCCCCAGCTATACTTCTCAATGGTAGAAGCCATGAATGAACTACCTAATAGGTCAATGTTAGCCAGAGACTATAAGAATAGAACAGATTCAGACATAAATGAAGAACTACTAGTATCAGAGTTCTCAAAATATATAACAGGACAGAGAAGCGTTATTGATAAGTTACCAGCTAATGTGTTACATAAAACATTCTATAATATGAACAGAGTACTTGACTCCGTATTATTTGGTGAACAAAGTGTAACTACTATGAATCCAAAAGACCTATTTAACTCTTCTTTAGTAAAGCTATCAGAATACTTAGGCTCGGCATTAACAAACAACCAATACTCTGGGACCCTTAATGTTAAGTCTGCTGAGGTTCATAGAGTACTAGCTAATGTTAAATCAGATTTGATGAAAAGTAAAGACCTAAAAGAATTTTGTGGATAATGGGGTGCATATATGATTACAAAGGACATATCTTCCAATCTGAGTTAGAGTTAGATGACTTCTTACTTGAAAGAAGGCATTTAGTATCTAAGTATGGGGACATTGTATTTGCCAAGAGTAATAGAGCTATTCAAACTTATGATTCTATAATGAATCTAAAGATGGATACTGAAGCCCTTAAGGCAAATAAGACTATCTCTGAAACGGAAGATGGCAAGAATGATATTGAAAACATTAATGTGTCTAGTAATGGATATATTGGTGTTAATAAGTTTCTACAAGGTCTGAGAAACCTAGACGGGGATTTATTATTCCCAGAATTTAGACCTGAGAACTATTGGAAAGAGATTAGACCAAGATGGGCTGGAGGTAACTTTGATAAAGAAGAAGCTGCTGCCATATTTGGAGAGGGGGCTGAAACTAGACCCATAGTAAGTGATGAGGAATTTGCCAGAGCTAGGGAGGTTATTGAGAATAAATGGAAGACTCAGGGTAAAATAGGTACTGAACTTCATAAAGCAATGCAGAAGTATTTCAGTGAATCAAAGAGTGGAAGGAATATAAGGGAGTCAGATGATAACTTCCTAATTAACACATACTTTCCATCCATCTTAGATACTAACTTAGTCCCAAGTAAAGTTATCGCTGAGACTGTTAAATACTGTAGGGATTTAGAGAAATCACTACAAAGAGAATTAGGAGAGGATTTAATATACCTTCCAGAAGTGGCTGTCTCTGGAAGTACTTCACAGATAGGTGAGTCTGGTAATCCTAACAAGTTATTAGGAGTTATTGACTTGTTGGTAATTGATAAGAGGGGAAACGCCCATATTATTGATTATAAAACATCACCTAAACCTTACATGGGAACAGCTTCAGAAGCAGGATATGATTCAGCTAAAATCCTGACCTTTAAATACCAGCTAGGAGTATATGAACGTCTATTAAGAAAGTATGGAATAAACACTAGCGGTTCAAGGTTATTTGTAGCACCTATCCAGTTATCTGACTTTAGAAGAGAGGGTGATGATTGGATATATGATGGTATAAAGGAATACTCTGGACACGTTGAGGACTTAACCCAAGATGTTAAAACTAATATCAATATTCAAGAGAATATTGACGAGTTTCTTCCAGCTCCTTTTATTACTAAGGCTACAACTGAGAATCTATTACAAACTGTAACTGGAGTAATGTCAAAATGGTTCCCTAAATATAATAGCGTTCCAGGAGAGATTACAGATGATATGGTAACTGAAACTATAAAAGAAGGTAAGGGGGATAAGCCAAATCCAGAGACAGGTAAGTACGTATATTCTCCAAAAGGTAGCGGCTCTCCTATTAAGGCAGATACATATGAAGAGCTATTCGTGAAAGTAAAAAGGAAAATGAATAATATAGCTAATAATAAGATTAACTCCACACAAGTTATCAAGGAGGGTCTAATAAAAGCTATAGAAGAAGAAAATCCTTACTATGAGTTTACTAGAGCGCAGATTCCTGATAACCCTAAAGGTGTAAATGGTTGGTTCCAAAGAAGGATGTCTAGATATTGTAATTCTAACTGGGAAGTAGTAGATTGTGAACCTGCAGAGTATTTAGGATGTATCTTGCTTAGGAATAAGTTTACTAATCAGATAGATGTGGTGAAGATTAGTACATCTATGTTAAGAAGGTCTAGACAATTAGTAAAAGGAAGAAGAGGACTTACTGGTGCATTTGAAAGTGACATTATATCACAAAATAAACCTAACTCATTGATGATGGAGAGTGTTAATGGTAACATCGAATTGATGGAAGCCATGTTGGTATTAAATAACTTACCTAGTCTATTTGAGGAGAACGCTATAGTAGGAGAAGTAAGTGTACACAACCCATTCAGAGAAGAAGGTATCTCAGCTGATAATAAGCAATTATTATACTGCTTCAATGAGTTAGACAAGTTATCCCCGATTGGGGTGAATAATCTAAAAGGAAGGAAGGCCCCAGTTAAAATGGCAAATAGGTATGATATATTCTACAATAGGTTTAGGGAGATTATATCTAATGTAAGGGATGATACTAAAATAAATAAGAAATGGAGAAAGTTTGCAGAATCCACCAGTGCTTTAGATGCTTGTATAGGAGACCCAACCAAGCTCAGGTTAGAACTCCTTAATCTTAGAAAGGAGTTTCTGGAAGCATTCCCTAACGTTAATGATACCAGACCAAATGATGATATTATAGGTATGCCTCATGTTCAAGTATATAGAATGTTAGAAATGGCTATTGGTGAGATAGATGGTCTGGATTTTAGACAACAGCTTCGTGACCATGATAAATGGCTAGAATCTATCTATGTATGGAAGGCTGGTTTGGAAGGCACTTACCTTGATAACCCAGGTAATATGAAGAGTCCAATTCTAAATAAGCTAACTTCACTGGTAACTGTAGCATACCAAAATATTAGAGACACAGTAAATAGGTCACAAGGTGAGATAAGAAACCTAGTAAATGAACTAAAGAATGACCAAGGATTTACATATCTCAAAGAAAGAACTATAGGTAACCAGGCTACCCTATACAGAGATATGATAGTATATACCGATGATGGGGATATATTATTGAAGAACCCAGATGACCCAACAACTGGGCTATCCGAAGCTCAAAGGAAGTTCCTAAAGTATTTCCTTAAGACAGTTAATGCTAATAGATTCAAGAATATGTCTGAAGAAGAGATAGAAGAGTTACGATTATCTGGGGATGTGAGGTATTACAGGCTGCCCTTAGCTGCTGGTAATGCTACATCTATTGCTTCAAGTAAGGGGTTACTATCTGCTATAAAGGATAAATTACAGGACTGGAATCTAAAAAAGGCTGTAGAAAGGGCTAAAACAAAGGTAGAAGGATTCTTAGACCCCACGGATACTAATATTGAAAAAGTCCGTAGAGGAGAGCTATGGGAAATGACCAACTCATTTGATATAGGCGAGAAGGGTTCAGATATAAGGCTAAGTTTGATAGAAGATAGGAAGCCAGAGTTCTTCGAAACAAATCTTGAGACTTTATTACTCAAACATATCACTGCATACTCTGCTAAGGAACACTTAGATGAAATCTTCCCATCGTTGCAAGCCTTAGCTATTCACCTTAGTGATATGGGTACTATCCTAAATGATAAGTTTGAGGATGACTTAGAGTATCTAAGTGACTATGTTAGGAATAAGATATTTAACCAATCTCTAATCTCCGACGACCGTAAACCTCTTGCAGCTATTACTGGAGGATTGATGGGATTTGCTTCTAAGATTGCATTAGCATTCTCCCCAGTACAGATGTATCAGCACTTAGATGGTATTTGGAAGGATATATCATTAGTAATACGAAAGCCTGACGGAGGATTATCTTTTACTAAAGAGAATATGGTTAAAGCCTATAAGTATGCTATTGCAGACGCTATTCACTATGGCAACAATAAGTCTATGTCGGAGTTGCTGAATGAACTGTATGGACTTAATGATATGGATATGAATACCTATGCTGATAAGATAAAGTCGGACCAAGTTGGTATATGGAACTTCTGGGCATCCGCTTTTAGATTTGCATCTAGGCCCGACTTCTACAATAGAATGACTATATTTGGAGCGCAAATGAGAGGAGATGGGTGCTGGGAAGCACACTCTGTGGTAAATGGTAAATTAGTTTATGATTGGAAGAAAGATAGTCGATTTAGTGCCTACGCTAGTGGAAATACATCTAGTCCAGACTATAAGAAGCAAGAGGCATTGTATTATACTATGGCACACCAGTTAGTTAAAGAACATACTAGGAATGAAGACGGTTCATTATTTAAAGTAGGAGATGCATTGCCAAAGGCATATACTGTCCAGCAATCTGAAAGTCATAAAGCCTTAGCAGACTCAATATATGGATATTATTCCCATGAAAAGAAGTCTATGTTCCAAAGTACTCTAATTGGGGGATTATTCTTCCAAATGTGTACATACTGGTCTTCTAAGAAGAATCAATATCTAGCTCCAGAGGGAATCAAACTGCAAGGTAGACTAGTTCATTATGAAGAGAACGGACAGAAGTATTACCATAAGTTAGATGATAAAGGTCAGATTACAGATGAAGCAACTACTGAAGATACAGGATTCCCATTCTACAAGTGGGAAGGACGATTTGAGGAAGGTATCTTATTAACCCTTAACAAGGTTCTAAATGACCTAATAGTAGGGTCTTATAAGAAAGGTAGTGTAAGAGAAGGATGGAAATTGATGACTAATGACGTCTGGAATAATGAGGATGAGAATCTTAGAAGGGCATACAGGTCTAATTTACGACAGTTGTTCTATGATTTATTTATGCTATTATTTGTGGGGGCTGTAGTTAGTGGTTCTCTAGCAGAATTTGTTAAGGATGATATAAAAGAACGAGGCAATGATACCATGAATGATGCGGTAATAAATGCAACATTATCTCTTGGAAGTAAAATACTTACTAATTCAGCCTATGATTTCAACTTCCTTGATGCAGTTGCTGGGCGTGGAATGCAATGGACCCCATTCGCATTTGAGACTCTTAACAGAACCGTAGATACATTCTCAAGTGTTATATCAGGAGATAAATCTTTGTATCAGGGTCTAATTAATACTGTGGCAGCTACTAGAGCAACTAAGCCAATTTGGGATTATATAGACCCAACTAAAGAGGAATAAGACAATGTTGATTGGAATCAGTGGTAAAAAGCAAACTGGCAAGGATACAGTATGTAAGATTATTAAAGCACTAGATATATGGAATAGGTACGGAGATGGGGATATGCTTACATTTGTAAAGATGCTACTTAAGAGTTCAAGTTCTTTAGGTAGTATGTGGTATAAGCACGCATTCGCTGATAAACTCAAACAAGTCCTAGCTGTTATACTTAATGTACGTGTAGAGGCATTCGAGGATAACATATTTAAGATGTCCTATAGTGAGATAGCTAAACCCGAAGGAGGGTACTATACTAATAGAGAACTTCTGCAGAGATTTGGAACTGAAGTTGGGAGAAGTATATCTCCAACATTATGGGTGGATGCCTTATTTACAAGCTATAGTGAGCATGACCATTGGATTATCCCAGATGTTAGATTTCCTTCTGAGGCCCAAGCCATTAAAGATAGAGGAGGTATAATCATCAGAGTAGACAGGGAAACTCTTTCTCATGACAACCACCCGTCCGAAACAGCATTGGATGATTATGAAGGTTTTGATTACAGAATAGATAATAATAATGATATAGAATATTTAATAGGTAAAGTAAAGGAGATAATGTCTCAACTAAACCTTATATAAATAATTAGGGCGTTACTGGTGATTGATTCACTGGTAACGCCCTTATTTTTTTTATTTACTCTTTCTTCTCTACATATTCAGGCTCTCTTTCATCCTGCTGCTTTAGATAAGTAAACATTCTCTTACCTAATGCTTTGTAGTCCTTTTCATCCTTAGATTTAGAAGCTCTCTTAGCCATTCTGATTAGAGTTCTTGTATTCTTTCTACTAAAGATTCTCTCTCCTCCTTCCAATTCCATTTGAGTGGAACCATCTGGAGCAATTACCTTCATTTTAGGTAATTCTTCGTCCTCTTCAATATCAAGTTCATCTCCCTCTTTAATTCCAGAGCCTTGATTGACCTCTAATACAAATCTAACATCATCTTCCTCTGCTATATTCTCATTCTCAGGTTCTCCCTGATATACTGATATTACTTCCATATCTTCATTGATAAAGATGATGTCTAGTGGGATTAGTGTATCCTTCATCCAGAAACCTATTGTACACGGCTCTTCAAAGAAGAATAACATCCCTTCATCATCTTTCATTTCTGTAACTCCCTGTAGACCTTTGATTCTCTCTTCCTCAGTTCTAGCACAAGTTACATTATACTCTCTGTCTCCTATTTCAATCTTCATTATTCAACTGTATTTAATAGTCCTGTGTTATCAACTGTATTTTCAAGAATCTCATATACAAGCAGCTTACCAGCCTCGATAGCAGCCTCATCTGAGCCATCTTGCATTAGTTTCTCTAATTGCTTAGTAACCTCAAGATTGAAGATTATTTCTTCTCTCTCTACCTCTGCGTGCTGTTTGATGTCTCCACCTTTCTCTTCTGTAATAACTGGAATACCTTTAGTAGTTACCTCCTCAAACTTCTCATCTACATCCTCTAAGTGATGCTTATGAGCGTGTAAAGCGCCACTAGGAATTACATTAACCTTACCTCCCTCTGCAAACTTCTTAGGGACATATCTGTAATAATCCCCAGACGTGTCTAAGTCATATGAGTTTCTAAACTTTACTGCTTCTGGGTCTTTAGAATTATACCACTCTAGTTCATATTTAAGAGTTGGATGGTCTTTAGCTTTCATAAACTCATAGATACCTGTTTCAGGGTCTAGATATACGGAATTTAGGTGATTCTTACCGTTCTTTAAATCAGACACACTTGATGTCCTCCAAGCCTCTAGTTCTTCTTTAGGGGCTAGTTCAAAAGCCCTTCTAAGGTTGTATGAAGTAGTATCGTTTCTATCTACTGGAATAGTTTTATACCAAGACTCAAATGTTACTTTGGGAGCAGCCCCTGTAATACCATCTACAACACCACCCTTTTGAAAGCCAGCTACCTCTTCCATTCTAACCTCTTCTTGAATCTTCTTTCTCTTCTCTTTCTGTCCTTTAGATAATTTAACTACTCTCTTAGCAAAGTCTTTATCCATCTTCAAGCCAGACTTACCAGCTCTTACTGTGTTCTGCTGATAACCTCCGTTTAACTGTAATTGTGTTCCAAGTCCAAGTAGAGGATTATTAGAAGCCGCAAACACCATTTGGGCTTCATCGGCTATATTACCCATTTTAACTTGCTGCATCTGAGCATTATGTATTTGCTTATTAGCCTTATTTCTTGCCCCACCACTAAATAGTCCATACTTTTTACCGCTCTTAGTAAGAGCATCATCTACAGTAGCTTGGGTTCCACCATAAGAAGACCCTACCTGCTCGAATGCCTCGTTGTCTTTAGTAATAGTATCTGCTTTCTTAGCACCAATAGAGTTAATTAGACCCACTGGAGTTAGTTTGAGGAACTTACTATCCAATATCTTGTCAGCTGTAGTCATTTGGTCTGTTCCTACTCCCAATGCTGTTAGTCCATCTGATAACATTCCTCCCACTTTCATAGCACCCCCTATAATAGTACCAACACCAGGTATAGCTGATACAGCATTGGCAGCAGCGTCATAACCTTGGTTTAGTCCAGTAGTTAAAGCTGACTGTTCAGTCTGCGGGATTAGACTCCCAGCTAATCCAAAACCTTTATTGAGATTATTTTGCCTTGCGTATGCCCTTCGTATATTGGAGGATTGGTTCTTATTCCATTGTCTAACTGTGTCAGGAAGTTCTAACTGCGTAGGTATCTGAGGTTGCTGAATCATTGAAACAAGACTTGTAGGTTGAGGTAGTGGAGGAGTCAGATTACTCCCCCCTGTTAGTACCCCAGAATTTTGATATTTCTGTATACGTTTACGCATAACTTACGATATATAATGTTTTTAAAGCTGTTATTATAGCTAACTCATCACCAGTATATCTCACTTTAATCTTTATATATTTATCCCTAATTCTAGTTTCCTTCCTTTCATTAGACCATTTATTAACATCTAATGACAAGAAATCAGCACTATAACCTCGGTCTCTTAATTCAGATGGGATATCAGAGTTACTAGTAATATTTAGAGCAGTCATACTCTCTGGTAATGGATTATTAACTAGGTTAAGAGGAGGATATGTATTACCATCTCTATCCTTAATAGACCAAGCTAATTCATTTTTGGCCCAATAAGTTATAGAAGGTATTTGAATATCCCACTTATCCTCTAAGTAGTCCATGTTGCCATTTATTCTACCATACTCCATAACCTCATACCATTTACCATTTTGAACTAGTACATTCGTATATCCAGCTGCTATAAGTGAGCTATATCTATCTTGAGTTATCTCTTGTAAATATCTCTTCTTAAAAGGACATGCCTTAACATGAGTAGCTATTCTAAATTCATTCAGTTGTTTATCATGTACAATCTCTGAACCAGATATTGATTGATAGTCCTTACCAGCTGATGTCATTGATTGATAATGGTCTTCAATATCATTCAGACTATCTACCCTTGAATATAATAGTGGGAACATAACTGACATATCCTTGTACTTAGTAGTACTGTACAATATGTCTCTTTGTTCTGGTATAACATCCAAGTAATCATGATTATAAACTATATCTGCACCATTATATTGGTATAGATGTTTAGTAGCCTCTTGCCTAAAATACATATTCTTTTTGTCGTTGGCAAAGTTATATACTTCTCCAACAACTTCAAAATGGAATGATTCAGGTTGGGTCTTATTACTTATAATCTGTAAGTTATTAAAGATTTTATGTACTGATGGATTATCAACTACAATAAACTCCAGCTCAAATGGATGTTGCTTACCATACCAATAGCAAGGACTAATTGGCTTTCTAGTAGGCATTAATCCAGCTTGACCATGTTTCCAGAATGAAGTAGTCAGTAAGTCATACCTCATCTTAGTAATTACAGTCACATTAGAGTACAATGTCTTTACTACATTTCTAACCTCACCTTCAACTAAGTCAGTTCCTTGATTATATACTACTGCTTTAATAGGTATTGTCCACCTACTATCTCCGACTGAATTGGCATTGACTGATACTTGATTACCATTAGTAATGAAGAACTTATTTCTAACTCTATCATCAGCAATACTATACTCAATGTTAGAACCACTAATATCAAGATTTAGTTGCAAGTTACCTAACTTAGCTTTACCATCTACTACAGTTAGTACGTTATCAACTACTGCACCACCCTGCATACTAATAAGAGGGTAGTTAGAAGTTATCTTAGTAATTGTCTTAGATGTATTCCTGTCAAAGCTAAAGAAGATATTGTCAATATTCTCAGAATATGATGGAACCCATGAGTAGAATGTTACAAACTTCTGCATTACCTCATTGTAGCATAAATTCCATACATTCTCTTCCAATGTATTAATATCATCATAGAAAGTAAACATCACATCTTGCTTAAACCTATTGTAGTGAGTTTTAACGTTCCTAATACCAATAATTGGAGTCTTCTCTTTCTCAGTAAGTGAGATATTGTCATTTAAGAACTTCTGTACTTTAAAGTCTGAGATAACCTCGAACAGTTGTCCATTAGTTCTCCAAATCTTCTTCCCGACTGTATCCACTCCATAGACGTAATAGGGGGTCTTGATGACACTCTCTGACCACTGAGTACCGAATGTATCAGACAGCATTTTTGGATTCTCTGGCAGTACATTAGAGGTGTTTATGAAGATATTTCCGCCTGCACCTTCACCTGCAACGGCTCTTTCATTGACTGGTATCAAAGCAACGCCATGTTCAAATACACAGATAATACTACCAAACCATTCAACTAGCTTAACTATACTACCATAAGTTAATGGATAATCTCTATAATGAGTTAATTTGAATACTCTATATCCATTCTTGAATGAGTCATTAACATTTACATCAGAATACATAACCCTAATATGGAATTTATTCTTGATAGCTGGAACATTTGGTAGTTCATAATAATACTTATCAGATGTAGTAGAGTTGATGCCCCCATTTATAACAAATGATTCTGGTATTTTAGATTCACCAGTAACTGACATAGCCTGTAATGGATAGAATCCTCTAGCTTTACCAGTTAGTCCTAGCTCTGAAATATATGACATATCAACACTTCTCATAGATAAATTAATATTACTACACACCCTAACAGTAACCCAGTGTCCCATCTTAATAGCATTTACATCCCCTCTATTAATCTTACTATTCTTCTCACTATCACTAATTGTATAGTTATCTTTCCATGACATTTGGTCTACTATATCGTCATTAGTAGGAGCTGATGAATCTTGGAAATTCCTACACATTCTATGAGTATAATTACCTATATAACAATCACCTCTAAACAAGTCCTTAACTATCATATTACTTCCATCCTCCTCCATATCGTCCCATACCATTCTGTTACATATAGCATAGAACGCTGAAGAATCCTCGTACCTCACTTCAAAGTATGTATCTAATAGATTCTCTTCATAGTTAGGAATTTTAATATCAATAAGACTCATTTTACTAGTGTTGTATCCTTCTAGACCAATATAAGGCCCCCAACTTCCCCTTAGTAGATTCCTAGCATTAGATGATTTATTAGTGTAATCATAATATGATACTCTCCATGCTTCCTCAGCTTCCCCAGCCCTTGCACTGAATAATTGTTTCTTCCCCTTAAGTGACTTAACATTATCTCCAACTGCCATTATATTGTACACCTCATCTTGAGTTGCATCATTATAGCTGTAGGATGTATTATAAAAATGTACTCCGCTTCTCTCAAAATACTTCTTAGTAAACTGAGACTTAGCCATCTTAACGTTAAACTGAGTTCCAGTAAATAGCTGATTAAAGTAGGATTGTCTTAGTTCAAACTCAGGACACAAAGCAGCATATCCCTCTAACACAGACTTGGAAGGAATATCTTTACATCTTCTGTCAAAGTCATGTGTCAATACTCCATCATCATCTAGGAATCTCTCTACTCTATATTCATCATCACTCGTTGGTAGAACTGGCAGATAGCTTGTATTCTCTAGTCCAATTGTAACTGCCTGAGCTAGTGTAGTAGGTATTCTCTTTTGTCTTACGAAGAAGAATCCTTTAGTGTATCTCCTTAATTCCCTAGCTGCATCTTTGCTAATCTTAATATCAAATCCAATCGGAATTGTACCACTATCAGCTAATTGATTACCGTTATATTTAATTTTAACTACACCCTTAGAGTTTTCATTCTGACTATCTAGCTTATATGTTTCCTTATTAATAGGGATATATTCTCTATTAGCCTGGATAGTAGCTATATCATTAGTACTAGTCGGGTCAAATCCTTCTTTAAATAGTGGATAATCCTTCCAATCTATTCTATCTGCATCCCCAAGTTTGGCTAGTCTACTAATACCCCTAATATTAAATACAGGAGATAGGGTATAGTCATTAAGGATATATACCACCCCTAGTCTGTAGATTTCATCATTCCAATATCCGAGTCTGTTATAGATGTTCATCACATTGTAATACTCGTATGGTTGGGCTACTCCGGAATTGTCCTTATAGTCTTTATCAACTCTTCCTATATTGTTCTCTACATTTAACTCTGGCAGGAAGTGAAGAGATAGGTCTGTAAGTTCTTTATATGGAATATCTGGATTAGCTACATTGCCTAAGAATAGCATATTCTGACAAGTAGTTTGTGCTACTGCACTATTAACCACATTGTATGCTACGTTAATATCATTAATACTAACAGATTGTACAGTTTCAAATCCAGTAATACTAATCTTAGCCACATTATTATATACGGCAAACTGTTTCATAATCTTAAACGATGTAGTCACTTCATTTCCATCTATATCAGATGTACTTCTTGTATAATAAACTACTACATTGTTGTAAGATGAATCTATGTTAGTTAGTAAGAATGAAGCTGACTTATAACTGTTTTCATCTCTAATTCCACCTTGTATAGAGGATGGGTCATTCAAATTACCAATATGGCAAGTTACTATGCCTGACTCAGCTATAAAATCTGTTTCATTCCCATCTGAATCCGATAACTTAAAGTAGAATACATAATTACCAACCCTTAAATTACCACTAGTATTTAGTCCCATGAATGTGAGGTTAGCAATATTGTTAGTCTTCTTATAAAGGGATATATCAGATTCAAAGGAATCTATGTCATATATGTTAGTGTCATTATCTCCTTCTCTATCTACAATTTGATATGTGTTCATACCAGTAGATGAGAATCTTGTATTAATTAACTTAGGATAGGTACTTCCGTCATTAAGGATAAGGTTAACTGAACCATCATAAGACTGTTGAGTAACAATGTCAATAGGATGGTTCAGGTCAAAGTTAAGTAGTTCTGTATCTAGGTTAATTAAACTACCTTTAGGATACACAACTGACCCATGTTCCCTTATATCCTCATTAGTTCTTAAAACCCTTAATGGGTTATATTCATAAACTAATGCTCCTTTTTGTTGAAGTTGATTTAATCCTAAGTCTAAGTTTAGTGACTTACCACTTAGTGATTTGAAGTTCATATACTAATAACGAAATATTGATTTAGGTCCAAACCCTATATTTATAGCCATATCTGGGGCAGAGCCACTATGGTCTTTTCCATCAGTCCAAGTTGCTAACACAGTTGATATATTGTGTATTCTAACATCATTGAAGTAACCTGCCGGAATTTCCCCCGAACGCCCCTCTATCTCATACATATTGATAAACCTATCATTTATTCTATATCCTAATGAGATAGGCTCATTTCTCCAGGATACCATATTAGAATCTGAGGCTTGATTAATTTGATACGTTCCATCACCATTTACAGCTAAATTAATACTTCCATCACTATTAGCCGAGAATGGAGAAGCAGGCTTCCCTATGAATATCTTGCCCCTTTCTTCATCAGTAAATTGTGACCCTCCACTAGTAGTATAGTAGGAATATGCACTTGTGTAGCAATTTAATATATTAGAATCTGTATCAAATTTTATATTGTCCCCATATTCAATAGTTGCTTTAGCTGATGTGGGCATATGTACCTTAAATATTGGTAGAAAGTTCTTAAGTCCAGATATTGCAGCTACCCATTTAGCCATATGGGACTCGATAGATTCTTTACTCTCCCCAAGGAAGAAGTTTACATCAATGTCTCTACCTGCATTGTTAATTGGCACATTAACATCACAGCTAGTATTAAATGCAGTATGGTATACAAACTCTAGATTATTTGGACCAACGAAACTAAAACTCTTGTTACCTTTCTTTACAACTAGCATTTGGCTTAAGAAGCATTTAATCATCTTCTCCACCCTTATTAGTGTGGATTCCACTTGCACATTTGCATTCTCAGTCTTTCTAGATGCAAGATTAATGGGCCAATGATTACCATCCTTATCTTTCCATGTTGCTATCAGATAATTGTCCTCATCATCTATCTCTTGGTCTTTCCTAAACCAAGCTGCATTAGTGTATTGAGTACCATTGAATCTTAACGATGCAGCATCACAGTCATGTCCGCCAAATATTCCGATTGTACCATTACCCATACTGGCTAAACAGGCTCTCAATCCTTCTTCATTGACTCCTGCCCCACCATCCGGACCCCTAAAGTCCCCTTTAGTGTGTGCATCTCTAAGTACTCTAGAATTATACGCTAAATGTCCTCGACTTCCTGTAACGCAATACAATACATCATCAGTCTCTTTAAACGTAAATAGTTTATTTAGCTCTGATGTATCTAGAGAAGAGCTGTAAACAGGCATTAGTTTCTCTATCTCTGCACTTGTTGATTTAACAGGACCATTTGCAGCTATAATGTTTCTGGATGTATATATCCTTCCTTTTAATTCTTTCTTAGAATTATCCCAAGCAAAGTTCTCAGTCTTTTCAAATAACTGGTTAGCACCTATCTCTGAGGTCAATGTAGAGCTGCTACTAAAGGCAATGTTACTATTATCAGGCTTACCAAATGTAGCCGTTGGGGTAGAGCCAAAGAAGTTATTTATTACACTTTGGTCTGGTTTACCTGCATAAGTCCTATCATCAAAATCAAAGTCTGCGGCTGGTCTAATGGTAACATCATATACACCTGTCTTCCTTGTGTTATATCTGTAATTAGGTTTAGCATCAGATGGAACTTCCTTAATATAGTCTAATGGGCTAACTACGTCCTTGTCTACAAATGTCTGACTATCATGAACTTTAATAGCAGTAGTGATATTTCCATTCCTTACAGATGTATTTATCTCATTCTTAGTTCCTAATAAAACTTTCTGTCTCGCACTTCCACTAGGTAGCTTATTAAAGTCTGGAGTTTCTTCAAAGCTATCATTGAAATAGCTTCCAGTATATACTAACTCATATCCAACCGTCTTCTTAGTATCACCTACATACCTGTCTATTCTTACTATGTATATCCAACTCTTTCTAATTGTTGAATCTCCGAACGGAATTATCTCTTCGAAAGAACCATTATAGTATTCTTTAGATATGGTATATACATAATCGCCTTTTAGAGTTGCAGCAGATTTAGCCTCAGCTGAATCATTTATATCAATAAATGTAAACTCAATTTTGGTAATGTTAGAGTCTTCATTCAAATTGTAGTAGTCATACCCCCAACCAATCTTTAGATATGTATCTGTCACATAAAATCTCCACTCCCCTAATACCTCAGAGTTAGTCCTAATAGCATCAAAGTCTATAGTGCCAATTTTAGCCATTCTCTCTAATGCACCATAAGGGCAGACTGGTAATATTTTATATGTTTGTTTACCTGTTTTACCACTTTTAACGATTGTAGATTTTACTGCATAATCAGTCTCCTCTAATATTCCAATCTCAGCTGGATTCTTCTTAGATGTTCCTTCATATACACCAGTAGTTTCACCTGAGAACTCTACACTGATAACCTTGGATTCATCATTACATGAATACTTTCTTATTAGGTTAAATGTATCAAAGGTCTTTAGCTCAATTACTAAAATTAATGCCCCAGATGATTTAGCACTAAATACTTGCACAAGTTCTTTAGATTTAATAACATCTAACATAGGAGTGTCAGTATTCTCATAAATCCACAATCCATTTTTATATATCTTTAAGTTCTTCTCATCTATATAATCAATGTTGCCACTGCTATTTATAACCCCAAGTCTTAATTTAACTACACCTTTGTTTATAGCTTCTTTTATAGCAGTATCTATAGTAGTAGAAGTTATTACAAACCTATCACCAGGATGAAATATCTTTACTTCACCTGTATTCTCAGTCTGGAATAATCTTTCCTTATAGTATTCCAATTCTATGTAAGGTACACTTCCCTTCATCGTTATAAACTTGGAGAAGTCAAACCGTATGGGTGTTACATTTAAATCTTCTCCTTCATATAGTTGCTGAGGGGAGGGGAATGAGCCTATCTGACTCTTACCAGTGACAGGATTATGGGCAGCTACATAGATTATACCTCCATGCTCTTTCATTCCTACAGGTACATAACCTTTATCAAGATAGGCAGTATGGACTTCTCCATTCCCCATATCATTCTGCAGTACAAATTCATTACCATTGTACGTTATTATAGTACCGTTTAAGCAGTTCGTTAATACATTACTAGGGGTAGTTAGTGGATGTAAATCCATTATTAAACCTTCCCCAAAGGTATTAATTGCTTCTTTTCTCATATTTTATAAGTTCATAGTTGTTACTACTAATAAGTATGTCCTTGAACGTACTTGGGTTATCTCTTACTAATGCAACTTCTAAGTCATTGCATTTCATTGCATCTTTAAAGAATGTATATCCCATATCGGTAACATATCTATACCTTACGATATATTTAGACCAGCTATAAAATACTTTAGCTTCATCAAAGACCTTCATTCCGAATTTGTTGTGGAATATAAAATTCTTCTTCTTTCTTCCCCTTCCAGTAGTAGATTTAACTACTGATTTATATTCATCTTCTGTTAATCCTATATAATAGTATCCATCCCACTCTTTAACCTTTTTAGAATACAGTACTCTTAGCTTCCTCCTAAGCATTCTCCTATAGTAATTATAGTGTTTAATTGAGTCACGTGTAAGTTGCCCACAATAAAACCAATACCTGTACTTGGTACTACTAATAAGAGTATCACATCCCCTAAGATTATAATAGTATAGCATCCTCCATCCATATTCAACAGCTCGTTTGACATCCTCTGGAGGTACTGTAGGGAATTGGGCTATTAGCTCCGGTAAATAATCATTGACACTTTTTAGCATTAATAATACTGTTTACCTTGATTAGTATATTCTAATATCCTATCTCTATGCTCAGGGTCTAGATATATTAACTTCTCCCTCATAACCCCTTCGGATTGAAAGTGGAACACCATTTGATATGCACAGAAGTTAGATGTTAGAAAGTCTACCTTAGCCCACTTACCATTTCTTCTCGCCTTAGAGAACTCATCCCTCTCGAATCGCTTCATCTTCAGCTCTGCTCTCCTAGACCTAGTTGGGAGAATAAATGTTACATTATTTTCAATTATATCTTCTAAAACCATATTCAAGGCACTCTTAAATATCTTCTTAGCGATGATTTCCTTGTGCCTATTACCTATTAATTCCTCACACGCCTTCGCAGTCATCTTCATCTTCTTAGTGGGAAAGGAGATGAATAACTCGTCTATATTCATGGCATATCCTGTAGCGTAATTCATTATTTTACAAATTTCCAAGTTTTATTAAATATCTTCCTATTCCAGCTTGTCTTAGCATCAAGGATTTCATTCATATCATTCTGATTAATATACATTGGAACTCTGGCGGCATCACATAGTCTATACCACCTTTGCTCAAGAAGTTGTGCCTCTTGTAACATATTTTGATTATGCTTACTCCAGCCCTCTTTAAACCTGTCCGTGTATGCACAATAACAAGCTATTGCATCCTTCTCTTTCTCATTAATAAATGGTAATCCATCATCATCTAGTAAGATTCCCTTATACAATATATTAACTGAACCATAATCCTTGTCAAAGTAAAGAGTGTCATTTACTCTCTCATACTTAGCTAGCTTACCACTAATATAGAATGGATTGTTATATACCTTACGTCCTTCAATATAGTTCTCAATGAATTGTGATTGATAATCTCCATTGACTGTATCATTAGTAGTATATCTCCAGTCCTCAAAGTCGTATGTTACAGCCTCAACAAAGTCACAATTACATGGTAGTGTAACCGTTAAGGTTTCACAATCTATCTTACATCTATATCTGTATAGTTTAGTTTGTCTATTACCTATCTTATTCCAGGCAATCAGACCTATTTCTTCAAACTCTTCTGGTGCTAATTCTATACCATATAATAGATTAGCTTGAGCGTATGCTGATTGAAAGTTTTCCATTATTTAGGAGTTTGGTCATTAGGTAATATCGGAGCAGCTAACTGTCTGTAATAACGTAGCTTCTTCTCCGTCAATCTCTTCTTTATTTCTGCATCAATGAAAGTCATATTATTAATGTCCAATGCAGAACAGCATCCATAAGTTTGTAGTTGACGTGGGTCTTTGAATATACCTACCACAGATACCTGTTTGATAACTGGGATATTAAATATCCAGCAATCATACATATTATTGGCATTAGGAGTAACATCAATATATACATAAGGTCTATTTTTAGCCCTCTTTCTATATTTATGATACTGCATTACTGTTGGACTTATGTACCATATAAATGGCTGTCCCTTGTCTACAGAACCTATATATTCAATTCCTCCTCCGAACTCAGTTAGTAACTGTGGTATTTCAAAGTGGAATGTTGGTGTACCATCTGCTTTATTGCCACAGGTACAGCTCTCTATATCCTTACAGTCTACGTTGATACAATTAATAGACATTAATAAATCCCTCTTAGGAATAAGTCCTTTCATGGAATATTCCTTAATGATTTGCAATCTTTCATCTACAATATCATCTTCTAGTTGTTCTATTGATAATGTGTTTGTAGTAGTATAACCTCTAAGTCCAGACACTATATCATTATAGATTGCAGATGCTAGTTTAAAATAATATCCCATAAGTATAAAGTAAAAAAGGCGAAGGCTTAATTGCCCTCGCCTTCAGTTTTAAGCACTTGCTTGAGTGACTGTAATTTCTTTAGCTGCCACAGCACCAGTTTCGTCCTTTACAGTAACCTTTACTAATGCACTGCGAGATTTACCAGTTCCATTATCTGTACCAGTAATACCAACCTTAGTTGCACCAGGAGTTACAGTAATCCAATCTGCTTCTGTCTCTGCATCTACCCATTTAACAGTTCCTTCTTCAATAACAGGAGTTATATCTTGTTTAGTACCAAGCTTTACAAGACTAACATCCCGAACTCCGCTCTTAATGAAGATAGGTTTCTTCTCTGTAGTTAGGGTACCTAGCACAGCTAATGCTGCTTCGAACTCTGCAGCGATAGACTCTAGTACATAGAATACATGAGTAGTTTTAGATGTAACTTGCTGACCAACAGCAGCACCTCCAAATAAACCTCTATCTACTGTGTAGTAAATAGTATATTGGTTGTACTTCATTCCTGGGATAGGAAGTTCCTCTTGGTTTACAGCTTCAAATCTTCTAGCCTCAATAGTAGGCAATCTAAGGTCTTTTAGGATGTGAGTATAAGTACCAAATCCTTCAATACTCTTAGTGATTGTACCTTCTATAATATCCTCATATACTTCGTTAGTAAGTGGGTTATTAGCAGCTGTATTAAGCTTTTGAATCTTAGCCTCAGTGAATAATTGATACTCATCAACTCCGTGGATTATTAACTTATCGCCCTTAACCTCAGTTCTGATGTATTTATCACCGTAGAAAGCCTGAATCTTATCAATAACTCTTTTAATTTCTTTAGCAACATCAGTTGCAGAGGTGGAACTAGAGGTGATTCTGAACTCATAAACAAAAGGCTTACCTTTGAATACGAAGTCATTAGAGTAGTATGAGTTCTGACTTCCAGATAATCTGATGTATAACTTCAACCTATAGATACCTACGCCTGGGTTAGTAATAGTGAACTCTGCCTTACCAATAACTGGGTCGGAAGCAGTTCTCTTGTGCATAGCACTTACGTTCTTCTTGAGGAACTTGTTTACACGTCTTACCTCAATGTTGTCTGAACCCTTAACGATTTTATCTAAACCAGTGGTTACATCTTTCAGTGAGTTTAATACAATAGTGTTAGTGTACTGAAACATAACTTAAATTTATTTTTTAGTTTGTGACTGTTGCTGAGCTGGATTTGCAATAGTCTGATTAACTGCTAAATTAGTTTGAAGCCTTGGGTCACCTGCGTTCTCCAATAATAGCTTTGCCAGCTCATTTATAATCTCTTGACACACATAATCTGGAAACTCCATGACTTGTGATGTATCTTCAACCATTTCAATCTGGTCTTGTGTTAGTCTAATTTTTTGAGGAGTCTTAATGTAATCAACAAATATATCAGTTAATTGAAATACAGAAGAATCCTTGCCATACCTAATTTCAAGTCTAACTTGAGATGGATTTCCATACCTATTAACTCCTGGCTGTTCTATTAAGTCTACTAACTTACCTCCAATAGTAATTTTAGTTGGAAGTGAACCATCTGTACCAGTAGTTTGCTGAATAGTTGTGTTTGGTGATATACTTCCTTCTCCAGCAGTAAGTCTTACTGGATTAGTAGGCATTGTCGTAGCACTATTTACATTGTGTATGAAGTAATAAGGATTTCTATAAGAGGGTTGCATATAGAAGTTCCTTATTATCTGTGACCAAAGGTCTGAGGTTAAACGCTTAGCACCAATTTGTACATAAGTACCAGCATCATAGCACTCGTATGTCTTTACTACTTTGAAATTGCATACACAATTCAAAATATGTAAATAATCCAATGGGAGATTTACTTCATAAACAGCTCCATACAGTGAGTTAGTTTGAGAACTAACAGCAGCGTATGTGTTTGTAGCCAGAGTAGGCTGGAGGATGGCAGTAGATTTTAAAACTCTAATGTCATCTGTTGATTGTTGATTTACATCATAAATGTTGTACTTCTTATTAATGTATTGGTATATCGCCTTATTTAATAAGTAGTTAAAGTCCTCAAGTAAAATACTTGGAGCAGCAGTCTTATTCATTTCAACTAATGCTCCTCTGTATACTTGTTTCGCTGTCATTTAGGTAATGTTATTTCTTAGATGCACTTTCTTCTAAGTACATATCAGGATAAGTATCTCTCTTAATAAGTTCAAGTACCTTACTGTTAGTAGGGTTCTTCATCCAAGTGATTACTGCATCGTCAGTTGCACCCAATACAATGCTATCACCATATAGATAAACCTTGTTCTTAACGTATATGACATTTTTGTCTTTAGCGTCAATAAACATCAATCTCAGATTAATATCTCCACCAGTATATAGGTCAATAATCTTCTCTGGAGATTTATGTGATATTTCAAGCAAGTAGTCTGTAATATCTGCGTCTGGTGCATTACGCATATTCTTACCAAGCAATCTAGCTTTAAGTGCTCTACCTTCTGCACCTTTAGGGTCACCATAGATGTAAGAATCAGCATCGTGGATAAGTTTCTTCTTAGAGATTCTCTTAGCAGTATCATATCCAGGTCTTTCTACATATAGCTCAGCTGTACCATAACGAGCACGAGTCTTACCCTCAGCTATTTCACCATCAATTAGTAAATTTCCTTTAGAGTCCCTTGCATCTCTTGATAATGCAATAAGAGGACAATGTTGTATTGAGTACCACTCAGCAGCCTGCCATTCATCATTTAGGTTAAACGTAGTACCATCTTCAATGATGAACACTTTATTCTCAGGAATAAGTGGTTTACCTTCATTTCTATCCTTATCGGAGATAATCATATCACCCTTACTATCTACTGGTCTCACGCAATCAGGGAATCTACCAGTCTTCGGGTCTCTAACAGGATTCATGAAGTACTTCTGTCCAACTTTACCGAACACACTTCTTAAAATAATTATATCGTCTAAAACATCAGCCATATTAATTCGTATTTTTATTGTATATCATACATCATCTTTATAATGAGTATGAGAGGGACTATAGATTAGCCCCTCCCAACACATCTTGATTATATATTTTTATTACGCTTCTTTCATAATGAAGCTTCTGTATGGAGAGAATACTCCAACACCAGAATAACCCCAGTTGATTACCTTAGATGCAGCTGTAGTACTTGAAACAATACCAGAGCTTAGACCATCTAAACCACCAACACCTGGATACTTGTTAGTAATGAAGTCACCACCCTTTAATGTAAACATTTGCCCTCAAATACACTTGTTGTGTAAATTTAGGAGTGCACTATATCTTTAACTTATTCCTGTAAGTATATTATTCAATATATTTAAAAATGAATCCTCCAGCTGTTTTACGTTTGCCAGATAAAACGTTAGGGGCACCACAAGTATCAGCCTTTGCTTCTCTCACTGTATTGAATACTTGTACAAGCCCACCATTCAATGTATATTTACCAACCTTTCTTGCTTGAGTTTTAGTCTCCAGTTTCTTCATATTAGGTAGTTTAGTAGCACTCCACTGGAATCCATAAGCGGAATTTCCAATTCTTAATGCTCTATAGACTGCTGATGGGTTCTGTATTCCTAATTCCTCTTGTAAGTCCTTTAGCGAAGGAATGAATTTTATAAACTCTCCAGATAATGTATACTGGTAGAACCCATTATAAGATTTTCTTTTGGGAACCACAATTGCATCAGCATAATATGTAGTTACATAACAGTTACTAATACTATAATTGCCTGAAATAGCCGTAGAGAGGTTAGCTGTTGTTACACCAAGAAACTTAGAACATTCAGTAATTGATTTAAACTCCTGTAAATAATTACCATCCTTATCATATAGATAGCACTTAGTTTTATTCTCATCAATTTTAAACTCTTTTGGATTAATGGACTCATACTTATAGTCTGTCCACAAATAGCCTAGGCTAGGAGTTCTTTCAAATATTGCTTGCCCAATACAGGAGCTGGAACATTTATATTCTAAACTAGCTTCTGTTATAGAAACCCACTCCTTAATAAAGTTACCATCCAAATCGTATTGATAGATAGTTTTTACTTTAATCGGAGGTAAGCTCCCACCTAGAGCAACATTGTAAGTATCCTTTCTGCTTATAAACTCTTCGTCAACTAGCCATCTTTCTAAGTCTAATGCATCCTCTAAAGTGTCAAACACTTTAAGAGTCTTCCTTATAAACTTACTTGGACCATACTTATTTACAGCAGCCTCAAAAGGAGTTTTACTATACCTATATGTACTTCTATCAGTTACTTTTATACCATTACCTAAATATCCATCGAAATCATATGGAGTTTCAGTTCTATGTACTCCAATGTAAATCTTCTTGTTAGCTGTATTTGTTGTTAAATATACTATGTATTTCATTTTTAAATTGTTGATTTTACTTACTCATTAAGTTATCTCCCACTTCCATTAGATATCCTAATGTACGTCTCGCGACTAGCCTCTGGACTTTCATTGGAGCTACGATTACCATCGCCTGCATATCCCAATGCTTAGCTGCTGATTGTCCTTGTTAACAGGAGTTCCAGCAATTCAGGAGTTATTTGTCATTTATCAGTTTAAAGTGTTATGCAGCTGCTACCCAAATGTTACTTAAAATAGCAGGTTCACCACTAGTCTTATCAGCAGTAAGGTCAAGCATTAGACCAAAGCCCTTCTCAGAACCCCATTCACGAGAGAATGTTCTGTCCACCTTGAATGAAATAGTGTTACCACCCATTTCATAGCTATTGAATGTAGCACCAACGTCTACATATCCGTTAGCCTTCTTAGACCATAGATAAGTACCACAAGTTTTGAATCTTGCAAGCCACTCTGATAGGCAGCTTTGGATGTCATTCCACATCTTCTCGTTGCAGATGAATACATACTTATTACCAGTTGGGTTTTCACTCTTCTCATTCATCATAGCCATAGCTGTAGTGAATGCTTCTGGAGTAAGTTTATTGTAAACATACTTAGATGCAAATCTCTCGATTTGTGGGATGATACCGTCACCAATATAGATTGGACGACCAGTGTCAGGGTCAGAGATTGTTGGTTTACCGTTCTTATCTACGTTAGTCTTATTGAATAATAGACCTTGGTTACGAACTTCCAAGAAGTTTCTTAATAGATTCTTCTCAAGAGTATCCATCTTGTACATTGTTTCCTTAACAGCACCATTGCCTTCACCTTTACCAATGCTGATAAATGTTTGCTCTAGTGGCTTGAATAGAGAAGTATAGCTGTCATCAACACGGTGTGTAGTGATGTAACCTCTATGTCTTTCAATGTTAGATTGATACTTAGCATAACCCTCTTCGTGTGCCTCAGGCATAGCGTTAGATTGGAATCTTGTAGTGTCACCAATCTGGCATCCGTCTAGGTCTAGGATTGAAGAATAGTCGTTATCAATTAGTCTTACTTCAACAGTCCAATAATTATCTGCAACTCTTGTGGGTCTAGAGATAACTTGGCATTGCTGCATTGTTTTGTCAATCTTAAAAATGTCATACTTCTGGTAATAGTTCTCTTTGAAAGCCATTACGATGGTTGTACCACCTTCACCATTAGTTGCTGGAACATCTGCGAACTCAACTCTCTTGATGTAGTTGGTTTCAACTTCCCACTCGAAGTACATACTATCAATGCTTCTGTATTTGCTATTTGACTTAGAATCCATATAGAAGATATTTCTTAGAGATTCTGTCAAGTAAGAAGCAGTTAAATTAGGGTAGAGTCTTGAAACTATACCAAGTCTAGTTGGTTTTGTACCTAAGAACTTATAGAAGTCTTCATAAGTTCTGGTTTCGCTCATTGTAGGGCGATTTGTTACGAAATTTGCTACTATCATACTTTATAATTTAAATTTAATCTAAATCATCAATTGTTATTACCTTCTTAGCAGGGGCAGCCGTACTACCTGCTGTTTTTTTGACCACTGTCTTAGCTGCATTTGGAGCTTTACCTCCCTTAGCATCTTCAAACCCTTTATTATAATTGTATTTAGATGCTTCTGTAATCTTCTGTTTGTAATAATCAGTAATTTGACTAAACGCCTCCTGTCCTTTAAGCGCATACCAAACCATGCCAACTAAGGTCTTAGGGTCATTTAACGCTTTGGCGATGTGTCTCACTCCTGCAACATCTGAATCTAAGATAAAGCTAGCAATTTCATTCATATCGTCCTCAGACAAGGTTAATGAGGACTCACCCAAGTCAATGGTATCATTCTCTTGAATTGCAGCCACAATAGTGTCTTCGAACTCTTGAGCAGCTTTCTCAGCGGCTAACCTTTGTTCTTCCTCTTCTTGTTGAGCTAGCAACTCTTCTTTCTTCTTGTATTCATTGCGGATACCTTGAACCTTCTTCTGATATAGTGCTTCATTCTGTTTAGCTAATTCTAACTCAGTAGAAGCATCTTCCTCAGTAAGCTCTGGGACTTTAGCTTTTAAATCTATAAGATATAGTTCATCATCTGGGATAGAATCAATCTCATATACAGGAGTATCTTCTTGATTAGAATCTAAATACTCTTGAATAGCTTGCTGGGCGATATACTTCTTATATTCATCTGCGCTCAGATTACTTGCCCTTAGCTCATTAATAAGACTAACTTCATCTTCTGCTAAACCAAAGTCATCATCTGACTCATCATAATTTAAGATTTGAAGTTGTTCCTCCCTTGAAAGTTCATTAAAACTTTTCTCTTCAATCTCTCCTGCTTCATTCTCAAATTTGATAGCTTCAGGATTGATTCCTTTATCTTTTAGTAGGGAAACGATAATGTCCTCCTCTTCTGGCTCGTTAGTTGGCTCATCCTCGTGAACTTCCTCGTCTTGCGGTGCAGAACCATCAAGCCAAGGCTTCTCATAGGTATCTTCGTCAAACTCATTCCCAGGAGTTACGTCTTCGTCTAATCCTACATCGTCAATGTCTAAATCCTCTAATTTCATACTCATATTATTCCCTTTTAAAGTTATTTGCAAAATTAAGGAAATTTTAGGGGTGTCCAAAATGATTTGATGAAATTCATCAATATTTAAGAACACCCCTAATTATTATCCCTGTATTGCCTTGATATAATCCAATATACCCTGTACGTGCAAGCGAGCTATAGTTGCTCTACCCTCATCTGACAGTAGATACTCTACGTCCTCTTTATTATCTTGAAACAGATTCTCTGTTAAAACTGCAGGGCACTTAGTCTCTCTGCATATAGCTAGATTCTGTTTCCAATATACTTGTGTTTGTGAATATTTCCTTAGTGTTAAACCCTCTTTACGTGCTGCTTCAAACAAGCACTCTGCTAGTTTCTTACTCTTACTTGAGCTATTGTTAGATATGAATACACTCCAACCTTTGGCATTCATCCAATCTGCCCCGCTACCAGCAGCATTACAGTGAATCGACACCAATACAGTATTAGCTTTTCCATGTATATCACAGTATTGGTTTACTATTCGGCATCTCTGCATAAGTGGTACATCTACATCGTTTGTAACTACCAACTCAACATTAAAGCCCTTATTAATTAATTGTTTCTTAACCTCGTCAGCAATCTCTCTACAATATTTATACTCTCTAAGTCTTCCATCTGGACTTCTTTTACCAGGAGTTGATTCTCCGTGACCTGCGTCTAATAGTATTATCATAATTTACTAAATTTTAGACAAGTGTCTACTATACTTATATCTATATTATTCTCATCATCTAGCTTTTTAATAACATCTTTTATTATTTTAATTTGTTCGAATGTTATCTCAAACTCTTTATCCTCTTCCTTAGTAACATCCCATGTAACCTTCCCATCTTCTGTTTTAAGATTTAGAGATTCTGTTTCTTCTTTCGTAAACTTTATAGTTTTTATTAATTCTAGAATCTCTACTAAATCGGTTAATTTCCCCTGAGTGGGAAGTATAGCTATAATAGCCATTCTATCCTTCGCTGTTAGTCCTATTTTCATTTTAATTAACTATGTCTTGATAATCCTACTACCAGCCCATTAACTACAGTAATTGAGGCGTGGTCAAAATCTACATCTTTGCCATCAAAAGTACATCCAGAATACACCAGACCTGGAGTTAAAGTTCCTGGTGCCGGGTTCAATACAACTCTATTATTTTGATTATCTACAACAGAGCCATATTGGTCTTGTCTAGCTTGGCTAAAAGGCCAATTACCTTGTCGATACCCATCTGGACACTTTGTAAATATCATATTACCTAGGTTTACAGATTGTGTGCAATAAACATCCCCATCAAAATACCCCGCTATCATTACATCCTCATTGGGTGTTCTGGTTGGAGGGTCAACACTCTCAGTAACTGCCGCCCATAGAGCAGCATTCATATGCCCTGCCACTTTTATGCCATAGCGGTTATCCTTATAGGTGAACGCATTAGCATAGTTGAATATTTCAAGGAAGGCGGGATTAGAATCAAATAATTCCCTTTTTCCAACACCTAGCTTGAACCCAGACCTCTCATAAGCTGAGCCCCACATAAAATTTTCAAGTTTCTGCCATAAGATATGTGTAGCATCATGGTACAAACTATAAGATACAGGTTCTATATGTATGGACCCTATTCTTCCAGAGTCTGCCACAATAGTACCCTGAACATAAGCATTCTTCATGTATGCGTTATATAAATAGGCATCCTGACCATATATATCACCATTTTGGTCTATCTTGGCATTTAATTGGTATGTATCAGGAACTAATTCTCTGGACCCGTCTGGCTTCCACTCACTTCGCTGTCCCCATATCTCCAACCCATTAACTTTAACCCATCCATTAATATCTAATAAGACATTATCTAACTTACCCGTAGTCTTATCAAACATCTTACCAAGTGTCATAGCTAACTTATCTCCAATATAGAAATAAAACTTATCAGCATTCATACTGATAGATGTTTCATAAACAGGATTGCCGTCTTTATCAAGTACTGGTTCTCCATTCTCATCCAAGACAGGAATCTTCTCGCCTTCATCATTTAGAGTTTCCTTTATTTCTAGTCCAGCATTCTTGAACTTTAATAATATATTCTCTTCAGAGAAGTCTACTATAGACTGACCATTATTTAAATAAAACTCACCAGTTAGAAACACATTCTCACCGTATAGACCAAATCCATAGGGTTGTTTCTTGCCAAACATTTCATTGTAAATACCATCAAGTCTTCCAATTCTTACTTTTGTAGTCTTTGTAAGAGAATGTCTGTACTTGTTATCTCTCATCTTAATAACAGATGTTTGTGTAGGATATTCTGTACAATAATATGTTTTAGTTATAACATTCTCCCCGTCTTTAATGTCTACTGTAAAGGTAGGAACACCTTCTATTGAGGGAGATTCTTGATAATAGTAATTATGCTTAGTTGACTTATATATTAGTTCCTTTCTATCATATAATGGAACATCATATAGAACTGAATAATCAGGTCTATTTAATTCAGTGATTACATCCATGTATGGTCCACCATCATCACTTGATGTTAAATATAAAGCACCTTGCCTCTCGGTGTTAAATATGTTTCCCATTTGAATCATATCATCACCTTCAGATATATCATCCAATCTATCACTAGTAGTATTAGATGAAGATACTTGCTTCCTGGCTCCTGTATTAACATCATAGCTAGTTTCGGTCTTACTGTACTGAGTATTGTTATAAGACTCTTCTGAAGAAGCTACTGAACCATCTTCATTATAATGGATTTCAGTATAAATATCAAATACAGATGTAGCTTTCTGAACTATAAATTGTCTAGATTCCATCTGCGACATTACTATAGCATCGTAATACTTTATATTGCCACCTGTATATTTCTGACACCTTATTATATCTCCTGGTTTAAACAGGGGATATTCCTCATCATCGGTATTTACTACCCACAAATTAGGCATCACAACAGTAGTATTCATACTACTATTAAATTGGCTATTTGATTCTGTAATAGCTTGATTGACTATTGTTGTGTCAAGTCCGAAGTATTTATAGAATGGTTGTATTGGTGTTAGGTAAGTACTATTAAATCCATTCTTCTCAAAGTCTTCTGTGGCAACTTTATCACCCTTCGGAATCATATAGAAAGCTGTATCCTTATTAAAAGTCTCAGTTAGTGTCCACTCTAATGGAATAGTACCTTCATCCCATTGTCCTTCGTTTCCTCCCCACTTAGTAACCGTCATTCCCATACTGATATAGTATAGAGTTATACACTTTCTAAATGCAATGTGGTTTTGGTCTGATGAAGTTGATGTTAGTAAAGACTCATCATATAAAGTTTGCGGTCCTCTAAACAGAGTATTATTAACAAGACCTCTAGGGTCTTTAACATGAATTATAAACTTATAGTTTACAAATGTTTTAGGCGTGGTATTAATTGAATCTGCCTTAGATATTTCTTTCGTTCTGGTGACTGTACTAAGTGTATTAGCCCCATTACCCGGAAGGGGGATATAATACCCATCTGTTGATAATAGCTTCAACATAGCATCTATATTTGCACTTGACCCAGTCCATGTGCCAATACTTCTGAGTTGTGCATCTGTTAAAATAGTGGGTTGCACAGCCTTACTACATTTACTTGAATTAGTAACCCAGATACTTCCATTGGTTGCACTTATCTTATTGATTACCAATTCATATACTCTCATAGCCTTTCTAACTACAAGATAGTCAACTGTTAGTGTATTGGTATTTGCATCCAATCTCCAACCATAACCACCAAATCCTGACATAAAATCAGGGGATGTCAAGCTCCTGCTAGTAACCAAATCTCCATACATACGGACATTGTCCTTAAAAACCCAAGTATCCTCAGAGACTCCTTTGCCTTTAAATGTCCAATTTCCATATATATATTCATCTACGTTCTTCTTTGCCAAATCATCGGATGAATATCCATTAATAAATTCAGCATTTAAGTTACTAACTAGCTTAGACGAAGCCACTATTAAAGGAGGACCAACAGTATTGATTTCTAACTGTCCAGTCATTGTGTCTCCTTTACGTCTTACATACCCATCATCAGCACCTTCTGCTGCCTCTATTAAGGCTATATATCTCTCATCATAAGAAATATATAGAGTGGATGTAAGTGTGTTATAAATGAAGAATCCATCTCCGGGATACTCCATCTGCTCCATCTCAAGTAAGCTACCAACTATAATAGTTTGACTTTTTATTTCTGATTCCTGTACTTGGTCTAATAATTTTAGAACATCACTAAGCACTCTAGAATTATTGCCGGTTTTGATATAAACCTTACCAAGAGTCTCAAGTACTAAATCAGTATACTTATTGCCAACTATAACTTTATCATTCCCTAAGAATGACTCAACTCGAATGTTTTCCATTGTTCGCTTTTAACGTCTTAAATATCCTCTCGAACTCATCAATGTCAGCCTCACCAAACTTAACTGGTTTACCAAATAGCTTAACGACATATCCGTCTTTAGCACGAGCCTTCATAACGTCACGTAGCGCATTTCCAAATAAATCTATATTTATATTACCACCCTTATCAAGGAATGGCTCCAAATACATTCCATACTTGTCCTCCATGTTATTAACTACGTAAGTTATGAGAGCATCAGTACCTATTGTGTTTATGCCGAATAAGTTACCTACCAAGTTTTTAGTGAATGTGTTTGCTGCTTGAAATATTAATTCTTTGTCACTCATTATTTAGCTGTTTTGTTCATCATGAGTTCATCAAATCTTTTCTTCATCTCCGGGTCACTCTCCATCAGTTCTAATAATGTATTAACCTTTTCTTCTTTTGCTTTTATCTGAGATTGTATATACTCCTTACTCTTTCTAATAGTAGCTAACAGATTCTCCGCTGCCACTTTACCATCAGGGGAATTTACATATTCTGAACTAAACTTAGTCCCTAAGAATGCCATAAATCCTGCCTCATAGGTCTGTTTAGCCATTTGATATTCTTGTGTTTTAGCCAATACGTTCTGCTCGTCAACAGACAACGACCCAACCTCCCTGTTTATTTCATCAAGGATGGGTTGAGTCTTCTGTTGTGCTTGCTGAGCTTGTTGCATAACTTGTAGTTGCTGCAAGTATTGGTTTTGTAAATCAGTATAATTAGTACCGAAAGGTTGTCCAAATAAGCTCATATCATGTGATTATTATGCTGCTGCAGGAATCTGTATCTCGAATACTGAGTAAGCACAATTACCTTTAACTGGCAATGATGTTGGTAACTCATCTAAGATAGCTTGATTAACAATACTAACTCCGTTAGGAATTATTACATCAATTACCTTATTAACTTCTGGGACAAGTGTAGTTATTGTCTCACTTGTAGCTGGAGAAGCTAGTATAGTTGATGTTTCTTCTGTAACCAATCTTACATTACCCTTACAATCAGTATACTGAGTGTTGTGTATAATATCAAACTTAGTAACCTGCATATAAGAAGCTGCACCTGTTGTAGCTGTGTTAATCACTTTAGCCCATCTTTGTGTAATTGTTAATGTAGACACTGGAGCTACAGATGCTCTTGCCCCACATGGTAACGATACATTAAATTCAATTAATTGAGCACTTTCTCCGATAGGAGTAATTTTTACTTTCATAAGTGTTTGTGTTTAAAATAAAAAATAAAAGGGAGACTATTCGCATAATCTCCCTTAATATCTTACTGAGCTGTACAAGATGGACAAGCACTGTTAATAGCTGTATTTACTGCATTCCAGTTAGAAGCAGCTTGACCAGCGTACATACCTGTGCCATATTGTGTGAATGGACTACAGTATAGTGGAGAAATACTAGGAACTGGAGCACATAGGTCACTATAAGCATATTTCAGCTGTCCAGTAATCTTGTGGTCTAGTTGTCTCTGTAAATCACCAGCAGCAACCAATAATTGTTTCTCTGACTTGCAGCAGCAGTTATCTGAGTACCTTTCAGCATTAACTTTGTTAAGTTCGAACATTAGAGGTAAAGCAGCAGCAGCTTCCTTCTTCTCTAACTCAACTAAACGTGTGTTAAGTCTCTCGAACAAATCTGCCTTCTCTTGTACGTCTTGTTCCCTTCTCTTATAAAGCTCATCACATAGTTTTATGTTCTGAGCGTTATCACGAGTGATTATGTCAACATACATTCCACTCTTCTCTTGTAAGTCTTCCACTCTACCTCTCCAGATTTGGTTTGTTAGAATTTGTGTTTCGTTTCCAATTCTTTCGTTAGTAGCTAAATTCCTACCATTGATGTAAGTGTATAAGTCAATATCATCTTGCATAGACTGTACTCTATTGTTCCAAGCTAGATTCTGAGACATTTGTCCTTGTGCCATAGCAGTCTGCATAGCCTTCTCAGCTATACAATTACCGTTATTACCTCCAAATAGACCTCCGAGAATGCCGTTGTTACCACAGCCGCAGCCATTGTTACCTGTAAAAGCTCCAAGTGCTGTTCCAATAATACCAAGAGTCAGAGCGGCATTAGTTCTACCCTTCTTACCGAATTTATCCTCTGCCTCTTGCATTGTTAAAAATTCTGCCATAATTTGTTGTGTTTGTGTGTTTTTATACCCAATCTGTTAAGCGCGCTTCTTTAATTTTCATAGTGCAAAGTTAATGATTCTTAAAGGTCATACCAAAGAAATATTGTTAATCAATGTTAACTACAAAATAATTGTATTAAAATATCCAAAAATCATCTCTATGGTAATCACCTATTTGAATTATGTTATAGCCATTCAGCAGGAACCAATCTAGCCTCAAGACTTTCAGCATTGGTAATATTAGCCTTTGTTACTCCAGATAGGTAACCAGATACCACATTCAATACTGGGTAAGAAGCGGATGGGAATGGTGGAACAGCCCCAGCTAACGCAGCACAGTAATAAAACATATTACTGATATTGTTTATATTGTAACAAGTCTTTAATAAATCTTCAGTGATTAAAAGTAGTCCGTAAGGCTTTTCTTTAGATGCACCTGAGACTGTTACTGCAAATAAATTTGAAGCGTTAGTTATTTTAGTGTTATTCTTAAACATATTAGCAAAATCTATTTGAGAATATATCTCTTGAGTTCCTTCTGCCTTATATGCCCTTTTATCGAATAGACAATTAGACCATACACCACTAACACTCTTAAGATTAGCATTGTTGGCAAATAAGTCACTATTAATATCTACTCCAACTTCTATACTAGTTTGGGCAAATATATTCGATATATCTTCTAATTTAGTGTTATACTTAAATAAGTCTGGTGGGTATTTAATTCCCCTAGTAAAGGTTTGACCTTGAAGATTAACAAAGGCACAGAACTTAATACCTTTAAAAACTGACGTTAGACTGGTATTGTCTTTCAACGCTTCAAATAGCTTACAAGGTATTCTACCTACCATTCCATCATATTCCTCAGTTTCTTCTACTGAATAGTTACCTGTTTCAGCATCAAACTTTTTAATGTTGGACTTATATGTAAAGTCAGCTAAAGAGTTCTCGAAGTTACAGTTAGAAGAACAATATCTAAAGTAGTCAGCAGGGAACATATAATTCTGATAACCTACCTCCGACCTGTCTAGGTCTTGCTGAGATATAGCCACCTTTTGTTGGGAATCATACTTAAAGTATCTTTCATTTAGTCTAGTCTTAACAGCATCTAATCCACTCTCACTACTAGAAGCACCTTCCCAACCATATCCGTCTAAGTACCACACATCAAATGCTTGTTCCCCGGGATTATATTCCTCACTATCTGGGTCTTCATTCCTATCGTAGTTATATGATTTCTTCATATTACTAACATCTAGCTTAAATGGGACTCTATTACCAACAGTCTGTATAATATGGTCTGCCCATACAGTCTTAGTCATTCCAGCTATTAAATCTGACCCAACATCTATAGTTCTAGTTTCATCGTATCCAAGACACCAGCACCCTGTGAATACCCCAGCCATATCAGTAATGGTCTGACTGATAACTTTACTTCCATTGCTATTTGACCTAGACATAAAGAACAATCTATAAGGAATCATTCCAAATACTCCACTATTCTCAAACGCATAAGATACATTACTAAGAGCACAGTTCTTGAAACCTTCTCCAACTAGTTTTAGCTTCAAATTATTACATCCGCTAAACAATCTTCTAATATTCTGTAGTGCTACACAATCATCGAACATTCCAGATGGAGGGAACTCGTAAACCTTACCATTATTATTAATATCTATACCACTAAAGAATGATTCAATACTATTAAGAACTGCACAATGTTTAAATATATTAGCAGGAATAGATTGTGCACCTCCTTCATCGGAGCATTCTAAGCCACTAAATACACCAACAGCTTGTCGTAGAGTGCTACTAATAGCCTGAAACATATTTCCCATCTCTGATAGATTTACTTGCAATCCTGCCCCACCACTATATTGGAATGGGAATTGGATAGAAGTAAATGTTGGAATATACCAAGTAGTTCCATTATCACTAATAGTCTGACTTATACCCCCAAACACATTAGGACCTATCTTGCCCACTAGCTTTATTCCATTATACACAGAATCTGTAAGTACTAAACTTTGTGTTACCTTATTTACAGTATGGAATAGATAAGTATTACCACTTGCATCATTATCAACAGTCATTTTAACTTTATCACACCCAGTAAACACACCTTTAGGGTAGGTTCCAGCTAAGTTCCTTAGATTAGTAAAGAATGTCTTAGAGCTTAGAAATCCCTCTGCAATTGGTGTAGTTCTAGTACTAACACAGCTCTTTAGAGAGTAACAACCTCTAAACATATAGTCAATCTTTACTAAAGGAGCGTATGTAGTAGTTCCATCATTAACAATAGGTGCAAATACATTATTATCTATCCATTCTATACTTGTATTGTCAAATGCAGCTTCAGCATCAGTCAGCTTAGGAACGAAATCTAGGATGCCCCATGTAGAATCCTTAGCTGGATTGTAGTCCTGACCTCTAGAGAAGAAGATTCCGCCTAGTCTAGTATTACTAAACGCTTCCTTAATAGTATTAACATTTGGGCATGGTCTAAACATATCATACCACAAATCTCCAGATATATTACTACATCCTTTGAAGGCCCCCTCCAAAGAGGTTACTTTATCAGTAAGTCTAACCATCAAGTATTTAAAGTCATTGTAGGATAAGTTACCACAATCTTCAAACATGAAATAAACTTCTGTAAGGTTTCTATCAAAGGTTATATTAGTTGCATTATCACCTTCTAAGAATACATCAGTACCGAACTGAGTATATAACTCATTTGGATTTAGATAGAACGAATTGCAACCTCTAAAGACTTCACTACCTTGCAGAGCTATGTGTCCTTTAACTCTCTGCAATGAGTTACAATCTTTAAACGCTCCTAGTGCTACCTCAATTGGATTATTCCTATCATTCTTACATCTAACCTCAGTAAGCATCTTACAATTAGATGCCCTAATATTCTCCAGGTCTGGGAATGCAGTTAAGTCTAAGTAATCAAATGTTCTGTCATTATACTTAAGAGTATATAATGATGTTCCAGAAATATCTAATGATTTTAGACTAGAGAAGTTAGGCTGACCATTTACGTATAGAGATGCTAGTACTATATCCTCAGTCTTTGTGTAACTTAAATCTAATACTTCAAGATTCCAAGCACCAGTCAACTCAAGTTTCAAAGCGGGATTATTCTGACCAGAGATACCAAACTCTTTCATACCTGGACAGTTATCAATAGTTACTTGAACTAGAGGGCTGACGGAGTTATTAATTGAAGAGTAAGGAATCTGAATAGTTTCCATCTTCTCACAATTCCTAATGATTACAGTTTTTACATTAGACGGAACTAATAAGGTCTTTATTGCACTACAGTTATTTATTTCTATAGACGTTAACTTTAAGCAATCTTCAATAAGTAATGTTTCAAGGAATGATTGATTCTCTAACTTCAAATTAGTAATATCCGTTCCTGACATATTGAGTACCTTTAATACAGCAGATGTAGGGAACGTAATCTTAGTAATAGTAGAATAGGAAACGTCTAACTCCTGTATCTTATGACAGCCACTTAAATCAAGAGTATATGCAGAAGCAGTAGCTCCAATAAGTTTTACCTTATTCAGATTTAACTTCTTTATATTCTTTAGACCTATATCATTCGCTTTATTATACACACCACCTTGGAAGAAATATGCTGCATCAACATTACTTAACCCACTCAAGTCGAGTTCCTGTAGCATAGGTAGATTAATATTATCCAAGCCTGTCCAAGGGTAACTCTTGAACTTAGTAAAGTTAGTAATATATTTATTAGCATACATATATACTACTGTTTCACCGGTAGGCATAGGTAGTATAACTGATGTAGGAGTATCTGTAACCCAGAATGCACCAGTAGTCTTATCATGTGAATAGTGATAAAGTATCTGACTACTTGCAGTAATATCTGTGCTAAACCTTACTTCAGTTGCTGAACCAGTAGCTTTATTAGAAGCCCATAGACCAGTAATAGGAGATTCAATAGTGGTAGGTAATAAGTTAGTATTATCCTTATAACCATATACTCCGTCTAAGAACATAATCCTCTTTCTAAACCAATCCTTAACGTGCATTACACGATTACCATGTAAGAACTTTAACTGACTAAAGTCTGTACTATCTTCATATTTGCCAGTGTTTGGGTCATATGTCTTAGATATAGCAAGATACTTAATCTTATAATCATAGTTAAACATGATAGAACCAGTCTTCTCAGTATATGACTGATAGTAATCCTTAATGAATTTATCAGGGTCAGGGAATAGGTTAGTTCTTAGATTTACATATAATGATTCTAAGCTAGTTCTACTCTCTGTGCTACCACTATCTATACCAGCTAAGTTTTCAAGTACCTCCCATATTCTATTCCACCAAGAGGCAAAGAACTGCTTATAGCTGTCAGATGATACATAATTCTTCTCTTGAGTATACTGAGTAATACCAGTATCCTGTGAAGCAATGTTGTACCACCTATGTAAATGTGCCCAATATTCTACAATATCTTGTCCGGCATTATTAAGCCCAAATGCTGTATCCATATCATAGAAACAGCAATACCATACATCTGTACCCCAACTACGAATAGTTAAGTTCTTACACATAGAGTCCACACAACCAAACAGTAATGCAATCATAAAATAAGCACAAGCGTTATCCCAGTTTAGGTGCTGGTCGCAAGCACTAAAGTTATAGTAAGCATTCTTATCCAAATCATAGAACTCTCCAGGGATAGGTTTAGTTGGAGTTTGTCCAGCATCATCCATTGTGTATTTCTGGATACGAGTAAGAGCCATATTAGCCATCTGAGTGTAGAACTTCTGCACTTGATTATATCCAATTGCCTCGTCTCTGGATGTGTACATTACATCACCCATAAACTGTACAATCTTCATATCATCCTGCTGGAATGCACCTTGAGCAGAAGAGTTCTGATTTATTTCAACAGAGTATACTCCATTACTAACACCTGTATTCCACCTGCTAGCATCTTCTGTGTAATCTGTTACTAGTGTTGGCCCATCTTGGTTTACTTTAGTGTAGTCTAAAAGTAATTTTAGTCCAAGATTGAAGTAAGCATACCTACCTAGATTAAAGTTATAGATACCACAGAATTTAGGTTGTTTAATGGTTCCGTCAGCATCTGGGGCATATCTAATGAATAACAATACTGGGAAACCTTCGGAAGTATGCTTAATTTTACCTCTAATGGCAGTAGCCTTGTCTGCATCACCTCCCCAAACATCGTTACCAAGTGACATTGGAGGAGTAGCTCCAAATGGAGTAATAGATTGTCCAGAAGAGTTCTTAGCTCTACCATTAACAATTTGACCAATTACCACGTTATTAACGTGAGCAGAGTCCACTACGTCAGCTTTTAATGTAAATTCATTCTCTGGCAGCCAATCATCAGTAGGTTGAAATAACATCTTTTTACCAGTTTGGTCTACATCTCCCATGTAAATCTCAAAGTTTTTAGCATTGTAAGATAGAGAAGATGTACCTTGTAGACCAATAGTAACACCATTACCCTCTGATACACCACTAGGAGTATTAATAACTACCTTACCTTTACTATCTTGATAAGTGATTTTAACTGGGAATTTAGTACCCATTACTTCCACCTTATCAGATGCAGAGAAGATAGCTGTTGAATATGGTTCAAATAATGTTGGACTGTTGGATGTTTCTTCTACTAGTACGATAGGATACGGAGTATTAACTTCCATCTGCTCTACTAATTTTGCATATAATAGTTCTCCTGATAGGAATCCTCCCTTACCACCATCTAATGTCTTATCCCAAATTAAACAATTGCCAGCACTGTCGAATAGATTCTTAGTTCTTAACTCAGCATCCAACGAGGCATCAATCTGACCTCTTACAAGTCTTGCTTGCTCAGTGGCGGATATATAGTTCTGAACAATAGCATATTCACTATGTGAAGATGTATAAATCTTAATATCATAAATATTAACATTAGAGAATCTACTTCTTACTCCATTATCATTTCTACATCCGAAATAGAAGTCAGTACCAAACATCCAGTCAATATCAGATTGTAATACTCTACTTACAGCAGACAGCACACCATTGACATAGATTTTAAAGTACCAAGCATTTCCTGATAGTAATGATACATCTAGGTCTACAGTAAGTAGCTCATTCTGAGGGAGTTTAACTGTAAGAGTATCAGCGGAACCAATCTTACACACAGCTTTCTCTAATGATACTTCATAACCTGTTTTTAGCTCACCGTCTTCATATTGACCTATACCGCATATTACTTCTTCTGGATAAGAAGATGAATCTGCTTTATAAGTACAGGATATATGGAATCCCATAGGTTGGAAGAATGATACACCAGCACCAATATCAATGGCAGGGAACATAACATCCGCTACCTCAAGATAACCGTAAGCCTCACCACTTAGCCTTGTTGCAGGTATTTGATTTACACCATCAATGTCCTGAATAAAACCACTAGTTTTACCATTTACTCCTTTTAGAGTAAAATTCACACCATCTGGGAACTTAGATGCGAATGCACCCTCGTATATGAAATCTCCGCTAGTTTTGATAGGATAATTCCAAGTACCAGTAGAAGTGTTGGGGAATCCAGTAATTTTACTATAATACGCAAGTAGTGTATGTAGGTCATTGTTAGCATATAAGTCAGTACTTACACTCTCTACTATCCTACAAGTAACTGTCTTGGTATATTGAGCAGAAGTATCACCAGGGTCGTTTACAGCATATCCAAATAGGGTAATTCTTAAATATTCATCATTCTTATTAACAGATAGGTTTACTGTACTATATACAAATCTATTAGTTTCACTCTTATTAATATTCTTAATTGTACCTGTGTCGAGTAATGATACTTCACCACTTCCATTCATTAGATGGATTTTATAATCCATGTTGAATGTACTGTACTTACTAAGACCATAACTAAAGTAATAACTAAATCCTAATTGAGAACCCTGACCATACTGTGTTAAATCCTCAAGAGTTTCTCCGGGATTTGAGGATGGGGTAAACTCTGTAATATCCTCGGTTACAATAACTAAGTTATTACTATCTGCTACAGTAATGTCGAATTTAATCTGTTCAGACGATATTACATCACCATTAAGTGTAGTACTTGCCTGTGCTATAAAATAGAATCTTTGTCCAGCTTTTGGATTAAAGTGTTCACTCTCAAACAGTAGCTTACGAGCGTCATAACTTAGTGCACGAATAGCTGTAGTAATGTTACCTACCCTAGCAACTTCAATACCATTAATAGTCATCCAGAACTCGGCAGGACTTTGTAGGATGTTATTAGTTACTGTATAGTTAAGAGGTACTTCCGCAACACCCCCCATATACATGGTCTTAGGTGGTATGGATTGTATTTCTAATGAAATGGCACCAGCTATTACCTTCACATAAGTAGGTGTAGCATAAACATTATCATTATCATAAGCAGATAACTCAATGTCAGTGATGCCAGACAATCCAGTAATGGTAATATCAGTTCTAGACATAGAATACTTTTTCCATGTCCCTAGAGTCTTATTAGTAGCCAAATCTTTAGCAAGTATAGTAAATGACTTCTTAACACCACCACTCTTAATTAAGATATTAAGTGTAACAGTGTTGGTAGCTGTATAGACTGTACTACCTTCAGCTACATCAATGGTGTATTCGGAGCCATCTCCTCCATCACCTCCGCCTCCACCACCCCCGATTGCACCATTAAGGTACACCCAGGCTAGGTTTTGTTCTAACTTAGTCATTCTATTATCTAGCTTTGTAAAGCCATTGTCAATAGAAACTGATTCCCCAGCTTCATTTAAGAAGCCAGGGTTTGTCAGTTCCAATTCTGAAGCATTAGAAGCACCGTCGATTACCCATCTTCCAGTTACTTCATCATAATGTTTTATTTTCATTGTAATGTCTTTTCAATTACTATATTATTACTTGGGTTAGTAGCACCATTACCTCCAACCTTCTTTAAGTCAGTATAAGCTATAGGTACATTATACTTATAGGCCCAAACTTTAGTATTATCCTTTAGCTGCAGTTTATAAGACTTGCCAAGTATTCTCTCCCTACTAGCTGTGGTCATGGATGGTACTTCAACTTCATTTCCCGTTCCTACATTCCATATAATATAGTTAGGATATTGTTGGGCACTGTTAACCTTAACAGTAGCAGTATTAGTATTTGGGTTTTCAGTCTGGCTAGATACAGGATAATATTCTAGTAACCAAGGTATGTTCTTGGCAGGCAACTCTTTATTAGAGGTTAACTTATATCCAGTTGCTTGACACATTACATATCTTACATAGTTTAGACTAGCGTCAGTAGAGATTTGGACACACTGTCTTTCTCTATCAGGTAGATTGGTATACCATGTTGGGGACAGTGACTGGTCATATACTATAGGTTCCATTGTCCTATCAGGATTCTCACGTATATATCTTGAATTTGCATATGTATGTTTATGTCCACATAGGCATAGTTTAAATGCATTATCCTGTAACCATTGACTAAACCAGTAATTGCCAACTGTATTTAGATGACTTCCGCCCCTCTTAATATCTAAGTTTTTATCGTAAGAACCACCTCCATTATGCTTTAAATAGCTCATAATTAAATCGGCGGTGATGATGGTGAATGGGGCTTCATGACAGAACGCAACCTTCCACTTAATTTTAGAATCAGCTGCGTGTTTGGCTAAATCAGCAGTAGCCCAATCTTTTAAGTCATTATATATGTTTACTCCAACTACATCTCCGAACACATCTGTCCTCGCTAATTCAGTGATTTCAGAGTTCATAGACAAGAAATAGGTGTTACCATATACGAAGCTATAGCAGCAGGGTATGTACACTCCAGCAGACGAAATGGGTACTGTATAAGGGTGTTCAAATGTAAAGAAAAATTCTACATTGGCGGGGTTAGTTTTACTTTTATCTTCTCCATCCCCTAACGTGTATACATCCACAGGGGTTAAATCATTATTACCTACTGAGTACATTTGCTCTGTATCTCTATAGATAACATCTCCACCCTTGTAATAGTCAATCCATTCGTTAAATCTATTACCATTCTGAGTCTGGTCTCCAGTATTTAAGCACCATTCATATGGATTTTCAGCTTTATCAGAGTTGATGTATTCCGCACTAACCCTCCACATTTCATACTCTTCAGCATTAAATCCTTGCTGGTCACTTACTTGTAGGAAGTTGAATCCCTTCTCAATAACCTTGTCTCTATTCCTAAGAGTGAATGACCTTTCCTCAGTCCATGCTCCATCTCTTCCTACCTTGTAATAATACTTCTGAGTATCAGCAGGTTCGTCGAAGTCCTTAATGAACTTATGAACTGTAAATGGTGTACCATCTGTAGTTATACTTCTAATCCTATTGTATATTTTATTAGTCCAATTCTTATGATTAGCAGGTCTGTTAGGATTCTGGCTAACCTCCTCTGAATTGAAGTCCTCTTTCTTAAAAGACTCAAACTTATTCTCTGGAGTATATTCTTCCCTATCTTTCCTTATCCAGATATATTCATCATAATATCCAACTGATACCCAGTTAAAGCATCTAGTCTTATGTGCATCATGTCCTAATGTACAAGTGACAATATTGGGAGCACCTTCAACTAGTAGATGTTTATTGAAGAATATATTCTTATTTTGAGATGAGTTCTTAGGAGTGTACTCTTGAATATCAATAGCAGGGTTAATCTTATCCATATTGATGTAAGTCCAGTCCTTAACATTACTCCTAGCACTCAGAGCCTTAGTAGCCTGCTTAACTGGGTCCATATTATAGTAACGCATTAATAACACATTACTTCCCTTAGTGGCAATAGGAGATGCCTCACATGGCATTGACTTATCGTTATAACTACCTATTCCGACTAAATCTACATACCATTTAATTACTCCATTAGTAGTCCAAGGTGCTGTACTGTTCATAACAGTAGTCTTGAAGTAATCTGTTGTTTCCTCACTACTAATATAGAATGCACAGTCATAACTAAATTTGATGCAGTTATCTTTACTAGACCAAATACTATGAGCTTGAACCCCAGCACCTGTATCTCCAGCAATCTCAAGCCTTGTATTATTAAGAGTAGCATCTTTAATCCAATACATATCAGGTTCACCAACTCTAATTAGTGTAGTATTGATGTTCTCTACGGAACATTGAGCACCCTTAATTAAGAATGTACCTTGAGATTTAAGAGTGCCAATTAGAGGTAATGTAACCCAATCTCCACTATTCCTTTCTGTATAATGTAAGTATAGTCCTTTTAGATTTAAGTCCTTCTTACCTAGGTTACATAGTTCTACGAAATTGTGAGATACTGGATTGTAGTCCTTATCCTCTGATGTTCCCCCACAATATACCATATTAACATATATCTTTGGAGAATCTTTAGAGCCAACTTCTTCTGGAATAATTGGGAAATAAGGAGTAGTATAATAAATTCCAGTACCTTGAGTCTGGGCATTACCAGCTAAAGTGTTCTTATCTAATCTATAATCATGTACATCTAACTTACCATCCTTAACCTGAATAAGGAATGTATTCTCTTTATTTGTCATGTCAGCGAACTCAATACCAATAATCTTGGTCTTAGCTCCACTACCGCTTCCAATGACTTCGGTTAATATTCCATCCATTGTTTCTGGGTCTGGTCCAGGTCCCGGGTCTTCACCTCCACCACCTGTACTACCTATTTTAATTAGTTTATATGTCTTAGGGTCTTTAATCCATAATGTCTGAGTGTCATAACACCATAACAATTCCTTTGGTAAGAAATCACCTTTATTAGCTTGCATTTCTGCGTATGTACCACTTTTGATGCATATATGCTTGGCATTGGGTAAATACTCTTTATATTCAGTAGGTTCAGGTGCATCAGCAAGAACCACATCCTTGTTAGCCTCTTGAGTGGCGTTGTCCTCTTCTTCTGAAGTACCGTAGTTAGGTTCCTCATTAGGCATACCATCATAGGCATACCTCTGATTGTTTCTAAAGTCCCCCGAATCTATCTGGCAGTTAAATGCAAACTCTAACTTCTGTACCTTGTCTTGCAGTACCGATATAACTTTTAATAAGTTCTGAATTACAGTACTGCTCGTCATATGTTCTTTATTCTCAGAAGTATCTATCCAAATACCTCCCTTATCTTCAGGTGGTGTATCCTGTATATAAATTTTGGAGAAGGATTCCCAAACAAATCCGTTAAAGTAACGTATTTCATTAATATCATTAACGAATACTATTTGCCCCTTAACTCTAAGGTCATCCCTATCAAGTAGTTCTTCTAAAGTATCAACTACTATAATAGACATTCCTCCTCCGCCACCTCCTTGTACTTTCCATATATTCCATACTCCGTTATAGAATTGGTACATATGGTTGCTGTCAGGTGAATTTTTGACGTAACATAGCATACCTTCCTTTAACTTGTTTGTGTTAAGAAAAGCTTCCATATCACTCATATTGGTAACTTGGATGTAACCACCACGTAAATCATTAACATCTGCTAGTGCAAAACTAGCATTGTTCTTGGGTTTTAATTGACCAATTACCTCAATATATTCATTCATGCTGATAAAAATAAAGGGCTATGTTATTCACACAGCCCTCGTTTTATATTACTGTTCTACGAACAAGCTATGAAGCACTTCTAGAAAATCAGCAGCACATAACTTCTGTCCATTTATTTCAACATCATTGGCTGCATTTACTTCAACAATCTGAGCATACTCATCTTCGTTGAAGTGGGCACAGTCAGCTACTTCATCCTTACTCCTTTGGTCAAGATAGGTGTTGTATTCCTCAGTTATTTGCTTATTCCATTCCTTTATCTGTTCTCTCTCATCTTGAGTTAGGTCACTTTTACTAGCTAACTCTCTATATTCACTCGGAGTTAATTGTGAGATAGCTTCTTGTAAATCATCCTCTACTTGTCTACGAAGTTTACCTAATTCAATACGCATTGACATAATCTTTACCTTTAAATCTTTACTGAGTTCCTTGTCCTTATCCCTAAGTATAATCTTAGTAATAAAGTTGTGCCTAATCATCATTTCGTTTACTGTCATAGTCCTTTTCTAATTTTGTTAATTCTGTGCAAATATACACATTATTGAGTATGAAACAAAGTATAGTTAGTTAAAATTATAAAATTAACTATGAGACAATCAAATTGACTCATAATTTGCTATACATTCCTTTACCTTTGTTTCCACTTTCTTCATAAGCTCATCTGTTACTATTCCTTGAGATGCAGTATAGTATGTGATTTCATCTTTAGAGCAGGAACCACTTACAGACATATTCTCCATAGTAAAGTTAAAAGAAGCCTCAGTAGGGGCTTGTGATTCCTCGTAGTTCATTATTACATACACTTCAATAGTATCTACTGTTACTGAGCCAGATAAATTAATCATTCTAGTAAATTTCATAGTTAAAAAATTAATATTAAATAAAATATATAAACTAATAGCCTAAAGCCATCCAATTAATCATAGAATTAACTGTTTCACCGTTAGCTATTGTGCAGCTAGTCCTAGTATAATTACCTGCTACACAAACCTTGTCCCAGTTGGTTGCAGTTGTTTTATGTGTTACTTGTACTGATATACAAGCTGTTGGGAATGCAATCGGGAAGGATTTATATCCCGTAGAATTTGCACCTACATATGCTTCACCCCATTGAATTATAAATCCGTTAGGGAATTTAACATATCCAGAAACATCTTTAGAAGCTGCCCAATTTGAGTTCAGTGTAAAGTCTGACAATGCTCTATACCCACCAGCACCAAGTACTACATTGTTATTACTACCACCTTTAGTTATATATGAACCATCGTGGTTATGGTTACTGTTTGCTTTAGAGTTAGGGTCAAAGTTCTTGGTATCCCATACTTTTACCCATCCATACCAATTGTCAGTAGTATCTCTTAACGCTCTGTACCACAATCCCATACCAGCAGTCCATCCTCCAGCAATCTCAACAGTACCTCTAGTACTTCTTCCAAATCCTATAACGGATGTATATGTAGTTGGTGCACCATTACTAGTTCCACTAATTGTATTATAGGAGTACACATTACCTAGGTTCTGAGTTCTTCCTGTTTGTGGATTTAAATTTCCCCTAGAATTTATATAATTGTGGGAGTGACTAGCTGGAGCACAACCAATATCAGCAAAAGACCATGAAACATTACCAGAACCATTTACTGACCTAGTAGTATTACCAATAGTAAAGTTCCTGGCTGTTCCCCAGTATGATGTAGTAATGTTAGCGGTGCCATTAAATGAAGTACCATTAATAGTTCTGGCTGTTTGTAGCTTTGTAGCACTACCAGCGTTACCACTGATACTAGCACTACTAGTAATGAATCCACTATTATTAGTCAAATGGCTGGTATGTGTTGGAATATTAACCGTTTGATTGGAACTGCCGTTAAATGACTTTGTACTAAAACCACCTGCTGAAAATGACAATGTACTATTAACTTTATCGGCACTACTGACACGACTTGAAGTAGGTCTACTAACATTAGTGTTATAATTATTAGCTACAGTGCTCGAATAAGAAGTATTAATAAACTGACCTGCCGATACACTACCACCATTATTAGTTACTGTATATTCAAGACTTATGTTAGTCCAATCGCTAGGTTGCCTTACTTGTACCTCCCAACTGTTGTTATTATATCGTACTATCCTAATCATATCCCAAGTACAATAAGGGGGGAGATATAAAGTACTTTGATTTAACATTGAGTTTGCAGTACCACCATAAGCATACATTATCGCTTCAAATGGTATATCTATTACGTGCCCTTGATTGTGATTACCTGTTATATAGTAGATTGTACCTTTGACTTTACAGCTTTGATATTGCCCTCCGCCTGTACAAACATAGGTTACTATCTTCTTCCAGTTCTTGTCTGTACCACCTCCCCATCTGTCAACCCTATATTTAGTTGAAGTAGTCCAGCCCATACTAAATGCTGCTTGGTGGTAGCCATCTAATAGGTCTGCATTTAGATTATTCCATTGTGCCGTACTACTAGATGTCATATTTGAACCATTCCAAGTAAACCTATAGTTATTTCCACCGCTCCATGAAGCACCCTGTTGGATAAATGCTAGTCCAGTTGCTCCGTTTAATCCTTGTAATCCAAGGCAGCCTCCGATATTACAGTCACCGAAACCGCAATCATCTCCAGCTTTGTTTCTAGTACCATTAGCCAGATGTAATGCACCAGTCATAGTATCACCAGTAACATTAACATACCTACCGTCTATAATTCCAGCATAGTTATTAGTATCTAACACTCTATACCATCCATAGTTAGTACCCCCTTGTATTCTTCTCCAGTAAATACCATCGGATGTATTTAAAGGGACTGCTATATCAGCGAAATACCCAGAACCATTTCCATGATTCATTCTTAATATATGCCACCATTGAGCTGTTGGTCCAACATTCTGATTAGCAGCAGTACCAGCACCTAGATTTGCATTGAAGTAAGTTAATCCATTTAGTCCAAATGTTAACTGACTATTAGTAGCCAATCTCTTAGACCATTCAGCAGTACCATTTAAAGCACCAGTAAATGTTGGAGCTGTGACTGTGCCAGGGAATACTGTATTTCCATTAGCATCCAATAGAGTTGCAGTTCTTTTTACAGTGGTAAATACTCCTGTATATTGTCTAGCATATATAGGTTCATTACCATCATCACAAGAAGCTATCTCCATCCATCCTGCATTAGATGCTGTACCACCATATGCTACTCTACCATAATCGTTATCCCCACCTTGGAATCTAACTTGTCTAGTTCCTGTAGTGCTAGCTTGGTTTATTATAATATCGCCGTTCTGGGTTAAGGTTCCATTGTTAGTAATACCAGTAGTGGTAAGTAATGCAGTAAATAAACCTCCACCAATAACATGAAGCTTCTGTGTTGGAGTTGTAGTGCCAATTCCTACATTTCCTAATCCAGTTAATACCATTTTAGCACTCATAGCCGGGTCTGTTCCAGCCTCTCCAACAGAACTCATAAAGGCTAGGTAATCATTATCATTAGTACCACTAAAGTATGGGGTTAATCCAAATTTATCACCAAAGCCATTCTCTTTCCAATATATAGTATTAGCACCCATTCCAAGAGTACCAGTCATGGTATCACCTGCTTTCTTTACGTAACGTCCGTCAGAATAGCTGGCATAGTTTACACTGTCTAGCAACATTCTCCAAGGTTTTTTATCATCATTAAATCCGCTTCTATATTGAATACCATTAGTGGTTGAATCTGACGCTGAGGACGTGTGATTATACCATATATCTAATCTCGTATTTGCTCCTGGAAGAGATATAACAGCACCATAATCATATATAGGATTAGCCATTCCGTCTGGCTTTGCATCGTTATACTGTCTTATTCCTATCTGTGCCCACAAAGTATTATATCCGTCAATACCGTAAGTATCTCGGTGTCTTAAAAACGAATTTTCATGCAACCCGTCTAGTAAATCTGCATTTAAATTATTAACAAGCGTATTGCTTGAAACTATCAACGGTGATAACCCTGTGGCAACAGTTGACATAAACCTAGGTGCTCTCACATCATTTGGAGTGACACGTAAAACTAGTTTGTTGTTATGGTCTACGACACCAAATCCTGCACTTTCCGTACTGCCGCCTCTAAGGTTTCCTATGTACCAGTAAGTATCATACCAATTAAATCTTAATCCGTTTCTTATAGAAGTAAACCCACCATCATCGTTCCTGATAACTCCGTTATCTTTATAGATATTGGTAATATCACAATTTTCCAATCCCTTGAATACGATTGAGCTGGAAGTAGATGCGGATGTAAGTGTTCCAGTCATAGTATCGCCAGTCTTCTTAAGGTAACGTCCATCAAGTGTGCCAGCATAGTTAGTAGTATCCAATATATCTACCCAAGAACCATAGGAAGTAGAATTATTACCTGTACGATACTTTAGCCCACGTATGCCTTTTGTTGGTAATGCAAGTTGTGTAACCCAGGTCTTGTTTCCTACAATTCCCATATTAGAACCACCCCAGTTCATAGATATGATATGCCACCAATTGGTATTTATGCCTGACTTTGTAGTCATTCCCATGTAATAACCATCATAAGTGGCTGGGTCAAAGTCTTCTTCCTTGTAGAATATAAAGCTTTTAGCGTGTAACCCATCAAGTAAATCAGCATTAAGATTACTTACTAAGGTATTACTAGCTACAACTAATGGTGCAGTTCCACTAGCTACTGTAGATATGATAGGAGTTGTAAACGTCTTGCTACCATTAATAGTCTGTTCAGTATCTAATGTTACATATATAGGGTGTGTATGGTCTGTTGTTGATACTTTTTTACCATCACTATATAGACAGTTATCAGCACCAACGTATACGTATCTATTACTGTATGTTTGAGGACTTTCAGTCTGTGATTCTGCTCCGATTAAGAATAACTTTGTGTTTATTAAATCAGTAGCTCCAGCTGTATTTACAGTATCATTTCCAGGGTCTGCAGCTAAAGTTAAATTACCTTGGTTATCTGGAGTAATAAACATATTGTCTCCAGCAATGAAATTTACTTTCTTAGCTTCATAGCCATCAAACGATGTAAACTCGACTCCCTTTACTTGGAATGATAATGCATGATTCAATCTATCAGGTTTATTGGCCCATGTAGGTATGCCAGACTCATTGATTACTAGCATTTGCCCTACTGAACCGTTTGGTAATCCTTTTATTAGTTTACCTGTTATACTGTCAAACACCGCCAGTTGTCCTATTGTAGCGGATGAAGGTCCACTAACAACTCCAGTAGTATTAGTCTGAACATATGTCCACTTCTTAGAAACCTCTTCCCAGTTAGTACCATCAGAAGCAGCAGTAGCTTCCTTACATATAAGTAAGTCACCAACCTCTACCGACACTCCGTTTATATACCCCACACTATCCCTATAAGCACCATTACCAAAGGTTACAACATAAGTATTACCTACATCTGCCATTGGTGTATAAGTACCTGGAGAAGATATACCAGCCTCTAATGCTCCCTTAAATAGCATAGCATTATTAGAGCCGAGGATACTATCAGCATAACTCTTAGCAGTTTCTATAGCATTCCATACCATTAGCGGAGATGCTGCAATAGCTGCGACTACGTTAGTATCATTTATATTTTCATTATCACTTGATGGGTCTGGTTTCCTACTTAATATGTCTTGTAACTTTACATGACCATACAATTTAGTAGAAGCACCACCATATTCTGGCTTCAATGACAAGTGAATCTTAGGAGTAGCTTGTCCTTCTACATCTCCCTTTAGCTTACCAATAATATAACCATCTAATACAGAAACGTCTCCATGATTAACTGTTACCGCACCATCTGAAACCATTCCTCCTGCTACAGTTATTCTTTGTGTAGCATCATTAAATGTCAAACCATTAGCCTTTCTAACTTGAGATGTGTCCATATTATTGTTAGCTTCATTGTAGGATAATAATATGTTTCTCTCAGCCATCTGATTAGATGGAGCTACCTGTTCAACATAGTCCCTAATCTCAATATTATGATTCTCTGCAAATGTTATATGTCCTGTAGCATCTACTATAAAGTTTGGAACAACAAACACACTAGCATTTCCTAGATTAGTTGATTGTCCATAAGAGCCTGAAGCTACACCGCTCTCCATGTGTAATAACTTCCTATTAGAAGCATCCCACTTCAAAGGAGGTTCAGTATCCACTCTATTAAGTGCATTACTGCTGATAATAATTCTATTACCATCACCTTTTCTAAGGCTAATACTGTCACCTGTAGGAGTTAGCAGGAAGAAGCTATTTCCTATTTGAACCTTAACAGAGCCGCTAACTTCTGATACTTCTATACTTGGATAGCCAATACTAAAGTAAGTACCACAAGTCCACACCTCTCTAGTATCCTCAATGAATACTACTGGGTTAAGCCCTTCTGGTATTGTGGGTATTAGTGGCTCAAACTCTTCTTTCTTTCTAGCATATACAATCTTCTTATCTATTATCATTCCTATATGATTTGAGTTGTTAATAATTCATCAAACCTCTGAGCTGTTTGAGCAACAGTTAGACCTTTATCTATAAAGTTACCTGACCACCCAATAAGTAAGTCAGTACCGTCTAGTACTGGATTATTCTTAATAGCCTTCTTATTTACAGTCTTATTGCCCAGGTTCTCGATTTCTTTTTGCATATTATCAAGCTTCTCTTGAATCTTATTCACAATGTCGATAATCTCTTTACTATCAAGGAATACAACCCATTGTTCCCCATCAAATAAGAGCATCTTACTGTTATCTTTAATCCAAATGTGGTAAATGGTTGGAGGGATTTGGTCACCCCTCCAGAAATTTACCTGCTTGTTATTTACCATTTCATTTGCCATTCTATTCTAATACTATCGTTTTACTTAAATCAAGACCTTGCACCAACTTCTCTAATGCTGTAAGTCTTTCAACTAAGGCTTCAGTTCCCGTGGAAGATGTTATAAATTCCTTATTAAATGTATACGTCGTTTTAGTTCCTACTACTAATGTAAATGTTAACTTCAAGTCCTGAAGTTCATCATAGTGAAACATCATTATCACTTCTACAGTTCTAACATCATCAGTATCTTTAGTATCTGTAGCTGTCTTTCTGTAAGCTGTTACAAATTTCAAAGTTGCATATTCTAGTGTTACTAATCTAGCCCTGGATAGAGCTACTATAAAATCATACGCCTCTTCAGAGTTAGTGTAATAGTCAGACAGATTCTCAGATAGATAAAGAGCCTTCTCAATATGCATGATATAGCCCTGCACATCTGACTTAAATACATTAAGTAGTCCTATCTGTTCTTTTACGTATGTATCATTATAATTCTCGAGTGATTGTAACTTAGCTTTGTTCTCATTAGTGAAGTCATTAGTGGACAATCCTTTACCTTCAACCTTATCAACCTTAGTACTAATGTCTGGAAGTTCGCTCTTTAAAGCATAGTTGCTTAAATCAGTTTCAGGAATATTGGCTATAGCCTGTTTAACATAATCCTCGGTAGCCAGACCTTCTATACTAGGAATCTCAGGCTTTCCGTCTAAGTCTTGATATTTACCAGAGAATAATTCGCTCTTATTTGCCTTACTCTCTAATGTAGTACTTATTGTAGCAATTGTCCTATTACTCTCTATAATAGCATCTCCAACTTCCTTAAAGGTATTATAAGAAGGGTCAGAATCTTGAGTAAGTATGTCAAACTGCTGTCTAGTAAAGTTGTTAGCTATCTCAAGTATTTCTGCTGCTGTCCCAGCCCTTTCTGCACCTAACTCCTCAAGGGTATATGTAGGTTTATTAGGTTGTTTAGCCCATTCTGGGACAGTTGGGTCAGTTTCAATATAGCCAGTTAGAAATCCTTTACTATCTAATTCTTCTTCAGTAACTAAGTTATCTGGAATTGTTGTTAAGTAATGTTTATCGTTCTCTAATTGAGATACTTTAGTAGGTATGTCTTCTATATCGGCTTTATTACTGACATCAGGGATTTCACTCCTATCTGCTTTTGTGTTAACCTTCTCATCAACTTCTTTAATCAGTTCCCTAACACTGGTATCACTATAGTTAGTTAGTCCCTTTAGTTTATTCTTCTCTTCTAATGTAAAGCTTTGCTCAGATAAGCCCATTCCTTGGACTTTGTCTACCTTGTTGTTCCAATTTTGTATATCAGTAGTATTTATAGTTGCAGCTGCACTAGCTATAAATGCTGGCTCAATCTCTTCTGTTAAGTACCCTCGGCTATCAAGTTCATGCTTTGTAACATATTCGTCTGGAATATCTGTAATGTAGTGAGAGTCATTCTCTAGTTGAGATACCTTAGTAGGTACGTCTTCTATGTCTGCTTTACCTGATACATCTGGAATTAGTGCTTTAACTTCATCCTTAGTATAATAATTATTAAGCTGAATGTCTCCTGATTCTATGTCCTGCAACTTCTTATCAATTTCTTCCTTAGTGTAGACAGTATACTTATCAACTTTAGATGCTAAAAGCTCTTTAATTGTAGTAGTGTCAAACCCTTTAGAATCAAATCCAGCTTGACTTAATATTTCTATTGTTGTTTCCCCAAGCCCTGCATTAGCACTCTTGAATATATAGTATATATTACCAAATATTTCCTGTGTACCTAAGAGTCTAAATCCGCCAATAATACTACTAACTGCCAACACTGCACTGGAGCCATTTGGAATCATAACGTATATGTACTCACTGCCATTTGCAGTAGTAGTAAACATATTGTCAATAGTCTTGTTTAACTTAGTATAGTCTGGTGAGGTTCCATAGTAGTTAGGATATTTAATGTCAAATGTTACTACCTTTACAGCAGTAATATCCTCATATTTATATCGTAACGTAATAACCATAGAAGTAGTCATTCCAGCAAATGTATACTGCCTAGCTTCAGGCTTAAGAGTTACACCGTTGATTGTCTGCTCAGTTACATCTTTGTAGTATTCCCAAGTTACAGTTACATCAGTAGGCTCATCACCATAACTCATATACTCTGGGTCTACTGATATGGCTTTGATATTTTCATCTATAGCTGCTGCTTCAATTCTAGCATTAACCCATTCAGTAGATGCAATTCTATTAGAACTGTCTGTCATTAATGGTAATGTAGTAGTTGGAGTTCCAGTAAAGCTAGGTGAATATATATCAGCTTTGTTATTTAATCTTATTTCAATTTCACACGCCCATTGAGCAAGTTTTAGATTTATTTCATCAATTACCTTATTAATATCAAAGGCTATTGAATCAGTCACAAAGGTATATAAATCTTTTTGATTAGACAAGTTACCTTTGATGTTTCCCCACTTTAGAGCATATTCATCTGCTATACCAAGATTAATTCTGGCTATTGTTCTCTGATATTCATCAGTTAACTCTGAGAATAGATTCTCCTTTTGGAATCCGTCGTCTCCACCAGTACACCCATAGTACTTAGAAGTATCACAATCATCCTTGATACAGATGTGGTCTACTCCTTCTTCCTCTATCTCTGCACTATCTATTTTATTTATTGTAATAACACTATAGTCAGCACAGATTCCTTCTACCTCTTCCTTCTCGATAACTCCATCAATTATTTTAGTATCGGGCTTTATATTAGAAATAGAATGAGGATAATCGGGTAAAATGGGGGCATCCCGTTCTTGTTCATCAAGACGTATAAACTCTGCCATATTTAGATTTGAATAATTTGATAAGCATATGTCATAGGGTCTAAGAAGGATATAATTGTAGCCTCATTAACCTTATGAATTGTTTTAGTAATGGTCATTGATAAGCTAGTATCTCCAATAGGAAATACTTTATTATATAATGAACCTTCCATATAACATACGTTCTCATTGAACATATTATTAACGGAATTCCATCTTAAAGTTGTATCATGACAACCTCTTAGGAAAGTATTACCTCTACAGTCTGCTTCTAGTACATTATCGTAAGTATCACCTAGAAAGATATTATTAGTGCATCCTTGTTTTAATTCATTGTGCTTAGTATTATGTAATTCTGAACTATCAGTAATAATTCCTCCAGTTAAGTCTGAGAATGTATAGAAATCTCCATATGCTGCCCCAAGATTAAGATTAGTATTATCTAACTCCTCCGCAGTTCTTCTGAATTTAATATTCTTGAAATCATAGTATGCTGAGTTGAAGTGGCTATCCCTCATAAATGTTATTCTACCCTTAGTAGTAATCCCATCCTCAAGAGTCTCTTTAGTTGGGTCATATTCAATAACCCAATCCTTCATTCTAATATCGTCAATAACAACTCTCGGGTCTAATCTGTTATTGGTAATAGCTGTTACAATTAACTTCCAAACAGGAGAAGGGTTAGTGGAGTCTTCAGTACCCCACGTAACCTTTTGACCTGAATTATTAGTGACATTGGAAGAGTAAATAGTTTGAAAGTCTGTAATAACATACCTTGCTTCTGTTATTAAGCTATTCTTACTTATGTAATCATTAAGTAGCGTATATGTTACTTCCAATGGCTTAGCTTCTCCGCCATAATCAATAATACCTATATTCTTCCTTAACTGTTCTTGCTCTAGTTCGGTTAAACCTCCTAGTAGGTCTTTCTTCTTGAAGTAATTGTTTAAATCATGAATACAGGCATAACGTCTTGTATCTCTCTCTATCGCCATGTTAGTTATTCATTAAGAATTCATATATCCCATCTATCTTGTCAAAGTGTTGACAGGTTTGTATAAAGGCTATTTGATGTAGAATCATGTCATAATTATCTATATAGCCTTTATTTAGTCTGTTAAGGAACTTATTAAAGTCCTTAATCACTTTAAGCTTCAGGTTAGTTATTGCATCCACAACCACCTCCTCCTATAGTATTCTTATCAATCATAACATCTCTACAAATTCCTCCGCACTGAGTAACATCCTCTAACACTCTTTGAGCTTCGTAATACTGTCCCAGCTCAATTAGATATTTAATAATATTGATAGCCATCCATATAATATCTCTATTATAGATTAGTGATTTAACATCATCGAGCCTATTCTTACATCTTCCAGGTAAATCCCCCAAAAGATTCTTACATAGTCTGTAGAAGCATTCGTTAATATGGCATATACAGAACGTATTCTTATCACCTCTGATAATCGTAGTAGTCTTCTCAGTGACAGTAGATGGAGGTATAGCATTCACCTCTAACACCTCTTCTATAGTTACTTCAACAGACTCTTCATCAACATACTTCATAAATACCTCAGACTTGGTATCATAGTAGTAAATAGAGTTATAAGCTGTTAAAGCAGTTGCATTCCTCTCTAACACATAATCCAACCATGCATCAGTGGGTAGTATTATATGTGTAACTTCATATAAACCGTCAATAGGCATTTCCATTTCAGATTCATCAATACAATCTATAACGTGTTCAACAATGTCATACTTCTGTGTTATTTCTTCTCCAGAAGATTTAATACTTGTTATAGCATTAATAGTTACAGTTTGACTATAGGTATAATTACGAGTACTTACTGCAACTTCTCCATCCTCATTTAAGTATTCATCATTGTCTTTCTCTAGCCCAGTGATTGTAATACCGCAGGCTCCCTTCTTACATATTTTAAATACTGAATCCATAATTATACGTTAAAGTCAGCTCTAACTTTAGTTTTGATTTCTCCTACTAGTGTAAGATAGTCTAGGTATTTCTGTCTATCAGTCTGATTATCAGATAATCCTAATACAATACTGTTGGAGCTGTTGATTAAATCAAACTCTTCATCTTGGTCTACATACTGCCTAATAATAGCTTTAATGCATTCTTTATGGTCTGGTTGACCATGTAGATGAACCTGAACATATGTCCACCTTGTCTCTTGTGTTACATCTTCTGTTTCTGGGTCTGTAACATTAACCTCTTTTGATTTAATATCATAGTTATAGTAATATGTACCATTACCTAATTTCTCTATTAAGTCTGGCTGCACATCCATTTCTATTCTTCTTGGTTCTAACATAAGGTCTTATTTTAAAATTTACTGGGAATGAATATCTGGTTAGAGAGTAGAATAGATTCCTACTCTTACTCTCAAAGTAATAGGATTTATTATTGTATACAAAGTTAACTCTAAAACACTTACTATAGCTAACTATATCTACAATATGAATGTACTTGTTATAAAATCTTGAAATATTAGATTTCTTCCCATCCCAATTAGAGAATCTTAAACCTGTATCTCTTTGAATCTTCCTTAATAGATTCTTAGAATTACAAAACTTTAGCCAACCAAAATATGATTGCATTCTCCTTCTTAATTCTTGTTTATCAATCTTGCCTGATTGATACCTTCTAATAAGCTTGAATAATCTAATCTTAATTGACTTTCTTAATAATACATGGGTATGATAGAACCTATAACCTACAAAGTCTACACCTCTATCATCTACTGGGAATATTTGGTAATTTGATTTTAACCTTAAATTTAGAACCTCCTTTAAGTACATCTTAATTGCTATAAGTACGTTTCTCAAGAAGTTCTTATCACTGCTGAGAATTACAATATCATCAGCATACCTGAAATAGAATTTACACTTTAACTCCTCCTTGACCCAATGGTCAAAGTAAGCTAAATATAGATTAGCAAAGAACTGAGATAAGTAATTACCTATAGGAACCCCATCGGCTGAATAGATAATCCCAATAAGTAATGTTAGAAGATATTTGTCCTTTATCTTCTTTTTAATTATATCACATAATATATCGTGGTTTACAGATGGGTAAAACTTCCTAACATCCATCTTCAAACAATATGTAGTTTCTTCTGGATGTTCAATTAATGCAGTCTTTAAGTCATGAGCTACATTATGAATACCTCCATTCTTAATACAAGAGTACGTCTGTTTAATAAATATTTTAGTCCAAATAGGTTCCATCACGTTCATTATAGCGTGATGTGTTATTCTATCTGGATAGTATGGTAGTCTAAATATCAACCTTTCTTTAGGTTCATATACTTTAAAGGTACTATATTCAGAGGTTTCATATACCAAGTCCCTTAGCTGCTCAGATAACCTCTCATTCTCATTTTGTCTATTTCTATCGTGCTTAACGATTCCCCATCTAATTGATTTATTCTTTCTAGCCTTATCATCAGCTATTTCGATATTCTCTATATCATAAACCTGTTCATGTAAATAACCTATACGTTTCAAGTCTTATATATTTATTATGGAAGCGTTCGAGACTTAACCTACTAACACCCAGTTATTAAATACTACGTTGTCTTTTGCCAAGAGGCAAGGGTACTATTTAGACTGTAAAATGAAACCAAATTACCTAAATAAAGAAATATATAATAAGCCTACATTGGAATTGACATTGCTGACTCCATTGTTAGAATTGAAGTTACTAAGACTGGCATTACTACCATTATTAGCGTTGCTGCTAACGATGAGTGTTTGTAGTAATTTGAATTAATCAGCACCAACAGAAGTGTAGGTAAATAGCACCCCTAATCTCGTATTTTATCTATTTATGTATTATTGAGTTATTCTGTTTAATGTTCTGAAGCCCACATTGGAATAGACATTGCCGACCCCATCGTAAGAATAGAAGCCACCAAGACCGGCAGTACCACCATCAAAAGCGCGGCCGCCAACGAGGAGCGTTCTTAAAGATGTACTAGCAGCATTGCACCAATGATAGTCACACATATAAGTAGTAGCTGAACCACCGACTACTGAAGGTATAATTTCACCCTTACTTCCAAGGTCAAAATCCTTTGTATATCCATCAGACGCTATTTCTTTACCTGCAACAGTCATTTTACCTTTAGCAGTATTATCATCTCCAAATGCACTCGGATTAGATGTAGTATACACACTACTTGGTTGATTAGCTGCTGTTCTTTCTAAGATAATACCATCTAGGTTTGTCCAGATGTCTCCGAATGGATTGTCAAATCCCCTCCATCTTGGAACTTTAAATGTCTTAGTGGGGACTGTTGTAGATTCATCCACTACGGTCTCTGGAATAACTAACTCCTTAATTCCAGTGAAGTTACCAATATCATTACAATACCCACATGGTGTTATTGGATAAGTTCCATTATATCCAGACCACCCATTAGCATTGTTGTTCCAATCAGTAATTCCAGGACCAAGTCCTCCTTGATGATAACCATCAGCTGTTAACTCAGCGTTATAAGTAGCTTGTGAATTAAATGTTGCATATTCAATGACCCAAGCCCAGTAGAATATCCACTTGTAATACTCATAGCACAACATTTCTGAACCAGCATTAGTAGCATAAGTTCTCATGTTAGCTCTTGAGATATTAGTTCTTGGTTTACCTAAGTCACTTCTAAATGCATCAGTATCTAAATATGTGTCGTTAGCAGTTCTATTACCTCCACCTCTGAACTGTGCTGTAGTATTAACTACTGAAACTGCTTTAGGAGTTGCAGAAACTGTAGTATCAACAGTACTTCTGTAAGCATCAACTAGCATTTCTGGAATTTCAATCCAGGTATTGTCCATCTTAATAGTAGACATCCTAACCCATCTCTTAGTACCTTCAACTCCAGACTTACCATAGAACTTAGGAATATGTACTCTTACAGTACCATCAGTTCCATCAAGGACAGAGTTACCTCCATCAGCTTTCTTAGACCAGTCATTTGGGTCTAGATAGTAATTGATTGCAGCACCATTAGCTACACAACCCTTATATTGAGATTGCACTGGTAATGACTTATGTAGCAATGGATTACCAATTCTAGTTAATGTGGGGTCTGCTACTGTAGAATCCCATTCAACTCCATAGGAGTAGATATCTTCCAATCCAGTTAAATCAATACCAGGCTCTACATCTTTCCATTCTCCAGTACCATCGCCACTGTTGACTAACACCTGCCCTACTGTACCACCAGCAGGTAGATGTTTATTTCCAGCTGTAGTTGGATGGGTATAGTTATTAGCATTGGCAGCAATACCTTGCAATTTATTCTTCTCACTTGTTGTATAATCATTGGTAGATAATTGCTTACCATCAACCTTATCAACCTTTAGAGCAAGTGCACTAGTAGTTCTACCTTCGACTCCTTCAATTGCTTCATTAACCTCAGCCTTAGTATAATAATCTTTTAAGTTTACGTCTACGTGTTTATTTCCTAAGAACTCCCAGCCAGTCTTTTGTTCTGTAATAAGATAAATGTATTCATCATATACATCATTAGCTCTTGAACTTTCGTTAGGAATTAGGTAGATTTTATTTACATCTCCCTTTGTAGGTAATTCAGTAACAACTACTGTCTTACCGCCAGCATTATTAATTGCTTCTATAACCCATGCCTCTGTTGCTAACCCCTCTTTGATTTTAGAGATGGTAGCTGATTTATTACTTCCATTCTGTACTATAGGAACTAACTCATCTCCAGCAAGGGTGTTAGTAGCATCCATTTGAGATATTTTTACTCCTGTTGCTGCCATGTTTCACTATTTAATATTTCATTTAATTCTACACTGTCGTATGGGTAGAATATAATCTCTTCATCATTATTAATAACTGGTTTAATGAAATCTTCATGTAGAATCACCTCTGAGCCATCTAAACTCCTTCTTGCATGGATTGGAACACTAATTCCATGTTCTTTACACCATTGTACTGTAACTATAGTATACCTCATGCTTTGTTTAATATATTATTAATAACATAATTAATTACTCTCTGTAGTGTAACATTACCTTCTGGTACTGCATCAAATCCAATAGAATTGTAGAAGGCCATATTCATATAAGATGAACCATAGCTATTAAAAAATATTATGCTGTTATTACCACCATCAGTAGGATTTACGATTGTTACTGTTTGCTTTTTGTTAAGCAGATTATTTGAAACCTCAGCTTCATTTAATATACCATCCAAATAAGTTACACCACCTGTATTTCTAAAATTGTAGGCTGTAGTGCCAGGTTGTCCATATATAGAAAAGCTGTCTTGAGCATACCAAGTCTTATATAACCCTAATGGATTTGCTGTCATAAACAACACCTTAACGCCATGCTGTAAGTTCTGTATTTGCCCATAATCATCTACCCCATCAGTTACTAGGGCGTTGGGATATCTAGGTATAAACTCTATTGTTACGTCCATATCTCCTATATCCCCTGTAACTCCTATGGCGTTATACAATGAA